TAAACCCTACCAAGGGGTGTGTTACTTTAATAGTAATGCTAACGGTCAACTAAGCCAAAAGGCTAAGGTGGTAAGAGAGCCTAAGTCCTATATGGATATGGTAATACCGTGTCTTGTCAAAAACAAGATTTAGAGGACATCGAAAGGGTAAATATAAATTAAAGCTAGTTTATATTGAGTAACCGAGTAGAGTAGACTATGAGATAGGTACATAGTCGAAACTGTGGGGAAGTTTAGCAAACTTCAAGATATGTTGCAATATAGTAACCAGAATAGAAATATTCATCTATATTGGGCTAATGGATTGAAAACAATTTCCATGAGATTACGTGGTGTATCCGAGGAAGGCGAAGAGCTTAGTGCTTCAATGGGAGAATTTATAAAAGAAATTACAGGTGTATCTTTAACTAATGCCAATAATGAGTTTAGGTCAACATATGACATTTTAAAAGACATTGGTGAAGTCTGGGACGACTTAAATAGTATGGAACAAGCAATGTTAGCCGAGGAAATAGCAGGTAAAAATAGAGTAATATTCGCTCCGTGTGTACAGAAATGTGCATAGGACACAATCTTAAAACCAGTAAATCCTAAAGCTCTACTACCACAATAAAGGATAGAATCAGAAACCTTTATGATGGTGAGAAATCATAACAAGTGTAGAGATGGCATATGGTTAAATCCTAAGTGCTTATACAATGGAAATTTGGTCGCCAAGCCTAGAAATAGGAAGGTCAAACGACTATCCCTGAAATGGGAGTACACTACAAGTGATTGGTAGTGGAAATGGATTGCCCTTAACAGGTAATGCTGAAGGTGAAGAAATAGTCTAATCTCACATGAAAGTGTGAGGATTGAATTTTTCAATCTCTTATAGTATAGCGATTATAAGAAAATAAAAATACGAATGTTTTTACTTCAATCATGCAAAATGCTAGTCAATTAGAGAATGCATATGAAACCCTTAAAGATTCTGCTGGATCTGCTGAAAAAGAAAATCAGGCATATATCGATTCGTTATCAGGAAGGGTAAATGCACTCAAAGCTTCTCTTGACAAGATATCTATGCAAATGATGGATAGCGACTTCTTAAAAGATTTTATTAGCGGTCTAACTACAGGAGTTAATGCTGTAAGTGGATTCATAGATACTTTTGGAGCTATGCCTACAACTATTACGGCTGTAGTAGGGGCATTAACCATATTTAATAACAAGTTTAGAGAATCAACTTCAACTATGGTAAGTTTTATTCCTGGAGTATCCAAAATACAAAATAGTCTGAAGATATTTGAGCAAAATTTAATAAAACAATCCGCACAGATTAAATCAAACATAGATAATATTAAAGCATATAATAATTCCACCACTCAAATCGGGCCACCAGTGGCAAATGCAGGAAAGCAATTATTAGGACTTAATTCAAAGCTAATAGCAACTCAAACTGCTTTAATATCAGCTAAGATAGCAACAGTAGCCCTAAATGCTGCTATGAGTATGGCTTTAACAATGGGAATAAGTGCTATTATATCTGGGTTAGGAAGTTTGATAGATAAACTAATCCTAACAAGAAGTGAATTAAATGAATTAAATCAAGAATTCATAACAACTAATTCCAATAGTGAAATGTCGAATGTTATAGATCTAGTGAATACATATGAAGAATTACAAAATACATTATCTACATTATCAAAAGGAACTGCTGAATATAAGGCTGTTGAAGATAAATTAGCGGCAACTCAAGAGTCTATAATATCTATATATCCATCAGCTTCTAAAGCAATAGAGAATAATACTGAGGCAAAGAGATTAAACTTAGAAGCAACTAAGAAGTTAATAGATAAAGATTTAGAGTTAGCTAAATCAGATGCTTTAAATATTCTAGAAAAAAATGATACAAAAACAGATACAGGTTTAGATGATGCTATAGAAAAATATCAAGAATATTATAAAGTTCTTGAACAAGTTAATAAATTAGCTGAAGACGAAGTTGAAGGTTCTATAAATATCGAAAGTAAACTAAGTGATAGCGGAGAATTATTAGTAAGTGCAAAAGATGTAGATGTATATAAAAAGAGAGTTGAATCTTTAAATGATACTCTTGAAGCAAGTTATGAAGCATATAAAATATTAGGTGTCTCAAACGATAAGTATGCTGAACAGGCTAAAAAAGTAGGAGAAGTTCTTGGTTATAGTGCAAGTCAAACAGAAGAACTTATTAATAAGTTAAAAGAAACTGATGAATCAGCAGGCGGAGCTGCAGAAGCGTTAACTGACATCAACGGTGATGGTATCATAGATGCTACTGACCAAATGTTGAAATTAGCTATGGCAACAGATGAGGCAAAAAGTGCAGTTGAAAACTTAGCAGATTCTTTCTCGGGTTTACAAGATGGAATTGAATTGCTGAAGCAAATGAAAGAAGAATACTCAGAATATGGAATGTTAGACACAGATACAATGACTAAGGTTTTGAGTAGTGGAGATAACCAACTTATTGCATTATTAGGAGACGAAGCCAACTTTATTCAAAATATCAATTCGTTATTGGATGAAAAAACAAAAGCACAAGATGAAGTATTAAAAACAGCTATAGCTATGGCTCAAGCTGAAATTAGTGGGAGTCAAGAAGTTGTAGATGCTACAAATGCCGAAGCACAAGCTATAGTGAATTTAGAAAATACAAAAGCTAATATTTCTAATCAATCTGTTATGACAAGAGCTAATGCAGAAGCTAGTTTAACTAATGCAAATGCAAACACCTATAATACAGATGAAAGTAACTATATTAATAAAGAAAATAGTAAAATGAGAAGTTCTTTTGATATCGCAAATGCAAGGATGAATGCCGAAAAAGAAGTTGTTGATAATAATTCGAAAAATTATGTTACAGATGATAAAAACTATGTAAGTTTAGCCAATTCAAAAATTACTTCTTCAGACTCTGTCAACAATGCTATGATTGATGGAACTAGACAAATGGTAAACTCAAATAACTCCAATTACTCTGTAGATGCCAAAAACTATGCTAACTATATTAATAGTAAGATAGCAAGTTTTAGAGCATTTGCAAAGGCACAAAACCAAGGACTAAATTTGGGAACATTAGGATTCAAAAAAGAATCTGAAATGGTTATTAAAGAATTTGAAAATTACAAAAACCAAGTAGACTCTATAGCGGATTCAATTTCAAATACAGTTTCTAGTTATGTAGGTTCTGGCGGAGTTGGTAGTGGAGTTTCTCATGGTAGTATAGGTAGTGGTTCTAGTGGCAATAAAGGTTCTTCAGGCTCATCATCCTCATCTAAAGAAGTAGAAGACATGGAATCTCTTGTAGATAGATATCATGATTTAGAAGATGCAATAAATGATGTAAATAATGAACTTGAAACTAACAAAATTCTTCAAGATGGTGCTACTGGTCAACAAAAAATTAAACTTATGGAAAAAGAAATTCAATTATATAAGAAGCAACAACAAGCAATTAAAAATCTAATAGCTGAACAAAAGAAAGAAGCACAAGAGTTAAAAAATTCATTATCAAGTCAAGGTGTAAGCTTTAATAGTGTGGGTGACATATCTAACTATAATCAAATACTTACATCTAAAGTTAATTGGGCAAATAGTTTAAGCGGAGATGCTAAAGAGAAGGCAATCGAACAAGTAAAAGAATTAGAGGAAGCTATGAAATCTTATGATGAATTAGTTAATAAAACAATTCCTAGTCAAGAACAGGAATGGGAGTCTCTAAACAATACAATTAAAGATGTTTATAAAACACAAGCTGAATTAATTGCCGACATGGAAAAAAATATATCTGAAACTATAGAATACGAATTAAAGAAAAGATATGATGCCAAGAAAGAAGCTCTGAACAAAGAAAAAGAACTTTATAATAAAGAGTATGAAGAAGCTAATTTTGAAGAAGAAATGAATACTGAGAGAAATAAATTGGCTGAAATCCAAGCAGAAATTGATAAAGTTAAGAATGACACGAGTAGAGCTGGTCAACTAAGATTAAAACAGCTTCTTGAAGAATATGAAGATCAACAAAAGGTAATTAATGACAAGATTAAAGAACAACAAAATCAAGCTATCAATGATAGATTCGATGAAGAAGAAGCATTGCTAGATAAAGAATTGGAAGATATGACTTCAACAGAAAATTTGTCCCAAATGGTTGCAGAAGCAATTAGCACGGGCATGATAAAAATAGGTGAAGAGACTATAAATGTTCAAAATAGCATGAATGATATGCTTAAAGAGACTGAGGTAGGATTTGCAAATGTTGCATTACAACAATCGGAATGGTTAAGTAATCTTGAACAGATAAAAACATTATATAGCAGCATAAATTCTATTATGAGTAATGCTGGAATGACAATACCTTCATATGATAATATTTCTCGTTCTAGAAGCATAGGCGATATAAGTATTACAACTGGAGGAATAACAATTACAGGAAATGCGGATAGTTCTACATTGGGAAGTATTCAAGATATGTTAGATGCACAAGTAAAAGAAATTTATAAAAACATAGTGAAAAAATTAAGTTAGGCGGGGTTAATCCTCGCCTGTTATAAAAAGTGAGGTGAAATAATGGCTCAATTTGATAGAAATTTATGGTTTAGGTTCAATGGATTTGATAGTAAAGGTAAATATATGATATGCACAAAAGGTAATGGAGATCTTACGTCACAGTTTGGTGTTAATAGAAGTATAAACGAAGAAGATGGCGTAGGTGATGTACCGGTATTTTATGGTGTGAAAGATGAATGTCCTACATTAGAAATGTCTATAACTAAAGTTGTTAATGATGAAATAGCCCCTTTTACAGAAATTGAATTATCTGAATTAACCAGAATACTTTGCAAGAAAGAATATAATGCCTTTGAATGTGGGGGGTTAGTTTATTATGTTATATTCACACAAGGTTCTTTGTGGAGAGTTGGAAGTGGACAAGGTGTAATTACTTTAAATATGAGGTTATCAAGTCCTCATGCATATTCTCCTATAATGTTAAACTCAGTTAGATGTGCAGAGGAAAAGGAATTTGATGTATATAACAAAAGCACATATGATGATTTTATTTATCCTGATATAGAAATCAAAATGTTAAAAGGCAACAATATAATAATTGAAAATGTGACTACAGGACAAATAGTAAAGTTTGAAGGGCTTGATTCTGGAGAACATATTTATGTTTACAATGACAATATGAAACAAATGGTTTCTAAATTAGATAGTAAGAAAAATATATATTCAAAATCAAACAAAGAGTTTTTGAAACTACCATATGGTAGAAATAAAATAAAGATAACATGTGAAGAAGCAAAAGTTAAATTGATATATCAGAATAAGATTAATTTATTTTAGTAGGTGAAATTCCTACTATATATGAGTATATAAAAGTATATTGATATGATTGTGTCCGCACACTCGTGACTTCAGTCATGAGTTAGGACATATTATATAGCATTACATATGTTAATTTAAAAAGTTAAATAAACTTAGATAATTACTTGAATAATGCTAATACATATGTTATTATATAAATATGAGGTGAATATAATGGCAAATGTATATCATGGACGAGGATATGTTTACTCAATACAATACCATATAGTTTGGTGTGTAAAATACAGACGTAGAGTTTTAGATGATATAATAGAAAACAAATTAATAGAAATATTAAATAAAATAGCTAAAGATAATAATTTTAAAATAGTCGAAATTAATAGTGATTTAGATCACATACATTTATTAATAGAGTGTACACCACAGCATTACATTCCAGATATGATAAAAGCATTAAAGGGTGTTAGTGCTAGATTGTTAATGAAGGAATATGGTGTGATTTTAAAAAAGAAATTATGGGGTGGGCATTTGTGGAATCCCAGTTATTTTATAGCTACAGTATCAGAAAATACCGAGGAACAAATAATAAACTATATTAAAACCCAAAAAGAAAAATAGAAAGCGAGGTGTTAATAATGGAAACAATAGAAAAAGGATTTAAATATAGAATATATCCTAAAAATAATCAAATAGAACAGATAGAAAATATGTTTAAAGCCAAAAGATACGTTTGGAACTATTTCTTAAATATAAATAAACATAGATTAAACCATCATAAAAGTGTTTTAAATTATAATAAAATGTCGAAATTATTAACACTTCTTAAAAATAAAAATCCTTGGCTTAAAGAGTGTGAAAAATCTGTTCTACAAAATACCATTAAATATCAGTATCAGACATTCTTAAAATTCTTTAAAAAAGAATGTGGTTTTCCTAAGTTTAAATCTTATAAAAATAATTATCAAAGTATTAAAATAAATTATACTAATGGTAATATTGCGGTATTAGAAAAAGAAATTAAATATACTTCTACTGGCAAATTTAAAAAACAAAATTGCAAAATTAAATTACCCAAAGTAAAACAAATTAAAATTGCGTATTCAAGACAATATGAAGGGAGAATTGTGTCTGCTACATTATCAAGAGATACAGATAATAAGTATTATATAAGTTTGTGTTGTGTAGGTGTAGTGTCTAAACCATTAGAACAAACTGGGGCAGTAATAGGAATAGATTTAGGGATAAAAGAGTTTGCTACTACGTCAGATAATGAAATTATAAATAATCCTAAATTTTATATAAAGTACGAGCAACAATTGGTTAAATCTCAAAGAAAACTGAGTAAAAGAAAGAAAGGTTCTAATAATAGAAATAAACAAAGGTTAAAAGTTAATAAATGGCATAAAAAGATAACTAATTGTAGAATAGATTTTCTACAAAAATTATCAACTAAATTAATCAAAGATTATGATATTATCTGTTTAGAAGATTTAAATTCTAGTGGTATGATTAAAAATCATAAGTTAGCAAAATCAATATCAGATGCAAGTTTCTTTGAATTTAATAGAGAATTAGAATATAAGGCTAGATGGAATTATAAGTTAATATCAAGAATAGATAGATTCTACCCATCAAGTCAATTATGTAGCAATTGTGGATCACAAAGCAATCAAACAAAGGATTTAGGATGTAGAACTTATATATGTGAAAAATGTGGGTTAAAAATAGATAGAGATTATAATGCAAGTATAAATATATTAAATGAAGGGTTAAGAAAATTAGAATTATAAATAATAAATAAGAAAATCTTAGGAACTAGGAGGATAGCTTGGTAAATTTCTTGACAATGGTTGAGATTACCCAAGAATCCTATGACTTTAGTCGTGGGAGGTTCAAGCATGGTAGGAAGGAGAGAGAGTTATGTTTAGAAAAGTTAATATAAAAGATAATTCAAATATAGATAAATTTATATTGATGAAGAACACAAGGGAAGAATTTTGTGAAATACCTAAAGAATTCATAGATAGCATAGAGTATAAATTCCAGGATTATGACATTATGAAATTAACAGTTCCAAATAAGATTACACATAATGGAATTACTGTGGATAATATTATATACGATAAATTTTTAGGCAAAAGGCAGCAGATATTATTTGGGAAAGAAAGATATATAATAGATGAATGCGAGATAAATAGCGAGTCTAATGGTAAAAAAGTTAAGAGTATAACAGCATATTCCTTTGAAAAAACATTAGAATTTTCATATGACATAGGTTCAATATCAAGGCAATTATATAAAGGAAACGATGAATTATATATAGCAGATGGAATACTAGATGAATTTTTATTAGATAATCCTAGTTGGTCTATAGGTGTTGTCACAGAAAAAGCTAGGAAAGAATTTGGTAGATGTAGTGAAGAGTTTACTATGCCTATTCTAGATAGTCTATCAATAGCAAAAGTGAAGAGAGGTATGACACTATGGGAGAAAGATTTTACTGAAATAAATCCTATTGATGATAAAAATGTAGTTACATTGCAAATTCATTATTCAAATATTAAGAGTTATGATACTTTTAATGATAATAAATTTCTAAAGGAAGAGAAGGAAACACATAATTCTTTTGGGAATTTACATACAGGAATATCAAAAATAAAAGCAACTTATGATGGAAATGATACTTATAGATATGCCGTAAAATATGAAATAACATTTACTGATGGATTAACAAAAGAATTTTGGGAAGAATTTACGAATTTAGATGGATTAAAATGTGAATTCGATGCAATCAATTTATATTATACAAATGGTAATGAAGTTGATATAGAAAATATAAAGATGAGAAATTTTGATGAGGGGTCGTATCAATGGATAGACTTTTTGAGAAAAAATGTATCAGAGGCATACGATGTGGTTTTTATATTCGATAATTATAATAGAATTCTCAATTGTTATGCTTTAGAAGAAGTTGGTGAAAATAATGGATTAATACTTAGTTATGAGAATTTTGTTAAATCTATAAACCAGAATTTACAGTATAGTGATATATGCAATAAGTTATATGTAAAGAGTGATAATGCTAATATATCTGAAGAAAATCCAACTGGAAATGATTATATATTAGACTATACATATTATATTAACAACGGACTTATGAGTGAAGAGTTATTAATTGCATGGAATAGATATACTAAATTATTAGAAGGTGATACGCAGGCGGATATATTAGAAAAGAGATTAGAGTTAAACGGATATAATAAATATAAAATTAAATTAGAAAGCGAGAAAACTGCACTAGAAGAAAACATAAGAGGATTAGAAGTGATAAGATCGGCCTATATTAAATCTGAAAGTGAATCAGATGTAAGAAGGTTGAGCGAGGAAATTAATCAAAAGCAAGATAAATTAACAGAGATACTAAGAGATATAACAGAATGCAAGGATAATATTGCAAAGCTGGATGATTGGATATCTGAAAAGGTAAAGTCCATTCAGGTTGAAACTGCCAGAGATGATAAAGGAGAGATATTTACTAAAGATTTGCTTATAGAATTAAAAGATATCACTAATATAATGGAATTGACGGATGAACATAGTTTAACTAATTATAGATTATATCAGAATTCAGTAGAGATATTAAAAGAAAGAAATAAATTAAACATACAATTTGAAACCACTCTTGTTGGATTAATTCAAAATTTACCTAGAGATAATGCTTGGAATGAATGGATTGTGTTAGGTGACTTTGTTAATTTAGAAGAAGAAAACTTAATGGAAACAGGCGAAGGACATATAAGAATAGTTGGATTTACTTACATTCCTAAAGAACATAAAATTAGCAGTATAAGTTTTAGTAATAGAGATAAAAATTTAGATGAATTATCTAAATTAAGTACAATAGGTGAGAAGATAAATAGAAGTAATACTTATACAAATAACTATAAAGATATATGGAAAAACTCAACAAGTGTAAATGATTATATTAATAAAATGCTTACAGACGGATTGGAAATGAAGGCACAAGGAATCAAATCTAGAACAGAAACTATAAAGATTGATATGAGTGAAAGTGGGATCTTCTTAATAGATGCAACTAACGAAAACAATCAGTTATATTTAAGTTCTAGTATGATGGCTATAACTAATGATAGATGGTTAAATGCAAAATGTGCCATAGATGAAAATGGAATTATAGCCAAACAGCTAATCGGCGAGATAATTCTTGGTCATAAGCTTTATATAACCAGTGAAAATGGAGAATTTTATATCGGCGATATGGATGATTTAAACAAAGGATTCGGATTATCTATAAAAGATGCTAACGATGTTCAGAGAGTATTTTTGGGTACAGAATTAGAAAATGGGGTCAGAAAGGCAAGACTTAGATTGTATGGAAAAGATGGGAAGGGTTTGGTTTTAAGTGAAGATGGGATAGTTAGTGAATTTCAATATACCGACCGTTCAGCGGTAGATTTAAATTCTCCTATGTATTCATATTTCAGAATAAAAAATAACGTAAATATATTGAAAGAATGTATAATCATGATAAAGTTAAGACCTTTCAGAGTTTATAGCAAAGGAATGGAAGGTGGGGGCGCTTATGTGCAAGGAGTTTCTACATTAAGCGGAGGAGGCTCAACAAGTAGTTCTGGTGGTGGATATTCAAGCACTATAACAAGTAGTAATCAAAATTATGCCACTTTCCAATCAGAATTCACAACAAACCCTCAAGTTGAATATTCGGGAAATGAGCATGTACATCCAATTTCTAAATTTCAATTTGACCACGATCATTCAGTAAGTATATCTATAGGTGCGCATAGTCATAATTGTCCAAATCACAGTCATACTACTAATTTAAACATACCAAATCACACTCATGCTGAGAAGTATGGTTGTTATGATTTAAATGGCACGGAAAATATACCTAGTAATGTAGTTCTAAAAGTAAACGGAAGAGTAGTAAGAGATAATATAAATAGCGACACTGAGGTTGATATAACTGCATATTTAACTATAGGTATAGTGAATGAAATAATATTAGAATCTTCTACAAGGGGACATATATATATAAATTTATACTCAAAATCATTTGTAACATGGTAATAAAGTTTAGGAGGAAAAACAATGAGTGAAATTAATAAAACAATAAACTATACAAAGAAGGTTGTAATTACTTTGGATGATGGAAGTAAAATTGATGTGGCATTTTTAAGTTGTCAAATAGGGACGGAATATAATACTTTTTCTACAAACATTCAAATTATTAATAACGAATACTATTCAAAAAATAAAGAACTTGTAAAATCAGAATATTTAGCATTTAAAGAGTTGGTTGAAAAAGAAGCTGAAGTTTGTGGGTTTTAATATTGTAATATTGAGTTATATATGTTAAAATATTCTTAATTTTAAAGTGTGGGGTATAAAATATGGTAAAATTAAGAATTATGTTAATATCAATATTATGTATATTTTTTATAGGATGTTCTAATAACACAGAAAATTATAACAATAAAGAACAAAAAACATCTATTGATGTTGTTAATACAAAAGAAGATAATAAAGCTGAAGATGAAAGAATTCATGAAGCAACGGCGCATACGGATGAAGAATATGAGGCATTAAAAGATAATACTGATTATTTATATAATTATTATGCTATGGATAATGGGGGAGTTGATGTTAAAGTTGTATCCGGAGTTTTTTCTAGTGTAGATGAAATTATAGAAAACGGTACAATAGTTTATAATTTTATCAAAGACAATAATATTGTTTTAACAGTAGAGCAAAAGATGATAAAACCTATCATTAAAGGTAGAAACAGTTTTGAATTGATTCAAGTAGATATAAAAATTAACGAGTTTGATAAAATAGAAATTGGTTTAAAATAGGTATTTTAACAAAAGGCTAAGATTAATTTCTAAGCCTTTTTATTATGCAAAAAAATAAATTTAATAAGGAGGAGTTATTATAATGAATTTGAATTACGATCAATTTAATGGAGATGCCTTAATATTCAAATATAATTTAGACGAATATGGCAACCCGATATCCATTAAAGTAGATAAAGAAGAAAAGCAAGTTTCGGTTCATGGGACTATTCAATTAGAATATGTGCCAGATGAATATAATAGAGTTATTATATTAAACGAAAATAATACTCAGATGACAGAAGTATTTAATAGAGATGAAATAACGCCAAATACATACTATATAGATTACAATAATGGGGTAGCATATTTAGATAAATCTCAATTTGGGAAAACAAAAATATATAATTATTATAAGAAAGGTATCCAACTTATAGGATGCAGTAGAATCTATGATGAGCATGATATAAGTGGTAAGCATGTAGTGCTAACATTACAAGAAATTATAGATGCTGGTAGAGAAGCATTGAGATTTCTTTTAGACATAGGTGATGCCAAAAAGGTAATTGAATTATTAGAGTCTCTTATTGCAGAAGGAAAATTAACAATTACTAATTTAGAAAACAAAAAGAATGAATGTATACAAGCTGTGGATAGTGCAATAACCGAAGCGGAAAAGAGAAAAGATACAGCTATTCAAGAAATTCAAGATAATATACAACAAGCCAAAGATGAGGTTATAAATGTTGCAGGAAATAAAGAGGTCATAATTAAATCTTCTGATTGGACTTTAAATGTTGATGTATATGAAAAAGAAATAACACATGATTTAAATAGTGAGAATCCTCACATATCTTTTAAAAATGCAGATACAAAAGAAGCTGTTACAATGGGCTACAAGATAATAGATAAAACAAGAATTTTATTAAAATCGGATGAAGCTATAAACCTTTCTGTTACACTTTCTGCATCGTATTACAAGCCATTAATGACTACGAATGTGGATGAGGGAGAGATATTATTAGCTAGAGAAGGCGAAGCAAATTTAAGGGATAATATGATTAGAAAAATAAATTATAAACTATTTACTGCTGAAAGCTTGACATAAGGAGGAATGAATAATGGCAAATAGAAATTATATAATACTAGAAGATAAAGACGGAAAAGAAGTTCTTCCTGTTACGGATGGGAACGGTGTTTTTGTAGAAGGAGGAACAAAGAAACTAGAAAATAAATTAACAGAAATAGATAGTAAAACTACGGAATTAAACGAACAATTGGAACAAAAAGCAAGTAAAGATGAAGTAAATCAGTTAAAAAATCAAGTTAATGATTTTCAAACAGAACAAGATTTAAATCCTAATAAAGATACGGAGTTAGTAGCATTAAGAACAAATAGTTTTGGTAATAGTTTCCCGATTTCTAATGATAGAATTAATACTATCGAAAAAGCATCAATGTTGACAAGAGATATATTAGGAACAAAAGAAAATTATTTTTACTCAAATGGAAATAAAATTCCATTACCCAATACAGAATTTGGGGCAAAATCTTATGATGTAAAGGGTATTGACTTAATTGTAATAAATGGTACTATACAACACTATTACGATGAATATGTATTAATAGATGAAAATGGTTCTATATTTGAACATTCATTAAAAGACGGAACGAGTGAAATTACAAAATCTGTTGATGTTTCTAATGCAACTACTTTAATAGTATCAACAAACCAAACTTATATAGATAGTATAATTGTAAAAGAAGTAAAAAATAATTTAAAAGATAAATTAAAAAAATTCAATTTAAAAAATAGTAAACAAGTATTACCACCTATTTCGATAAAAAATGGATACTGGAATAAAGTAACAAATGAATTTGTAAGTCATACTGAATATAAATTTATAACATATGACGTAAGTTTAATTAATGAATTAAAGTTAAAAGCCAAATATTCTCTATATACTAATTTATATGTATTGTTTGACAAAAATAATAATGTTATTGATAGAGTTGGATTTGATGAAATTGTAAGTTTTGAAAATATTGTTGATGTTGGAAAAGCTACTACAATTGGGGTAACAGTGGGAAATGAAGATATAAATTTATTAGAAGTAACATTTGAAGGAGTAAGTGTAATTTCAAAATTATTTAATGCGGAAAAAATTAGTTACTGGAAAAATAAAAAAATTGTATGGTTAGGTACGTCAATACCCGCAGGTGGACTTACTGGGTTTTTCAACGACAATGCTTACCCTCAGAGAGTAGGTAAAATTTTGGGGGCAACTGTCTATAATGAAGCAATAGGAAGCTCATGTGTTCATTGTAAAAACCCAAACCTTATTTCATCTTCCAACCCATACGGTTTTATAAGTAATTTTGAAAAAGTTAGTAGATGTTTAACAAATAGTATTGAAGAAATGAACTGGATAGTAAATAATTATAACTCCTCTATTTTTACAAGTGGAAAACCAACTTCTGCACCAAATGGGGCGACAATAAGAGGTTATTCGTGGGAAAACAAAATAAATAAGTATAAAAATGAAAATATAGATTTATGGGTAATAGATCATGGATTTAATGATTTCGGTTACGCAGATTACTTAGATGAAAGTAAATATAATGAATATGGGAAAAATAATTTATACACTTTCCAAGGGGCTTTTGATTTTATAATAAGTAAAATTAAAGACATGAATCCTTTTGCTAGAATAGTGATTATCGGTAATTATGAAAATCAAAATAGACCAGAGGTAGCGGAATATCAAGAAAAAATTGCAAAAAGATATTCATTACCTTTATTTAAAGCATGGGAAGTTTATGGTTGGTCACAAGAAACTATAGAACCTTATGGGAAATGGGTTGCGGATAGTGAAAATTCAAGTTTATATAATTGGGTGACAACGACTGAAAAGCAGAGTGCCATACCGTATTTATACTTATGGTTGCCAGACAAAGTACATCCACACACTGATAAAAGCGGTAATACTTTAAGATTTATGGCGGAACATAATGCACAATGGCTTGATAATAATGTTAGAAGTTAATTTACAATTGATAAATATTGTTCGTAAAAATAAAATAAATTGAATCTAAATAAAACTTGATTTTTATAAGATTATTCAATTAGTTATATACAAATAAAAATTAAATATGTACAAATTAGAGATTAGATTAATTCTAGTCTCTTTTTATAAATTAAATTAATAAAGGAGTTGGCTTTAATGCAAATTATTGAAACAAATTTTAAATGGAATGGAAGTTTAAGCTACACTAACAAACCAAAGAAAATAGTATTACACCATGCAGAAGATTCAATTTGTACTGTACAACAAATTCATTCTTGGCACTTAGGCAATGGATGGACTGGAATAGGATATCATTTCTTTGTAAGAAAAGATGGAACGATTTATAGAGGAAGACCAGAAAATGCAATCGGTGCGCATGTAAGTGGTGCAAATACTAATACACTAGGAATATGTGCAGAAGGAAGTTATATGACAGAAATTATGCCAACAGCACAGCTAAATGCTATTAAATGGTTAATTCAATATTTAGATAATAAATATGGGCAACTACCTATTTATGGGCATAGAGAGGTTGGAAGTTCTAATTGTCCTGGAACGAATTATCCTTTAGCCGAATTAAAGGCAAGAAAAGGGATTGTTCAAACCGAAACAAAGGTAGAAAATGTAGTTGTTACTACTCATCCTATTACTGAAACTAAATCTAATGTACAAAAAGCAAAAGAATATGTAGGAAGTAGATGTAAGGAATTGCAAGAGAAACTGATTTTATTAGGTTATAACTGTGGTGGATATGGCGCAGACTCACAATTTGGGCAAGGGACTTACAATAGTTTAGTTCAATTTCAAAAGGATAATGGTTTAGATCCAGATGGATTAGCAGGAATAAGAACTTTTGCTAAATTAGATGAATTAATTGCTAAGAAAAGTTCTAATTCAGGTGATGATTGGGTAAGAAGATTACAACAAGAATGTAATAATCAAGGATTTTCTAATCAAAAAGTAGATGGTATTGCAGGAGTCAACACTCTTAATGGATGTCCTACTCTTAGACAAGGTGCAAGTGGCAATATTACTAAATTACTTCAAGAGAAATTGGTTAGCTTAGGATATTCAACTAATGGAATAGATGGAATTTATGGTAGTGGAACTGCCAATGCAGTTAAGTCATATCAAAGTTCTAAGGGTTTATCTCAAGATGGTGTTTGTGGGCAAGCAACTTGGAGAAAATTATTAGGATTATAAAATTAAAATATTAAGGAGGAATTATTATGGATTTAACATTTTTAAGTGAATTTATCGTTGTTATTACTTTAGCTTTCTGTTTAGGGGTTGGTTATGTTATAAAAACATCACTAGACTTTATCCCAAACAAATATATACCTTTAATCATGGGAGCTATAGGTGTGCTATTTAATTGCTTTGTTTCAGGAGCAATAGATCCAAATGTTATAGTTGCTGGATTAATTAGTGGACTTGCTTCTACAGGAATGTATGAATTATTTAGAAACTTTATAGAAAAGAAATAATTTAATTAAGGAGAATAGAGCTGCAGTATGTTTTAATATTTTGCCCTACTCTCCTATTTAAAATAATCTTGGTTGTTAATAGTATTAGCAAATTTTAAAATTCTTATTCAAAGGAGGGAATTAAATGATAACACTTTTAAGTAATAGCCCTTTGGGAGTTTGTGAATGGTCTGTTTCTGAAGAAGTTGAAATCGAAAAGATTGATAAACGAGGGCAAGCTCCTAACAGTACAATTACATTTATTGATGGTGAAAATTTAAGAGTTTTCATATTAAATGGTGATAAGACCAAATGGATTGAATTATAGGAGGTGGAAAGGCAATGAATTTAGCTATGGTTATTGCATTAATTAAAAAGTATAGCGACAATAATGATGTTACTAATACAGAAGAAGTTAGATTTAATATTTTAGCTGCTAATCTGATAGAAGTTGTTGATGACGAAACTCATAATGGCTTATTCAAATATGACATTAATCATAACCTCGACTCAATGAATGTAATTGTACAAGCTTATGATGATGGGGAACTGTTTGATGTAGCTGATACAGTTGCAATAGATGAAAACAATGTTTCAGTTTATTTATCTGAAAAGAAAAATTGTAGATTGGTTATAATTGTCGATGAAAATGGCCCGAATGGTATTGCTGGTATAGGCACTAAACCTTTCGACATTGAAAACGGCAGTTTAGCATAAAAAATAACAAACAAAAATATTTTTTAATTTTAAGGAGGAATTTATTTATGGCAGATTTAAGAAATTACGTATTATTAGTGGACAAACAAGGGAAGGAAGTATTACCTGTAACAGATGGTAAAGCGGTATTCGTTGGTGATGGTAGCGTTAAATTAAATGACCAATTGACTTCTTTAGAAGGACAAATATCTACTAATGCAGGTGAAATAGCTAGAGTTGAAAAAGAATACAAAGAAGCTGACTTAGCTTTAGATGGTAAAATAGGTGCTGTCGAAGGAAGAGTTACTACATTAGAAAGCGATAAAGCTGATAAGACTCAAGTTGCACAAGATATAGCTACTGCAAAACAAGAATTAACAACTGAAATAGAAAAGAAGGCAAACGTTGCTGATCTAGGAACTGCTGCTTACAAAAATATTGGTAATGCAGAAGGTAACATTCCAGTATTAGGAGCTAACGGTAAATTAGATGAATCTATGATACCTGCTATAGCAATCAATGAACATTTCGATGCTGAAAGCCAAGAAGCAGCAATGTTATTAACTGTTCAAAATGGTGATATGGTATTTATAGTTGACACAACTTATATCTGTGTTAATGCTTTAGAATCTACATTTGAAAAGAGATTTAGACCACTTACATCTGTAACTGACGCTATCACTAAAGGTGAAGTTGAATCTAAATTAGCAACTAAGGTTGACAACGTAGTATTTGAAGCATACAAAACAGAAGTACAAGGTAAGTTAGATGCTAAAGTTGAAAACTCAGTTTTAGAAGCTTACAAATTAGAAGTAGAAGGAAAGTTAAATGACAAAGCAAATGCTACAGAAGTAACTGAAGCTATAAATGGTGTTAAGGCTACTGCTGAAGGTGCAGACGCTAAAGCTAATAAGAACGCTTCTGACTTAGCTGAATACAAAATTGAAGTTGAAGGATTATTAACAGGAAAATCTAACGAAGGTCATACTCACGAAGAATACGCTTTAGGAAATGAAGTTGAAGAAGTTAGAGGATTAGTTAATGCTAACACTTCTGCTATCGCAACTAAAGTAGAACAATCTGCATTTGACAGCTATAAAGAAGAAGTTACAGGTGCTTTAGCAAACAAAGCTGATGCTACTCATGACCATGAAGAATATGCATTAAAAGCTGAAATGGGTGCTGTTTCTGGTTTAGCTACTTCTGCAAAAGATACAGTTGTAAATGCAATCAACGAAGTTAAAGGAATGGCTGACGCTAATGCTTCTGCTGTTGCTACAAAAGTTGAAACAGAAACATTCAACACTTATAAAGGTGAAGTTGATGGTAAAATAGCATTAAAGGCTGACCAAACTGCTTTAGAAGAATTAGGTGGACAATTAGAAGGTTGTATCAGATTTAGAACTGTTGAAATAGACAGCTTTACATTAGCTTAATTAATAAAATAATAAATTGAGGGGTGAAATATCCCCTCTTTTTAAATTTAATATTATATTATACAGGACTTTTTATTATTTGTCTATATGGCTAAAATATTTTGATTGATGATAGAATTTTATTCAACTACTTTCGTTACGTTTGAACATGAAGTTGAAATTTAAAATCTGTCAGAATTGAAGTTAGTATTTCTTACAACGAGTTATAAATTCATTCAACATTTCAGGATTATCTTGAAGCATTTCTATTAATACATCAAAGCCAACACTCATATGCTCTCTGATGTGATATTTCATTAATGCTGAAAAGTCTTTATGTAAATCTGTCCTCATTGTTGAATTTAATCGTGATCTTTCACCTTTAGAAAGATAATCACCTTTTTCTGTTATAACTTGTCCATTAATTATGAATGCCAATTTGTATCACCTCATAAATATTATAACATTTTTGCGAATACGTATCAATGTGTATTAACATAATCTCTATTTAGCGTAATTATTTAGATGATTTTGAGGGTACAAGCAATACAAACAATAACTATGATAAAAATTTAACAATATAAAGGAGGAAATTGAATGGCTAGAAGTAGAAAGTTTGCAAGTAAAAAAGTTAAAGATGATAAATATGGAGAATTTGACAGCACTACAGAATACAAATATTGGTTGCATTTATGTGATATGCAAGAACAAGGCTTAATAACTAACCTAGATAGACAAAGAGAGTTTGTGTTAGTTCCTAAGTTTAAAGACAGCTACGGAAATGCTGTAAGGCAGATGGTGTATGTAAGTGATATGACTTATGAAAAAGATGGACAACTTGTAATTGTGGACGTAAAAGGTAGTTTATATAATATAACAATTGAAAGTAAAAATAAGATCAAGATGTGCAAATACCTAAATCAAGATGCTAGATTTGAGCTAGTGGTAACTTTAGGTGGTAAATGGTATAACCTCGAAGATAAACTACAAAAGAAAGAATATATGCAGATTCAGAAACAAAATAAAATTAACAAAAAGAAAAGAGGGAAGAAATGATGAATGAATTAACAAACTATTCAATTTTTAATGAAAATACAGGTGAAATAATACAATACTTAACTATGGAAGAAATAGAATATTTAAAATCAAACTACACTTCTGCGCCAAAAGGTAACAGCAAACTCAATGATAGAGGAGAAGAATTTATTCCCAATAATGATTTATTCAAGCAGTTTATTAAAGAAGAATTGGGTGGTTTTTATTTTAATTATTATAACAAGCTAGAATCAAATCAATTTACATTTAGATTTTTATATTTATGTACATTTGAGAATTTTAAAGGATATTTGGAATTAGGTAATGCTAAAGCAGAAGGTAGATTGTGTGTTAAAAAAGATTTGTTTGAAATATTAAATTTAAGTTCGAAAGATTGTTACAGGACTATAGAATACTTAGAAGAAAATAATCTTATCCATTATGATAAACAAGGTTATGTTAAAGTCAATACAGATGTATGTGTAAAAGGTGAAGTAAAGAATAAGAAAGAAGTGGTTAGAATGTTTGATAAAGCAATAAAAGAACTGTATGAAAATTCATTACCAAAAGAGCATAAGAAATTAGGATTGCTTATTAAATTGTTGCCATTAGTAAATTATAAAACAAACGTTATATGTAAAAATCCTAAAGAAGATATAGTTGAATTAATTGAAAAATACACTATGCAAGAATTATCCGAATACTTAGGGTATAGCAGGGTTGACTCTATGAAAAGAGCTTTAATGGGATTAACTGTTAATAACGAAAAAGTAATAATGCAATCTAAAATAGGTGGTAAAGAATTTATAGTTGTGAACCCAAGAATATATTATAAAGGTAATAAATTAAATGAAATGCAGGGTATCGTAAATTTATTTAAACTTAATTAGGTGCATTTTACACATTATTGACAAAAATACATATAAAATTTACACATCTTTGACAAAAGGATTTGCAGTATAAGTGGATTTTAGTGAGATTTAGGTTATTAGTATTACTCTATCACAATACAAACGCCTACCATGAACGAGCAAAAATTAACAAACACAATTCAGAGGGAGGTTGAAAATCTCTCCTCTTGGTCGTAGATGATTCTACGCCCACAACCATAAATTAATAAATTTAAGGAGGAATAAACTTATGGAAAATAACAAAAATATAGAAATGAATATGGTTAGGGAGAGATCTTTAAAACTTCCTACAGTAACAGATGAAATGTACAAGCGATGCAATCAAGAAACTAGAGAAATGATTCAAGAATTCTTCGATTCTAAGCCACAACTCAGTCCTGATACTAGGAAGCAATATTGGTCTGCATTAAAACAATTTGTCTATTGGGTGTATACGTCATGTAATGATAAACCACTATACAAAATTAAGAAAAGAGATTTTACGAGATATATGAGTTATCTTACTAATAGGGGTATGAGTAGCAGCGGATTAAAATTTAAGAAAAGTGCGTGTAGCTCATTATGTAATTATATTTTAGATAATGTTGCAGATGATAGTGATGAATATGAATTATTTAGAAATTTTACTACTGCTTTTAAAGATATCCCATTAAATTATGTTTATGAAAAAATCCCTATTTCGGAGAAGGAATATGAAAAATTAAAAGAAGTATTACTTGCAGATGAGAACTACATGGCTCTAGCTTGGGTAGTATGTGCGTTTAATTGTGGTGCTAGACGTGGAGGGATAGTTCAATTTAAAGTTGACTGCATAAAAGATGGCATTCCAGAAGGTAAATCTTATGTTCTAAGCAATAAAGTTCGTGAAAAAGGGCGCAGTAAAGATGGTAAGATTTGTCAATACATGTTAAATCAAGAATGTATTGATTACATAAACTTATGGTTAGAACATAGAGGGTATGAACATGAATATATATTTACTACTAAATATGATGGGAAAATTAAAATGGCTTCAAAAGAATGGGTTAATGGTGTTTGTTCAGATATACTGTCAGATATATTAGGCAGAAGAATTAATCCACACTTATTTAAAGCTAGTGCAGCAACTCATCTCTTATCTAAAGGTAAGGATATTAAATTAGTAAGTAAATATGTTTGTCAACATAACGATATTTCTACGACACAAAAATTCTATGATCTTAGACCTGATGAGGGAATGGATAACCTATTTGATTAATTACAAATAACAATCCAACAAATCTAAGGAGCAACTAAAGGAGGTGATAGTCAATGGGATAACCCTATTAATCTCATTAGTAGCCACAATAATTTTGCGTTATAGATACAATAAATGGAATCAACAGAAAGGCAGGTAATTAAAAATGATTGAACAAGTATTAACAGAAACATACAAGGTTAGTGCGATAGCAGGATTATTGCTTTTAGCAGTAATTGGACTTATAGCATATATAAAAACAGTGGATAAGAGAAATATGAATCTTACCAATGAAAGAATTAATGATTTAAAATCAGATGTTAAAGAGTCTAAAGATGAAATAAGGGCAATGAAAGAAGAAAATAAAGAAGATAAAAAGACATTGAGATTAGCATTAGAGACGTTTGATAGAACCACAAAAGAATTCCAAAGCATAAATAGTAATTTAAGTGAAATGAAGACCGATATAACTATCATAAAGGAGAAGATTAGATAACAATGAACAAAAATAAATTAAATAAAAAATGAGATGATAAATTAATTTAAGAGTGGACACTTTCCTACTCTTTTTAATTTGGTTTATAAAATGATGATTTTAACAAGTTTATACATTTGAAAAACCGAGTATAAGTGAGGATAAACGAGTATGAGAGAGATTAAATTAAAGGAGAGAACCTGTAGGCTCAACTCCGATGATGAGGGTTTTATTATATCATAAGACATATGGCGTTACAATCTTTTAATAAGGGTACTATAAAAATGATTTTAAGATAACTAAATTCAGTTAAGTTATTTTATTATTGCTTTATAGTACCCTTATTTTTTTATCCGTTAGATGCATCACTGCATTCTATAACCATTAATTATTATAGCCTTCTATAGGCATAAATATTCATTATAAAATTTAGTTTTTATACAAATAAGGGATAGTAAGTTACATTAATTTGTAGCCTATTATCCCTTATTTTTTACTTTTTTAATTACAAATGTTCAATTCCTCAATGTCAACCATCATATTTGCCAATCTATGCCCCATGCTAGTTGCCTCTAAAAAATCAACTACTACTTCATAATCATATATTCTTTTAATTATTACCTTCTCACCATCTAATCTAGAATTAGTCCAACTTCCTTTGTTAGTAAATGTACAGATTTGATTTTCTTTTAGCATAAAATAAAAACTCCTTCACATCATCTCTTATATTACTATGATATGCAGGAGTCTATAATTTATTACCTTATTTTGTTAATTTTCTTTTTAGTATAAAACATGTATAAAATCTCTCACATCTCCACAGCTAGGACACACAAAAGTTTCTATCATTAATTTGCCTTGAAATTCTGTGTTATACTCTACTGATAATTTATCTATTTCTTCCTTAGTTAGCTCTTTAGCACCAAAGAAATCAGCATCTTTATTACATTTATCACATATTATTCTTATCATTTAATTCACTCCTATTTATTAATAAATTTTAATAATAATCTTCCTATTGGTATTAATGCGCACATTACTAAATAGGTTATCATTGTAACAGCAGATAACTTAACTATTTCAGTCAATATAACGCTATCAGTATTATATAAAGTTACTGTTGTGTGATTATAAGTCCACCATGCAATTAATGCTATTAATATGTATTTAATTGATTCTTTTAATTTTTGATATTTTCTATTCATTCAAACCTCCTAATAAAATACTGCTTTTATATTAATTTTCTTTTTGTTTTAATCTTTCGTATTCATCTTCTAATCCACAGAAAATTAATTCTTTAGCATAAGGTAGTGTTGTAACCCATGTGCAGAAGCAATTTTGCCAATCAGGTGCTAATTGATGTTTATTTCTTTGCAGAACCATATTTCTTAATTCTGCATAGTTAGTGTTAACTGTTCTTAACTGCAAGAATCCATCAAACAATAATGTTTTCGCCCTTCTCTTTAATTGACATTGAATTTTAAAATCTTTTGTTGCTAAGAACACCTCTCTTATTTCATTTAGTCTTTTTATATTATCAGTTACCACATCTAAATCTTCTTCATAATAATCAAACATATCTAATGTAATTTCATTTTTAGGATTTAATAGTTTGTGCATTGTGCTGCAGCTATTCTTAGAATTAAATTTATATGTATCAAATTCACTCCAAAAGAATCTCGTCATATCCATATCCGCCCACACTTGAATCATTCTCATAAACTTCATATGCTCTGATCCAGCTTTAATTAATGTTTGCGCCAGTTTGAGATCTTTCTCACCTAATAATACACCTTCTATAGTGTCATAAGGCATTAAAGGTTTTATATCTTCTATATTATAATCATGTTTTAAACAATTTAATGTTGTTGTATCACTTAAATGCCAACTGTTTTTAGGATTTCTCATTCCTCTAAATGATGCTTCAAATCCAAATACCTGTGTTTCAGTTATATTTAATTTATTTTTCATAATTCAATCTCTCCTCTATGTATTATTTTAATTTTTATTAAATAGATTTATTTATTATACTCTTGTAATATTTCATTTAACTGATTTACAAGCCCTTTAAACCATAAATATGCATTATTTAAACTATAAAATGTAGGAGCTTCTATATCTATAGTCCATCCATTTTCAGTATGTTTTATATCTACCCCATATAATCTTTTGTATTTTCCCCATTCTGAATATTTGCCATCTTCTATATCTTCATCTATGAGTTCAACATTAGCTACAATAAATTCTTCAAATTCCTTTAGTAATTCGTTATAATATTTAACTCCATCCTCTAAAGTTTTATAAAATAGAAAGCCTTCGGTAGATAAATGATATTCATATGGTAAGGACTCTATATTAGTTTTATTTACCCAAACGGACAAGTCGCCACCTCCTAAACCATATTTGCTTTCAAAAATTTCTATGTATGAGTTGTCTATTTTGTTTTTATTCAACAAGTAGTTGATTTTATTTTTAATCTTTTTTATCATATTTAAAACCACCTCTCAAATAATTCTACTATATTACTTACAACCGACATCTGTGTAGTTACCCCTACTCCACCAGGAACACTTGTAACCTTTTTAAAATATGGATATAATTCTTTATCTATATCACCACAAAGTTTATTATTTTCATCTCTATTGATGCCAATATCTATAGCTACTGGACATATACCTGTGAAGAACGTATCTTTATATTCTTCAGGAGCGTATTTTTTTAACAGCTCTCTATGTTCTAAAGTTCCATTGAATTTATCTAAATTCCAATAGTTTGCTTGGCCTATAGCCGATATAAATATATCGCAATCTGATATATACTTTTTTAAATAACCCATAGGTGTTTTAGAATTGCAACAAATAACTGTACAACCCTCATTAATTAATAAACTAACTAAAGGCTTACCAACAATATTGCTTCTTCCAACTACAACTACATTTTTACCTTTTAAATCAATTCCTTCTTCTTTTAATATTGTCATAATTCCCTTTGGAGTAGCCGCAATAATTCCACTCTCATCACCTATAACAACCTTGCCTTTGTTTACAACATGGAAACCATCAATATCTTTATTAGGATCTATTGCATTAATAACCTTATTCTCGTCTATATGTTTTGGCAATGGGAGTTGTACCATTACTCCTGTAATTGCACTACATTTATTTAACATATCTATTGTTGCTAATAGTTGTTCTTCTGTAATGTTTTCAGATAAGTGATAATGTTCTACTTCTATTCCAACTTCTTCACATAGCTTCTTTTTATTACGCACATATACATTTGATGCTTGATTTTCACCTACTTGTACAAATGCCACTGTACATCCTGTTAAATCCTTTTGTTTAATTTCTTCTATGTATTTATCTCTTATTGCTTTACAGTTTATTATATTACTCATTTCATTATCTCCTTTTTATTAATTTTTATAAAACTTCAATTTTATTTACAATATTTTTGAATTGTTTATTATTTTACTATAATTTTCCCGCATTTCATACACTTATAATGTACCACCTCTTTCGGAATTTTAGAGTATACGTGCCAACAACGACCAGTTAATTGTTCATATATTTTTTCTAACATTTTATATCCTCCATATTTTAATTTTTAATGTGTCGTAATCTCATACACCACCATAGCCAAATGTTTATATAAACAAAAAGTATTATCTACTTGATATTGTATTGTTTTAACTTCTTTGTCTTTGCAGAATTCATTTAATTTATCCTCTAGTTTTGTAATAGATTCAGCCGAAAATGTTCTTATTTTAGTTTGTTTTGTCATTGCTATATCCTCCTTTAAGCTAATAATTTTATATATTCCCTTTTATTTTGCAACTGCATTTGTTTAAAATCTTCAGGTTCAAATCCTAATACTCTAACAATTTCCTTTTCACTATCATTCATATCATCATAAGGCTTATCAGCAAAACCTTCACCTAACCATGACTTTCCCCTACCTGCCATATAGTTAAACATAGCTAAATGCTTTTTGTTTTTAAAATAAATGTGCATTGTACCCTTCTTAAATGTAGATATAAGAAAGTGTTCAGTTTCAAACTTTTTACAATGATTTGTTATAGCCTTATAAATCTCACCCTGATATTTCAGATCATCTTTATTTTTAATTCCTGCTATGTTGTTAAATATAATATTTAAATCAACAAATATTGCAGGGATTTGAGTACCATAAGAGTTGGGATTAGCTATATAACAAGGGATTATTACTCTGCTATTAATAGCAAAAGCATTATTGGATTTAAATCCATCATATCCCCATGTAGTTTTACACCATTCTGAATCAGTATAGTTATATTTCCTAGTGCAATCATCAAATACTTTAGCTACAGTCTTTTCGTAACTATCTGGTATAGCATTCATTAATTCATTATAGAAATAATACAAGTTATCTAAATTAAAAGCTATATTTCTATTTGCTTGCATATTTGATCTGAAATTATCTTTTAGTTGACTAGGCAACATTGACTCAAAATCTGTTTCATCTATAAATTTACGCCAAAATTTCTGATTCATTTCTTCAATAAAAGTGTTAATGTTTAATGCTTTTGGATTACAATAATCTTTGCATATTGATAATTCATTATTTAAACCAAATCCACTTAGTAATTTATCAACCCGCATCTTTTCTTCAAATAGTTTTACACTAGATTTAACACATAAATCATATTCAAACACTAACTGTTCTAGCTTATTTTTCTTTAATGCTACTGCATTAACATCCTCTATTTCTATATTAGGACAATCTCTTTTAAATTCTCTTTCAAACATAGATTCCTTATTCTTCATAGGAATATCAATATAAATCAATGCTATTTTTACATTTGTTTTTCTTTCTGTATCATCAGTCGTAAATGCTTCTTCTATGTATTCTATATCAGCATTATATTCTTCTAATAATCTTTCTAAATATTCTCTATCATTACTATATGCATTTTCTAACATTGTAGCTGAAGTTATTGCAACTATTTTACCACCTATTCTCTCTTGTATCTTAATACATTTAATTAAGTGCTTGCTACAACAACTAAATGGTAGATTACAGAATATTAAATCGTAATACTTTTGTGGTTCATAATCCATAAAATCACCATGATAAGCTACATTTATACCTTTATTTCTTAGAATAGCTACTAGGCCATCTTCTATTTCAACCGCATCAAACTTAATATCACAAGTCTTTGAGCCACGACACCAAAACCCGTTTATTTTTTGTCCTTTCATATATCTATTCTTCATACCTTCTATTAGATGTCCAGCTCCTGCCGAAGGCTCAAGAACATGTTTAACTTCATGCTTCCAATTATGCCCTAACTTTTCAATCATTCTATCTAATAGATGGTCGGGGGTCGGAAAATAATCTTGATTATAAAACTGATCCATATTTTCACCTCTTTTATATGTTAATTTTATTATCTTCGTATTGATTCTCACCTAAATATAAATCGTCTGATTTCCCAGCAGTAATCAAGCAACATACAGCCGCAATAAGCATTATTAAAAATATCGCTATCAATAATATAAAAGCTATTAATTTAATCATATTTATTTACCTCATTTATGTATTAATTATAATATTTTGCATAAGCTTCTATGAGCTTGTCCGATAATTCGCTATTAAACCATTCTTCATATGTTACTATATCATCTGATTGTAGATTAGCCAATTCTATACTTTCTTTATAGTTTTCTTCGTCTGCGTAATATCTAGCATATTGTAATTCTATTTCTTGATCTTCTGTTATTTGCGTCAGTCTTGAATTTTCCTCTTTCAATTCTTTTATTTGTTTCTTTAAATATGAATTTTCATTCGCCAACTTTGTTAATAATTCTTCTGGCCTTGTATAACTCCCCACCATCTTAACCATTTTTAAACTCTCCTTTTAATCTATTAATTTTACATATTGTGTTTGTATAGCTATTATATAGCTTGCTTTTAATTTTGTCAATCAATTTTATTAATTTATATTTTTAGTTATTTAATCAGTAATTTTTACCATCCCATTCAGTATTGCTATGGATTTTTCAATTCTAAACTGATTTATTATATTTTGGATTCGTTCTCCTTTCCTACATTCCCTTTCTAGTTCATACTTATGTCGTCTTTATCATCTCTAATTATTGACTTCCATGTAGGAAAACGTAAGCCAATGGAACCATTTTTATTCTTGCTTATCTCAAAATAACCTATGGTAACTATCTTATTTAATATTAACTCAGGATTGTCCCAATACAATTTACGTTCAAAATCAGAAAATCCGCTTCCACAATCGCATCTATATAATTTACCTTCGTATTCGAACTCAACTGTTATAGCCCCTAATTTATTTGTGTTCTTTCCTGTTCCTTCTATGACATCAACACATCTCATATCTCCATCCAAAAATGCTTTAACTTTCAAAATATCTTTAGTTCTCTTGCAGCTATATCCTGAGTTTGCTATATTAATCATTATACCTTCCTGATTATTCGAAATAGCTTCGTCTAATAATTTAGTTATCATATTAGCATCTTTTCCTATATATAAAGCAGGAACTTCAATTAACCACTTTTTATTTTTAATTAAATTAGAAACTTTTTGTTTTCTTTCTATGCAAGGAGTAGGATCATAACCTTTATTAAATCCATCTAATTCAATACAATCGAACACATGGAACTCTAAATTTCTCTTCTCGCCTTTCTTCCTAGCAACTTTCATAGTTTCTCTAAACAATTCATCTGAAGGTAAGTTTTTATCGTTTTTAAGAATTAATTCACCATCTAAAACAATTCCATTTGGGATATCTTTAAATTCTTCTTCTAATTCAATTAATCCCTCCATTACTTTACCTTGTCTAGTTTTAAATTCAACCTTATCTTTGTTTTTAATAGCTACAAGTCTATTTCCATCAAGTTTAGTAGACAGAATAAATTCTTTTCCATCCAAGAAACCTTCTTTTTGTTTAAAGAAAGATTCTGCTAGCTGAACACCGAATGTAGGTATTAATCCAGGAATAGCTTTATTTATTGATTTTACATTTATTCCTATCTTTAAATCATTTGATATTATATTAATATATAAATCACGTTCTTCTTCATCATATAAAGAAAGAAATTCATATGTTTGTTCTCTTAGTTTATCATTGATGTTGCTAGAGGATAATTCATCTAACATATCTTTGTAGTTTTTCCAAGTTAGAATAAATTTAGTTTCATATGATTCCATAGCTTGCCTTAGTAGCTTTTCGCTAAATCCATAATTCTTATCACTATATGTATAATATAGAGTTTCTTTTAGCAATTCATTATCACTATGGTGCTTTAATATTGCTAATTTCTCATTTGTCTTTGTAGTTAATCTTAATCGATTAATAATCTCTAATACTTTTTCCATTCAATCACCTCTTAATTTATTTGGCAACTTGTACCTTATGTATATTATTATACATTGGTATTTTTATTTTGTCAACGTATTTTGTTAATTTATATTTTAATTTTTTAGAAAAGAAAAAACACCTAGGATTAACCTAAGTGTTTATGTATTATAGTAATGATAGTAGTCCTAAGATTGGTAGTATGGTAACCCATGATATTATTGATACAAATATGATTAATGCTATGAAGCAATATGCTACTCTTTTAGGATAAGTTTTAATTGTTTTATTATTTATTTTTACTCCATCTTTATCTACTGCCATGAACATGGAAAATATCAATGTTATTATAAAAATTATTAATGTCTTCATGTTATTTCACCCCTGTAGTCCCAAAACCACCACGATCTTGATTACCGAATGATTCGACTTCCTCAAATTCTATTTCTGGCATTACTTCCATTATTCTAAACTGCCCTATTTTATCTCCAGTTCTTATCCATGTTCCATTATCGTGTTTTGCTTGTAGGCAATATACAGGCATATGCCAAATATCATTATCACCTATATATGTATCATCGACAACTCCTACACTATTGGTTTGAATCACTCCCCAAGTTTTAAATGTTGAACTTCTTGGTGCTAAATGCCCTTCCCATCCTTTAGGTAATTCTAACGCAAATCCTAAATTAATCATCGCTCTTTCACCTTCTGGAACAAATGTGTCTTGGTATGCATATACATCAATCCAATTTCCTTTTGTTATTTTATTCATTCTTGTTGCATCTTGTAAATATTTGATTCTTAATTTCATAATCTACTTTCTCTCCTTTTATATATTAATTTTTATTGTTATATGTATTAATCTGTTATTTCAACTTCATACCTGTACATAGCATCATATAATTTCTTAGGGATTCTGTCCTTATATTCATCTGCTACTTGCTTAATATAATTTTCTTTAAACTCTTTATAAGCACGAAACGCTTCTACTGGATTATTAAATGAAGCTATAGTTATAACTTTACTTCCATTGATTTTATCAGTTACATTACATCTTGCTCTATAACTATTCTCACTTCTCTTATCTACTCCAGGATATCCACTTTTATTTGTTGATCTTCCTGTTTGCAAAACCATATTTATCCTTTCAGGGACTATGATACATGTATCTGGTGAATACACCTTATTATTTTTATACAATACATCTTTATCCAACCTCATTTTTTCTCCTTTGATTTCATAATAATTAGATTCCCACCACTCACAAAAGTTTTGAAAATTATACCATTCTTCACAGACTATACAATTCTTATAAGATGATGTTTTATTTTTAAGTTGTTGATTTTTATTATAACATCTAGCCAACATAGAGTGCCATTCAGTGTACAGAAACGTATCTTTTCCGTTTTCTTTTAATTTATATTTCCCTTTTCCTTTATATCCAACACCTAGCACAAATTTGTCGTTCCAATTTAAAATAGCACCTCTCTTAAAAACATCATATCTCCCTTTTTCTACATACCCGTCTTCAAACTCCACTGTAATATTATAAGGAGAATTATATTCTATTATTTTCATTTTACTGCCGTATTTATTTACTTTCTCTTCTCCTAACCTATTTAACATACTTCCTCCTATTTTAATCGATGGACTACTTGATTAGAACTCCCACACCATTGAGGTGAAGGCACGCTTAATTCTTCTATGTATTTACCATCAACCAATACATCTATATCCTCGAAGCCATCTAACATATCTACATTCGATTTAAGATATCCTGTATATACCCATATTGTTTTATCGGGGAATTTAACTTTTATTTCTTTAATTAATTCTAATACCTCATTTCTATTTGAAGTATGAAGTGGATCTCCGCCAGAAAAAGTAATTCCACTTACATAGTCTTTTGATAATTCTTCAAATAATTCTTTTTTTGCGTACTCATCGAATGGTATACCGCTATGGACTGACCATGTTTGAGGATTTTGACACCCTTTGCAGGCATGTTCACAACCTGATACCCAAAGTACCACACGAAGACCGTCACCATTTAACATGTCAGTTTTAGTTATATTATGATAATTCATATTTTTTACCTCCTTATACAGGAGAGATAAACTCTCCTATTATTTTAATTTTTATTACATAGAAATACGATCGGCTATTTCTGACATTTTAGCTTCATTTAATCTTGTATCGCCCTTTACTCTTGAATATGAAAGATAGCCATTCATCCTGTCTATCTTAGTTAAATTCTTACTTCCACACTTAGGGCAAACATCCATATTTAATTCCTGATGTCCACAATCATCACAAAAACTTAGTGCAAGATTTACGCCTTCATAGAAGCCCAACTTCATAGCTCTCCTTATTAATGTTTTAATTGCTTCCTTATTATAATCTATTGGATATTTAACATATTGTATTTTACCACCATTAAATAAATTCCAGAATCTCTTTTCTAAGTCTTGCTTTTGGATAGGATTAATATCTTCTCCTACCCAACAATGAAATGAATTACTTGTATATGTTTTATTAGATATTCCCTCAACATATCCATATTTTTCATTAAATTGTTTTACTTGAAGACCACATAAACTTTCAGCAGGAGTCAATCGGTACATATATTTCTATATTCTTACGTTTCCGACTGCAACATATCTTCATTGCTGCTAACAATGCTACCAGTTTCGACTATGTACCTATCTCATAGTCTACTCTACTCGGTTACTCAATATAAACTAGCTTTAATTTATATTTACCCTTTCGATGTCCTCTAAATCTTGTTTTTGACAAGACACGGTATTACCATATCCATATAGGACTTAGGCTCTCTTACCACCTTAGCCTTTTGGCTTAGTTGACCGTTAGCATTACTATTAAAGTAACACACCCCTTGGTAGGGTTTAGTAGTTTAAACACGGCTACATTAACCGTAAACTGCATAAAGTATATCATCTTCATATTTAAATACTTCTATTTTTTCATTTATATATTCCATAACCTCTAAAGCGAATTGACCATCTTCTACTAATGATTTATTATTATGAAGCAATTGCAATTCGTTTAATGCAGTAACTCCATAACTATAGGTCATTGCTTTTAATAGAGGTTTAATTTTGTCATTTGCTTTTAATTTGCCACCTAAGAATCCACCTTCCATAAAACCTAATGGATTTGTAGATGCTTTCATATTTCCTAAATACTCATTTGTTCTTATATGTATTCGCCTTATCATTTCTAAGTAATAATCTAATACTTCATAAAAATCTTTATTCTCAACTTTAGCCTTTTGGTAAATCATCGGTAAATGTAGTGTTATAGCTCCGCAATTAAACCTTGATGTAAAAATAGGTTTATCATTTTCATCTGCTGGATCTATACCCCCTCTTTCGAACCAAGGGCTAAGAAATGCTCTACACAAGTTTATCCATTATTTCTAATGGCTCGGACTATATCTTATATGTTAACGCTTCAACATATCCTCCCATTTCGGATTTTACTCCTACGATAATCGGTTCTCACTAATAAGTTCGTATTAGCTACCCTTTCTCTAGTCTCTGAACGTTTCCTGTTAAGGACTTCGCTGCTGATTGCCATGTCATCTCTGATTTAGGTTTCCAGCAATTAAAGAGGTTTTATATGAGCTGCTATTCAACCCATAGGATATACGACTTCTCCATATTTTTTATACATTTCACCTACATAAGAATCACCAGTTAATGAAAGATAATCAGGGTACATTGATTTTTGGCTACAAGATATTGCAACCTCAAAAACATCTTCTAATTCTTTTCCTGATCCATGTAAGTTTTCATCATATAAGAAAATTAATTTAGGGAATAAGACAGGTTTTTTATTTCCTTCTTTTCCTTGTCCTCTCCTTCTTACATTTAAAGCTGCTATGGATACCATCTTTTCAAATCTACTAGTACCTAAACCTAATGCGAAACTAGTGAAAGGATAGTCTCCACGAGAACTTGCTACAGAATTTAATTTATATTCTAACCCTTGTAATCCTTGTTCTAAGTCTCTATTAGCTTTTTCTAATGCAATTTCTTCTGCTTTTTCAGAATTTAATCCATATCCCAATAATTCATCTTTATATATTTTATAGCTTTTCTCTACATATGGGGCTAATAAATCATCTATTCTAGTTGACCAACCCCCGTATTGCATACTAGCACTCATCATTATTATATCTCCGAGAACATCACAAGCAGTATCTATAGTCTTTGGTTCATTGTACCATAAGTTACCCATTTCAAATCCACCGGTCATTACTGCTTTAGTATCAAAAAGACAACAGTTAAACGTATCCCTTCTAGCTGATTTATCGTGTATGTATATGTATCCATCTCTACAAGCTTGTCTTTCTTCTGTAGTTAAGAAGAATTTATTATATAGCTCTTTATTTAATTCATTATAAACCAACGATCTTTTTGTACTAACTAATGTGCTATCTGTATTAGAATTCTCTTTATCGCCTCTGTACATTATACTTTGAGCTTTATTGTAAACTTCATCGAGCATACTTACAAAATCTATCTTATAGTTTCTATATTCTCTATAACTTTTTGCTACTTCTTTATTTATAAATTCTAAAGACTCCTCAACTATGTAATGTAAATCTGCAACATCTATTTCGGTAGTTCCACTTTGTTTTAAGTATTCTTCTACTTTATCGCATATGCTGTCTAGCTCCTGTTGAGTTAATTTCACTACGCATCTACTTGCACTTTTGTTCACTGCATTAACTATTTTTCTTCTGTCAAATTGAACCTTTGTACCATCTTTCTTAATTACTTTAATCATTTAAACAACTCCTTTAATATTTTAATTTATATGTTTAACTGGCTGATTCCCATCGTTCAGTTTAAATAAAATTCGATTTTTATAAATTTTCCTTTATGTATACATAAAACTTTCTTAAATCTTCTAATTGTGAAAATCTCATGAATCTACACTCATCGCTATCAAGATACATTATAAATAAATCTTCTAATTTCTCATGTAACTTATCCTTGTTTTGTCTAGCCATTCTTTCTGCGGTAAATTTATTAACTCTTCTTCTATCTTCTTTTAACTGATCTTCTTTAATTAAATCTTCCATTATTCAATCCTCCTGTTCACAATATATTTGAATTGTTCACTAATATTTTGTCAATATTCTTCTTCTTAGCTCCTTGCTTGAAAGACACTTGATTTCTTTTAATGCTTTTATAACTAATCTTCTTTTTACTTTTCTATTTTTACTTTTCTTAGCCCAATTAATATAAAATATTGCTTCTGGATATAGCTTTCTTGCATTTATAGATAACTTCATAATTTCACCTTCCCCATATTTAATTTATTTTTATAGGCTTCTCTTCCTACTGAATTATAGGTTAATCCTACTTTGCTACAATTCTCATTCCGATAACACCCACAGCTTACGCTACTTTTTAAACACCTATGTGTCATATAAGTTATATTTCCACATTCACATTTACATTTCCAAACTACAGCTCTGGACACTCTTCTGTCTGTATAACCTATAACAGTAAGCCTTCCAAACTTTTTACCTATAAGGTTATTTATTGCTTGTGCCATTTTATCCTCCTTTTAACTCGCAATAATTTCAAATTGTTCTTTTATTTATAATATATAGTTGCTGTAGTAGTTGTATTCTTCACCATATTAATTAATTCATTATAGCTACCAGCTTCAGGAACAAATACATCTACTATAATGGTGTTATCATCTAACCACTTAATGGCTCCACCACTGTCAACGTTTTTGAAAAGTGTATTCCCTCTAATTTCTTTATCAAATTCTATGTAACTTCCATATGTAACATCACTAGGTAGTGCAACTATAGGTTCACTATGACTACTTAAAGGAATACCCTTTTTATCATTATATCCACCTTGAAGAGTTGTGCTATCAGCATAATAAAATGTTACTTTGCAATTAACTTTAACTATCTTGCTCGGTTCATATCCTAGCTTGTTAATTAATTTATTCTTTTCTTCTTCCTCAATTCTTTGCCTTTCCAACTCTTCTTGCCTTAATCTCTCTTGTTCCGCTTCGATTCTCTTCTGTTCTTCAATTTTATATTTTTCATAAGCTTGTACTTTTTCATTCATTTCATTTCTATAATTTTTAAATTCGTACAAATCGACATCAATTAGTTGCCTCGCTACCGAATCAGTTTTTGCTGCTTCTACAAATGGAATTATTATCCCACTACTAAAAAATAGAGTCAGCATTAGCTTTTTCATTAGCATTTCTTCACCTCTTTATTTTATTAATTTTTATTCATTTAATATGTATGAACAATCCTCGCATCCTATTAACACCATATGTTCATTAGCTGGAAATCCTTGATGCTATCCTCTGTCTTCATCCCATTCATTTATTACTGTTAAGTCTTCGCCACACAAAGGACATCTCGGTTCATCTTCTAATGCATAATCTTCTTTTAGCTTATCTAATGTGTACGCAAACTTCTTTGAATCTTCATGAATATTAAATAATAGTTCATTTACATTTGTTATTATTTCTTTCTTGTTATAATCAAAATGTTCTGCTATAATTTCAAATAACTCATTTGCAATCATCTAACCACCTCCTGATATTATAGTACCATATCTTTCTTATTCTTGTCAACTTATTTTATTAATTTATATTATATTTTTTTATTCTTCATATCCATAGTTGAAATGACTTGATCTATTTTCTAAATCGCTCACATAACCTAAATAGTCATTCATATGCAAAACTTTTACATTACTAATTCCATCTATTTCTCTATGCCATTGTAATTCACTTTCTATTAATTCTATTAGTATATCATTTGTCATATCATCTTTATTTTCTAAATCCATTTCTAATATTACTCTCTTCATTCTAAATCTCTCCTTTATATGTACCTGCAAACATCACATTTGCCATATGTATAATATTCATAACTATCTATTTGTCTCCACAAGTCTCGCAGCTATAGTAAAAGTACTTTATATCTTTATTCTTTGGCAATGTTATATGCCTGGTTTGTTTCATATAATCACTTACTTATTTATTAATTTTATTCACAATCATTATAATATTGATGGCATTTAGGACAAACAAACATATCTGAATATATATAAGTATGATTTATTTCTCCACAAACTTCACAAGTCCATTCATACATCTCAATTCTTTTTAATTTTTCTTTCTCTATGTATAGTTCTTTTTCTTCTCTCATTGAATAGTCGAAGCCCTTCTTTTTGTAATGACTACAAGTATAACATTCATCTGAAATATTTGAACCACAACTACCATCTTTTTCGCCATAAGCACCATAATTACATCTACAACCTCCAGATCCATCTTTGTATGTTTTGAGATATACATTTTCACAAGTAGGGAATCTTTCTTCATAAGCTTTTATTTCTGAAGGCGAATACATTCCATATTCTTTATATATACTATCTGGTGCAACCCCTAATTCAACATCTATCCAATCCTGTGATTCCATTGGATATGAACAAGCTCCCCTAGCACATTGATTTTCAAACAACTCTCTTCCTTGTATTGGCAATGATTTTACAAATTCAAAAATATTATCTTCATATTTATAATCCTCACAATAGCCATCAATTAACTCTGGTTCTTCATTAAACCATATACCTAACTCTTCATGATTGCAATCGTCGCATAATTGAAGAATTGTATTAAAGTTATCAAATCCACTACCATATCCTCTATATCCTAATGTATATGTATGCGTATTATCCTTTTCCTTTAAACATTTAAAACAAATCTTTTCATTATAATCTACTGGTTTAATCTTATTGCTCATTTTACCCTCCATTTTTATTAATTTATTTAAAATCTCAATTTTATTTATTCCAACACTTCCTGCAGTGTTTATCCCAAACTTCTTCTCTTAATTCTTTATCAGATGAAAAACTATCATGATAATGAGGGCAAACATAATCTCCTGTGAAACTAAAACAGTTGACATCTATGACCATCATCTTTTTATTTATATTTTCTTTATTAAAATATGTATTCTGGATTTGAGTATTTACCTTCCTAAAAGCACTAGCTGGTGGATGGAATGGTTTTGTAGTGTCAATTCTCTTCATATCTTCTATATCTTCAAAATACTCTTTTTGTGTATACATAAATTTATCACTCCCTTTAAAATTAATAATTTACTTAGCATCTCCTCATAAAATCAACTAAATCTCTTAAACCATCTCTAGCTAATTTTACTTCTTTATTACCTTTCATTTGTTCTTGTAATAGATTTGTGCTTATTTCTTCAACAATACCTGCACAATATCTAATCCTTGTTTTCAATTCTCTTATTTCACATTCTAATTCCATTTCTTTTATACTCACTATTAACACCTCTTTGCTTTATAAATTCTAAGAATTTTAAATCTTCTTCTTGTGGTTCAAATCCATCATAGGAAACCTCATCCTCTATGATATTGTTATTTTTATTTAATTTTCTAATATCTTCTAGACTCATTTAATCCCTCCAATATTTTATCTAAAAATCTCTTTAATTCTTTTGCACATTCTCTGACATCACTATATTTACCGCAATCAAAAACAGGTATATTATAATCTTTGGCTATTCTAATTGCTTGACCTGTTCCTCCATTACCTTTACCACCTTTAGTCCAACATATTACAAAGTCACTAGGAGAATTTAAGTCATTGCCTAATATCTGATGAGAGTTTCTTGCTTGAAGTTTTTGCGCGCCTTGAGATAGATAAGTCCATCTAGGATGATACTTCTCTGCTATTTCAAAAGCCATTTCATCTTTAACTATTAAATTAGAATTACTACCTTCAAATCCCTTCCAAGGCAAATATATCTCTTTATGTATTGCACCTAACTCAAATGCTTGGTCTGAACCTTTTGCACCACCTGAACGTAGCACACAATCTTTAGTTGATAAATATTTAGCTACTCTAGTAAATAAATCTAAAAATTCTTTTGGTGTTTCTCTTGATCCTATTCCTGCATAATATAACATAATTACTCCTCCTCCAATAAATCAGGATTTTCATAGATGTTGCCCACAACTTCAAAGTATATCCAAGTTTCATTATAATAAGGCTTAAATGTATTTAGATAAAATCTACCATTGTCAAACTTTACGACTCCATACATATCGTCTAACCCATCTCTAAAGAAGTCGTCATAAACCCTTAGTATATCACCTTCATATATTTCTTTCCCATTTTTATCTTTTAATCCTGTGTATTGAGTTAATTCAAATCTCTCATCAATTTCATTGTTGTTTAATGCACTTATAGGACTATTCAATACGATATCTCTAAACCTCTTATAATGTTTATCCCATGCTCTAAATTTAATTTCTCTACTCATTCAATCACCTACATATCAATTTCTACTTGTTCTTTTTCTGTATAAGATATATTATCACTTCTACTTAAAATTCTATCTAAGACAATCTGAATATCTTCTATATCTTCCTTGGTTGTATCTTGCCTTATTTCAATATCCCAATCTTCATACATATTTTGATATTCACGTTCTATAGCACTTTCAAGCATATCGTATGCATCTATACTAGCCTTATATTTATTTGAAGTATATACTTTGTTTCCTCGATGTTCTTCTATTTCATTTAAGTAATCTTCTTTTGATATTACATGGCCATAACTCCCCATATCTACAATTAACATTTCATCATCTTTTAATTCACTTAACTTAATCATAATATCACTTCCTTATTTTAATTTTTAGTTATTATACATTAATTCTAATAATTCATTCTTGCATCGGTATTTACTTTTATTCTATATATAAAACTTTAAACATTCGTCATAAGTCCCTTCGAATATCTTTCTAACACTATGTATGTGTCTATCCGTACTTTTATAAGATACTACTTTAAACTCTTTCATATACATACCTATTTAATTTATTTTTAACTATATAAAACAACTGATTTATTTACATTCTTATATAACATATTGTTCCTAAAAATATTGCCAATATAATCCAAAATGCACCTAATGCAATCATTACATATTTAAAACCATCCCCATAGCTTAATTTCATTATTACTCCTCCTACTAATCTATATTTTAATAATCTTTTAATTTGCACCAATTAGGAAATACACCATAGTGATATTTAACCATATCTTCCTTTGCAATATTCTTTCTTTCAAAATCACAATAATATCCATTTCTAAAAGTACATTCGGAACAATCTGATAATATTAAAATTTTACCTTCTCTCATACTTCTACCCCCCCCTAATCAATTAAACTTTCTTTATTGCATTTTTAATAGCAAAATATAATTCTTCAGCATAATCTTCTTTCATGTGATCGTAACCCCATATTTCTGTGCCTAACATTAATTCTTTTGCTTTCTCTAAACAATTCTCTAAATTACATTTTAATTCATCTCTTAATCTATCGTATTCAGTATAAACACTCATTCTTTAATCCTCCAATTCTAATAGAATTCTTCTTTTATATTAATTTAAACTATCTAAATCCTATTTAAATAACTACTTTTGAAATCTGATCTTATCGTTTTTGTTTATCAAATTTATCTAATAAATCATTTACTATGATATGTGGATTCAATTCATCGAACTCTTTTATACCAAATGATTCTGAAATTGTTGTTAATTCATCGAAATATATTATTTCTATAGAAAATACATAATCCCATCTTTTATATAGGTTTATAAAACAACTATTACCAGTCTCTTCTAACAATGTTTGTATGTATTTTAATTTATTTCCCTGACTTTTACTCATTTGATTTGTATTATCGCCTAACTTCTTGCCACACATAGGACAATAATTTATTTCCACTTCATTACCTTTATAGCTATCACTATTTATTAAGCATATCTTCCCACTATTATCACCATATCGCTTGTAAGTACCACCTTCACCTATATAGATGCTATTACCATCAGATGTATACATTATTGTTTCTTCATTACCGTTGCAGTATTTGCAATCTTCATTATTATTTTGAGATTTTAACAGTTCATATCTTTCTTTGCTGATATTATCATATTTCTCCATCATTTTATTTAACTGTTCAACCTGTTTGGCATTGGCAGTTATTAACTTAGTGTATTCTTCCATTGTCATTGTTACTTGCATTATTCATTCCTCCACTCTTAAATTTATTATTTTCTATATAATTATCAAACTCTTTTAATAAACCACTTGTGTATTTATGAAGTTCTGTTAGTGATCTATATAACATCTTCTTATCTTCAGACTTTTGTGTGCAATCAAATTCTTTCATAAGTATATCTAATGTTTTATATAGCTTGGATAATCTCCTGGAATATTTGAAACTTTGTATGTATATTCTAATTAATTTCTTTATCATTAATAACTTTTCAACTCCTTATTCATTTCTTTGATTTTAGCTTTTAAATATGCGATTCTATATCCTACCTTCTTATCATATTCATCTTCTTCTAAACATTTAGCAATTCCTTTGATTCCACTATTTAGAATTACTACTGTAACTTTATCACTATATATTACTCTCTTAACATCTTCATCTGTTTTAATTTCTTCTATGTGTTCTTTAAAATATTCCTTAACTTCTTCTAATTCAAATACGCCCACACCTATTTCATTATTAATTAAAGACACTTTATTTGCTGATATATGTTTAATTTTAAATACTTCACCTTTCTCTATGACTCTAATTCCACAATCTAAATTCTTTATTAACTCTAATTTCATTCCTACTTTTAATTCCATTTTACATTCCTCCTAATAATTAACCTTTAATTCATTTATTTTAGCCCACTTTTTAATAAAAGCCGACTCTTCTTTGCTTAAACCTCTATTTGCATATCCCCTAGCTTGGCATACTTCACCATTTTTTACTTCAATGGTTACTAATGATTCATCAATAATATCTGTATATCTCATAAATAATATTAATGTATCTCCATTTGCTACTCTCTTAACATATGATGCAACACAATGCGATTGATTAATCCCTTCATCAACTATATCTGAACTTGTTTCAGGTAATATAATGCTATATTTTTTATCACTAAATTCCAATTTCTTATTCTCTTCAGTAATCTTAAATATTTCTAAATCATCTTTGTATTTTCTCCAAATGCTATATCTCATTGATACCTTATCATGTTCTGTTTTTAAATATTTAGGATATTTATCCTTTATCTTGCCTTTCATAGCATTTGTCATTGATAAATAATCCCTATAGTCGTTATAAATGTCATTTTCTATAGAATCTATTCCTTGAGAATATAATCCTCTTACTATGTAATCTATAAGTGTATTTATATTACAATTATAACCCTTTGCTAAAGATAACATTTGAGTTGTATAATATCCACTTAATTTAGTCCTATTTAAGTCATACATAGAATCTATTAAATATTTAGCATTATTAAAGTTATACTCATTATTTAAATAAAGTATTGCTTCTAACGTGTATCTATGTATATCGTTAAACTTTGAAAACCAATACTTTACTATTTTGGGATTAGTCTTTAATGCATTAGCTACCTCATTTTTATAATAACTACCTCTTAAATTAATTCCATGTCTTGTTAGAATCCTCTTAGTTTCATCTGTAAACATATTATAAAGGTTCTCAGTATAACAATTTTCAGTCCATTTTACCTTTTCAAAATTCATCCACATTCCCATATCTCTTAAAAATGCACTTATTTGCCTTTTATAGTTATTCATATCTAACTGAATCACAGTATCATCGCCATTATTTTTTATATAATATAAATCTTGACTCACCAAAAATACAAGATCCTTATCTGTTTTAGATGTTTTTCTTTTTATTACAAAATCCATATCATTCTCTAACACCAATGAATAATTAACCTTGGGCGCTACTGCTTTTTTACTCATAGTAGTTGGTTCTTTAACTTTACTTAAATCTATAATAAAATCTTTTACCTTAACTGTTTGTTCCATAATCATACTCCTTTTTATTTAATTTATTTTTCAATAAAATGTCGTTTTTATTCCATATGAACACAGCCTATTTCAAAAATTTCATCACAATGTTCACAGGTGATTAGTTCACCTTCCCAATCACACCAATACTCACCGATCATACTTCTAGTAAATTCATCGTAATCAATTTCTATTTCTTCATCACAATGAGGACAACACATCTTTACCCAAGTCGGTTCACATATAACTTCTAAATCTGTTTTTAATCTTTTATTCATTTTCTACCTCTCTAATAAAATTACTTCTTCATCATTTTCAATTCTAATTATCTTATATATATTAGAGTTTACCTTAAAATCTGCTAAGTACTGATTCTCTTTCTCTTGGTTGTGTTCACTGAATGTTATAGTAGTTCTACAACACTTCTCTTCAGCAATTAATTTAATCATTATTGCTCACCTCGTCTTTTATTTCTTTGACATCATTACTAAATGAATATCTGGTAGTTCCTTCTAAAGTTATATCTGCATAGTAATCAATCTTATTTCTACAACTATTACAATATCTTTGAAACTTTACGTAATTTTTACCTTCATGTGTTATTAGTGAATATTCACCTGTTCCATTCCCTAATTGCACTTTACATTTAGAGCAATAAGGTTTATTATCAATTATTAAAGCATTCATTCAAATCACCACCTAATTATAAAATACTGTATTAATACAATAATTTAATGTTCTAAGCTCAATTTGTAGTTCTCTATAGGTAGAATCATTCTTTAGGTCATTCGCTCTTTTCATCAACTCTTGTCTCTCCATGCTACCCTTCTTCAACTTCTTAGCTTCATCTCTAAGTTCTTTTATGACTACATCATAATCTTCTATGTATCTTTCTACTTTACTTCTTCTTTCTGTTAGGTTATAATATGCCTTTACATTCAACTTTATCACCTCTATTTTGTTAATTTTTATTTATATCTGATATTTCTTATTACATCATTCCTGTAATTGCTCCTTACTGTATCTGCTAAAGCCGTCATATTCTTAGATATTTCATTTATTTGATTTATAGCCATATCTCTTAATTTAGCTATACTTTCTTTTTGCTTTTTAATTTCATTTTGTTCATTTAATAACTTTTGTAAATCTCTTGCTAATATGTATCCATCTGCTGCATTCATCTTCATAACCATTATTATATCTTGAACTTTTCTAACTTCACACCCTATCAAGCGATGCTTCTCACATAATTCTTTGTGCCTATCTAATATTCCTTGGTATTTAGTCTTTATATCTTTTAATTCATTAAAGTTAATATCTTCATCTATGTATTTTCTAAACTTTTCTAAGAAACTTAAATACTCTTCATCATTCATCATTCCCTTTTCTTCATTACATCTTTTGCAGCTTACTACTAGATTGTCTAATGTAGTTTGTCCACCTCTGCTTATTGGAACTTTATGATCTATTGTTCTATTTTTAGATTTCAATGGATCACCACAATAATAACAAGTTGTGTTTTCTTCTTTTACCTTTTCAATTAGTTTTAATTCACTTAAAGTATAATTTCTTTCTGCCATATTAACCACCTCATTTATTATTTTATTTACTTGATGATTTAATTATATACCCATATTATACCTTTGTCAACCTATTTTATTAATTTATATTAAAAAATTTAAAAAGAAAAGACAGCCGTTAAGCTGCCTTGAATTTAGATATAAAATTCTTCCATAGTATCTAAGCACAAACAAGCTAATTTACCGTTTGCTTTCTTAAATACACAAAAAAACATAGTGAACTATATTATCTTTTAGGATTATAGTTGCACCATCCTAAGATTGTTCCTTTTTTGAGATATTTTATTACTGTAATAACACTTCTAATTCCCCATTCATTATTTTCTGCAATGGTTGTTGTAGTCTCCCACTCCTCTTTATTATTCCAATAATCACATACTTCCCTGACAATATTCTTCAGTGCAAATTCTTCACACTTTAGCCAATCAATTTTAGATAAATTAAGCATATCTACCAATTTACTATTTAATATAGAATTCTTAATCCATTCTAATTCACTATATCTACAATCTATAACAACGTAATGCTCAATACCATTTTCTTTTGCTAATTCCTTTTTAATTCTATCGTTCTCTTGAATATCACATGCTTTACCCCAATTACAATCTTCATAGTGTTGTATGCCATGAGTTTCAATTATCATATTATATTCTGGTATATAAAAGTCATATCTTTTGTCTCCGCACCATTCAAATGTTGTCTTTGTTAATTGACTTTGAAATTCAACATTTAATTGATTTAGCGCATCATTTATAAATTTTTCAGGATAACTAATTCCATCTCCACAACTACAACCTATGGATTTATTTTTGTATATTTTATCAATCGAAACCAATTTTCTTTTCTTGCAATCAGGACATATAACTTCTATCTTTTTCCCACTAGACTTAGTAAATTTTCTTGCATCTTCTTCAGATACACCTAAATCACACATCCATCTATCAGTATCCCATATTGTATTTATGCCTAAAACAGCAGATCTGTTGTAGCAACAAGAACATCCAACACCCTTACTTAAGCTTCCCTCTACAATCCATCCCTCAGTCCAACCACATTTATTACATGTATATTTATAGTATTTATCATTTATAATACTGTTTGCATTAGAATGTTTTCTCTCCCTATATTCTCTATCGGTTATGATTAAATCTCTATTTTCGCTTATAATATTGTTATTGATGTTATATTTAAAGTTTTTTGTATACTTCGTTAGCATCTTCCCAAGTTTACATTTTGATAATTTATCAGTTTTTATTTTAAAAAATTCATTATTCAATAAATTTTTTATAGTTAAAATTCCATTATCATAGTTAATAATCTCAACTTCTCCTTCAATATCATCATAGATAAACGGTACTTTGATTCCCATACTACCCTTCCAATCAATAATTTCTTTATCTATCCTCATTTTTTTAGGTAAATTATCTAAGAAAACTTTCCTCATATCATTCACTCCTTTTATAATTCATCACCTTCATTAAAGTTAATTAACTCTAACATATTTATAAATTCATCGTAACAACCATGTATATCACTCATTACATATTTCATTTAATCACTCCTATTATTTTAATTTTTATAAAACTAGACTTTTATTTGAAAATTTAACTATAAAATATTATTTAAATATGTTTGTTTATTTTTTATTTCTCTTTTTTTGATCGCAGTTCTGATTGCTGTATTTTTACCAATTAACACACAATACTTTTTAGCTCTAGTTACCAATGTATATAATAATTCAGCATTTAATAAAACATATGCAGATGAGTCTATAGCTCCAATTACAGTTGAAAATCCAGAACCTTGACTTTTATGTATTGTAATTGCATAGCCTAACTCTAAACTCTTTGCGCCTTTTGCATCTAATATTAATTCACCAATACCTATAAAGTCTACTGTAATTAACTCACCATCTATATCTTTAACAATACCCATATTTCCATTAAAAACGGGAACTTCAATACCATCTGCATTTTTCGATTTATAATTATTTTTAGTATTTATAACTTTATCCCCTACTTGAATAGTATAAAATCTTTCCTTATCTAGCGACACAGTTATATGTTTTCTATTTGAATTAATGGGATTTATTCTTTTTTGAACTTCAATGTTAATTGCATATGTTGAGAAGTCTCCTCTATTTCTCATTGGTGCTATTATTTGGGTTTCCATTAAATCATTTGTCTTGTTATACTCCCTCATGAAACACTCAACTACTTCATTTAAATGCGATTCATTCGATTTATATATATTCAATTCCATGTCTTTTAACTCACCTAATATAGTTCTACCTTCAAATGTTGAATCAAATATATTATTTTGATTTATTATATTCATTGATAATGGAATAATTCCTGATTTCATAGCTTGTCTATGAGGTTTTGTTAATTTACATGAAGTTATGGATTTTGAACTCAATACATCTGCGAATACTTGACAACTTCCAATAGGTGTTAATTGTTGCACGTCACCCATCATTACTAATTTACAACCATTTGGAATTGCCTCTAATAGACTTAAAAATAATTCACCGTTGACCATAGTAGCTTCATCTAAAAATACTGCATCAGCAATTAATTGATTCTTTTTATTGTACACAAACTCTCCATGTTGGAATCCTAATAATCTATGTATTGTGCTTGCTTCTATTCCAGTAGCCTCAGTAATTCTAACAGAAGCTTTTCCACTTAAAGCGCATGCACATATTGAATATTTCTTTATCAAATCCATCATACCCTTAGACACACTAGTTTTACCACAACCAGCACCTCCAGTTAATGCTAATACATTTGCTTTTGTAAATTCAATAATTGCATTTCTTTGTTCTTCTGTGAAATCAAATCCTTGATCTTTTTCTGTTAATTGTATTGTTTCTTCAATATTGTTTATTTTCATTTTACTTTCACTATTAGCTATTCTTAATAATTCATTTTTAATTTTATTTTCTAAATTATAATATTTTTTTAAACCAATGTACTCCCCATTTTCACTTAAATAAACTTCATTCTTTGATATTAAATCACTAGCAACCTTATTTATAACATCCTGTTCAATAAACCCAATATTATCGCTTAATTGCTTCAATAAATCACTATAATGTAAAAAACTTTTACCTATTTCACCTGATTGATTTAATATATACAATATGCAACCTTTAATTCTGTTTGGATTAGCTCCTTTTATTCCAGTTTTAGCTGCTATTTCATCTGCCTTTTTAAATCCAATACCATCTACATTTACTAACTGATATGGATTAGTTTTAACTATATCAATTACAACATCTGGTGATTTATAATAATCTACCAATCTCTTTATTAAGTTACTTGTAAAACCTAAATGGCCTAGTTCAGAATATACTTCACTGTAATCCTTACAATCTTTATATTTCTCAATTAATCTCATTGCTGATTTTACACCAATTCCTTTAATCTTACTTAAACTTTCTACATCTTCATTATCTAATAAATCTATGACATTTTCACATTCATCGTACAATCTTGCTACAACATTCTCATTTAATATTGACATTAAAAAATTCTTTTGCTTGACTTCATCTTTTAAATCAACAATTCTATTTATATATACTATTTCATATGTATTCCCAAACTTCTCATTTACATCACATAATTTACAAGATACTTTATATTTTTCACCATATTGTATTTCACAGCAAGTACCTTTTAATTTGATGTTCTTATATATATTTTCACAATTATCTATTGGTTCAATTATATCAGCGACAAATATACCAAATTCACCTGATTTTATATGAGATTTACCTTTAGGGAAGAATACCTTCCCTAACTCAACTATACATTTTACAATATTTTCTTTATTCATATTATCACTCCATTTCAGTATCTACAATTAATTTATTGTTTTTACCATAATCTCTAAGTATGATTTCATACTCATTTAACCACCAATCATAAAACTCTTCAGAACACCCTAATACATTAACACCATCCACCTTATCTATAACTTTGACTTTTGGTTTTCGTTCCATCGATTTTATATAAACAAAGTCTCCAACTCTTAATTCTAATATATTGAATATTTCTTTATTAATTTTAAGTATATTTACGACTCCATACTTTAAGTTATAAGCTATGATGGAAGGATTTTTTGTATTGTTTATATTCATTATGAAAATTAAATTTTCATCTAGTGAAGAATCTTTTATTGTTAAATCATCATACAAGTCATACTCTTGTTTTATTTTTGTTGAGATATGAATATCCTCATCTGGTAAATATTTAAATATATCTCTAAGAGCTTGTTCACTATTTAAGTTCTTATATGTATTCTTGATAGAATCATAATCGCAATTAGATTTCAATATATCTAATATTTCATCATTATTTATATCTTTTATCATTTTAGGTGTTACACTTTTCTTGCCGTATATCATTTTAAATAAATTTAAGTACTTTGATAGCTTTTTACACTTACCAAATCTATTGAATGCTTCTATATTTATATATTTCAATAGAATCGCATTAGTTATATTTGTATTTAACTTTATATCTACTAGAACATCGTAAAAATCAGTGTAATTTTTATTTAATACCTCTAATATCTGTTCTTCATTACTTTTTTTAATTTTTATAACTTTATCATTTAGCCCAAGGAAATCATTTAATTGTTCTTTGGCTAATTCAATATAATATGATCTATCTAAATAGTCTGGGCATTTTTCATACTTAACATCCTCATTAAATATAAAACATTTATCTGGAGTATTAGCTATTTTCTCTACTTTCTTTTCATTTTTTACTTTGAATACTCCTTTATCATCATCTCTTGATGAGGCAAATACTCTTAATACTTTTTCTGGTAATTTAATTCCCTCATCTCTAACAGTAAATTTATTCTTACCTTCTGTTATTTGTTTTACTGTACCATAATAAGCATATTTATATAGCTTTGATACTTTTACTATTTTTTGAAACTCCATTAAGTCGTCACAATTATTTATTGTGTCTTCTATTGGTATATCATTTACACAATAATTTATAATTGCTTTAGTTATAATAGGTAAATCGTAATCAATTGGAGACTTTTTCTTCACACAACCTTTAGATTTATAGTGACCATTTTCATCAACTATAATATAATTATTTACATCTCTTTGGTATATCTTAGCGTAAATATCAAACTCCAACTCTAACATTGTTCTTCTTTCCCATTCATGTGCAATTTGCTTTACTTTTTCAACAGATTCCATGTCTTTCATATACATGTAAACACCATCAGTATTCATCTGTAACACTTCACCTAAGTGTTCAACTTTCTCAACTAAATCTAAAAGTAGTAATTGCCCAGTAACACAAACTTGATTACTCATTCTAGGATCATAAAAAGGATTGTTTTTATCTTTCAATATACCGTAAGTTGAATTTAATACGATTTTTAGTGGAGCTTGCCTTTTATCTTTTTGTTTCTTAAACTCTAATCTTTGGTGTTTTATTTCTTCATATTTTTTAGGTTCCAATACGTTCCTACTAAGACAATTATAATTTATCATAATTGATGGATATAGGGATGCAACGTCAAAACATAATATTATACCTTCTCTGAAACAATTAGATTTTGCACCATGAACCCCACCATAAGCAAATGTTGTAGGACATCCAGCAACCTCAACTTCTAATTTTCTATCGTAAGTTAAATTCCTTGGATTTCTGTACCAATCTTGTATGTATTTATATTTATTTAAAATTAATGTTTTTGGAAATTCAAAATCAAATTCATCATCTATAGATTCTTGTTTTACAGTTCCAAGAATATGAGCTGATAATTGTGCTTTAGTTTTATTGAACATATCCATTCCTAAATCAAAAGTTTCAATTAATAATAGTTGGCTATCAAAATCTTCTTTTTTATATTCAAAAACTTTTATCGTTTCTTCTACATCATGTGTACAATATTTTATCGTTTCTTGTATTTCATCTTCTGTTAAAGGTCTATCTAAATCAAATGGTACTGATGATTCTTTAATCATACTTCCCATGAAACCCTCCAATTGTTTTAAGCTATTCATAGGATTAGCAACATCAAAATTATTTAAAACGACTTCTTTGGCATTTCTTAATAATTGATGGCCTTTTTTATCTTCTTCTATAATACCATCATTAATTTTAAATGGATCTTTACCTAATAATATTCCTTTTAAAATCCATTGGTCATATCCCCTAGAATTATACCCTATAAAAATATCATCTTTGTGTAATCTATAGTATTCCTCTAGCTCCTGTTTATTATTTAATATTATAGTTTTTTCTCTAGTTTCATAATCAATAAAAACAACCATCCACCATTTAGCTTTACTGAATACCTCAAAATCATAAGCTATTATGTCATACTTCATATTTTCATCACCTCATATTCAAGTTAACAAAATTCAATTTATTTGTCAATATATTTTATTAATTTATATTTAAAATATAAATTTTGGTTTTACTTCTGTAGCTTTATATTTATAATCTTCAATTAATACTTGTGGTGTAGTATTACCACAATATTCATTAACTTTAAATTTTCCTACTATTGTAAAAATATTATGTTTATTTTTCATTATATTATTATACTCATCTTCAGATGACTTGAACTTTATAAACTCAATTCCATTATGTATTATTTTTATAGTATTTTTATTTTTTCCCATTAACTTGATGTTATTAGAGTCAACAATAATATCTTCTATTGCAAATATAGGTTCATCTAATTTATTACCCCATATATAATCATAGCTACCTATAAATGATACAGTAGCTTTATTTAAAGATTTCTCTGTAAATATTTCATCCACGTTATATACTAATACATCACTTGAAGGAATTGTTGATATCAATTCGTATAATTTATTTATATTATATGTTGGAATTTGACATCCAAATGCAGAAGGGTGTCCTTCACAATAATTAAATAATCCAGTTAATTCGCACCATTTTCTAAAATCAGAAATCTCTTTATTTTTTGCTCCAGTTCCACTACCAGATAGTGAACTTCCAGTTTCACTTAATAGAAGTATATGTTTATTATAAGCGCTGCATAATTTATTAACTATTAATCTATTATAAGTTTTATTTTCTATTTCAGTTCCATTGACAATAATAATTTCACTATTATTTAAGTTAAATTGATTAATTTGATTTTTCATCAACTCAACTCCTTCTTCCGCAGCTTTATCTTGAACCTTTTTTAATTTTGTATAAACTCTTAATATATAATCTTCAACTGATAATTCAACTTCACCTTTACCTCTAATTTTATCTTTAAATATTTCATCTGAACCTATAAATGCCTTGAATAATATTGTCTTTATCTCTAAATCTCCTCCACGTATTATACAATTTATAGCAGGACACATGTAAAAAGCCATTCCACTTATTGTACATTTATTATTCATCGAATATGATTTAGATTTATATAGTTTCTTTAAAAGTTCATTTGAATTTACACCATCTTGAATTCTATTCAATCCTTCCAATACTAAATATCTACTTTCCAATTCTCTTAAATCAGCACTATCACTAACCATACCATATGCTAATAAGTCTAAAAAATCATCTGCTACATTTAAATTCAGTATATTGTCAATATACTTGCAAAACTTATATGTGACTCCAACTCCTGTGATTGATTTATTCCTCACATTTTTAGACATTTGATTATTTACAACACAAGCATATGGAGAATATTTATTGCATTGGTGATGATCTAATACTATAATATCCATAGCTAGTTTTTCTTTCAATATCTTATGTTGCTGTATATTTCCACTACCAGCATCAGGTATAAATAATAAATTATAATTTCCCGCTCTTATATTTTCCATCATCTCTTCAGTTAAACCATGAGCCTTATTGCTATGAATTAAATACTCTAATTTAATTGAAGGTTTTATTCGTTTTATGTAATTATATAATAAAGCTGCACTAGAAAAACCATCACCATCATTATCAACTATTATTGCAATTTTACTATTACATTTTAAATGTTCAAGTAATATATGGGAAGCTACTTCAATGTTATCATAATTATTAATATCCTCTATAACATCATCTGTTAAATTTAGAAATTTATTTACATCTTCAACACCTCTAACTTTTAACAATGATTCTAATACATTTCCGAACCCTATGTTTAATTTATTTCTTTTTTCAATTTTAAAATTCATAATATCACCCACTTATTTTAATTTTTGATTTCATTAATCTTAATAATGTTTCTTTCCCTCTATCTGTTGGACTATCTTTAAATCCTAATAAACCTTCTGTATCCCATATTACACTTACGTTAAAGTATGGTAATAATGGATTAATTATTTTTTCGCTTATATGTTTTCTCCATTTATTATATTCCTCGCTATCAACTTTTTCATATTGACGATCTAATGCAATTATCACCTCTATGACACCTAAATCTTGTAATAATTTTCTTTGAATTTTACTTATTTTAGAACAACCACATAAAGCCACTGTAAAATTATTATCTATTCCAAACATTGTAGCTGCTTGTAAAGTCCCCTTTTCAGATTCAACAATCATTACTTTCTTAGTTCTTTTTATGCAATCTTTATTTATATTTAACCCATACAAGTTTGTAGATAATGGATGATTGTACATTTCACCACAAATTGAAAAAGGAGTATATTTTCCAAAACAATCAATGTCTTCTTGAATTGTTGCTCTTTGTCTAATACCAATTAAATCTCCGTTAATACTATAATGTGGGATTACGATTGATTGTTTTAATGTAGAATACATTATATTGTATTTTTCCATAACTTCTTTTGAAATACCATCATTTATCCACTCATTAGTATAAATATTTTGAAACATATTTAATATTTTATTATTTAATACTTCATATGATTTTTCAACTTTATTTATTTTTTCATATTTACGTTTATATGAATTTATAAAACTCCAATCATCTAATACATCTGCACAATCTTGTCCAAAACCTTCTTTTATTTGAGATATTCCTAATAATGTACAAATATAATTTATACTTTGTGGTAAATTGAAGTCTTTCACCTCTGAAACTATTGCAAATATATCAGTTTGTCCACAATGAGTGTAACAAAAAAAGTGCTTCTCTTCTTTTAGATAATATAACTTATTTGGTGAATCCCCTCCATGACATATTGTATTTAATATCAATTTATCATCATCTTCATACCAAATTACGCCGCCTAAATTTTCAAGTATAATCTTGATTTGTTCACTATTCAATTTATTCTTTAATTCTTTAGCGTCCATTTGAACACCTACTTTACAGCTTAGTTTTATTTAATTCTTCTATGTATTCTTTAGCATTTGCATCTGTAGCTTCAAATTCAGTGGCATTTCCAATATAATCTAATTCAAATTCTAATATTGTCTTTTCAATATCTGATATTATTTCAAATTCAGTATTAGTAACAAAGCAATCTTTTTCCCTCATAGTACCCATGTTTAACTTTGTCCAGATTACAATTGAATTCCATTTTCCACCTCTATTTTTGAATATATGATAGCAATAATTAGGAGTTTCATAAAACCCGCTTTCCAATACAGATTTTAATTTTTTTAGATCTTGTGGAGTTGCTGGTAATGATATCACCCCATAATCAGCCTTTTCTATTATAGCTTTAGAACCTTTTAGTGCATTTGCATCCTTTTCTTCTTTCCAGTTAGATGACAATTGAGTTGCACTTCCTAAATAAATATCATATTTATTTGCCATAGCTTTTAGTGATTGAGAGAATAAGAATAGTATTTGATGTGTTTGTAATCTAACACCAGTCTTTTCCATATAATAAGAATATAATGATGGTGAATCATTTATATAATCGAAAAAAGCATATCTTATATTATAATTTAATACATATTCCTCAATAGTATCAGCTATTAAATCTATTGTGAAATCTGGTAAATGTTCACCATAAACACATGATTCTTTCATTAACCTTGATGATTCCTTTAATATTTCATATTCTTCGTCAGTTATATCTCTCCATTCTCCAATTCTATCCTCCTCAATACCACTGATATGAGCCAGTATACAATCTTGAATTTCTTCTTTTGTTAATTCTGTTGATATGAATAAACATGGTTGTTTTTCACCAGTACTAATCCACTGACGACTCCCCCAATCATAAATCCTATCACAACCTATATTACATGCTTCTGCCATCGAAGACCTAGATTTTCCACCTCCCGATATACTAGATCTAATCATGAACTTCTTCCCTCTCATTCCTCTAAAGGCAGTAGTCATATATCCGCTTTGGAACGGATAACCCCACGAATCATCTTGATTTTTATGAGCTTCCAACCTTTCATCAATTCCGTCCCCTATATGAAAACTATAATTATCTGAGAACTTATCATCCCACATGTTTTTAAAATTTAAATATTTATTATTTATTAAAGATGAAACTTCTATACTTTTCATATTATTGAATTTTTCCATTTTTGATTGTTTTTCTTTTAATCTTAAATCTGTAGTATCCAACTCATCAAACTCTTCATAAATGAAAGATATGTCTAAACCTAATTCTTCTGCTGCATTTCTCAGTATGCTATATTTTCTAACCTCATCTCTGTATAAATCTACATTGAATGCTTTGTCTTTTGTTTCTTGTATAGCACCTTCTATATAATCAAATCCATTATTTATATTCCATATATCAAAAGATGTTTTGAACGAACTTAATTCATTTTCAATTTCAACTGCTGTAATTTTGTTAACATTTGATTTCTTAGCAATATTAAATATTGCTCCAAATATTATCTTATGGAACTTTTCTGGATAATCTGAAGGACAAGTTTTGTATTTATCATCTAGTATGAATTTAGGATTATTACAATAACAACCTAACAATAAATATATATTTCTTTTATCTGTCAATCCTTGAAATTTCATATCATACACCATCCTTTATAATATCATCTATATCAATTAGAAATTTATTTTTATAATCTCTATTTGTTTTCATCTTTATAATTTTCTTAATTTCTATATTTTGTGGTGGTTTAACACTTTCTTTTATTTTGCATTGTTGCATGTAATAATTTTTTGAATTTTCATATTCAAACTTAACTAGAGCTATTCCATATTTAAATTCTAATTTAACTCCTTTAATTTGAGTTAAATACCATAAACAATAATTAATCCCTGCGTATGTATAATTCAATTCTTCTTTAAATTGTTTTATTTGCTTCAACATTAACCCACTTGGAACATCAATATTAAATATTGTACATATATTTAATTTTAAATTAGTATAATCTTCATTTTCTTTAATCTTTATATCATAACAAGATCTACAATATCTTTTATTGGATATTAGTAATTTCTCATCTTTGGGAATTTCGATCCCACACAATTTACATTTTGCTAATCTTGCCATATTACACCACCCATCTCTTTATAAAAATAGGGACGATATACGCCCCTATTCGTTTAAGCTAATCCTTTTGTTCTCTTTAATTCTTCTAATTTTTGAACCACTACTTCAGCTAAATCTATTTGAGCAGGTATTAATGAATCGAACATTTTAGCATTTCCATTTTCATCAGTTCCTATTGTTTGACTTAATACAAACATGGCATCATTTAAATAACCATTAGCTGCAAGTTCTGATCCTAAATCCATTCCCTTTTGTTTTATAGCTTCAAAGTCTCTAGTATCATTAACTACTACATTTATTGTATCTTCATCTGTAAGCATTCCACCTGCCATTTTAGTAACTCCCTCTTTGAAAACTTTTTTAAATTCTTGAGGTTTAACATTCGTTGGCATTCCTATAGAATCTTTTAATTGAGGATATTCTTTAGTTTTCTTAAAATTAATTAATCTATCACCTTTAGCATTTACACTTAAAAATCCTATTAAATATGCATCATGTGAAATAAGCCCCCAAATCTCTTTATTTACCTTAACTGTATAAGTTACACTCTTCGTTGTTATATCTTCATTTTTTACAGCTTGTGCTATATAATGTGGTGTCCATCCATTATTTCTTAACTCTGTAATGAATTGAATTGTACTCTTTATGTATTTATTACCTTTTCCAAACCCTAAATCACCAGTTATTTGCACTTCCTTTGAATCAGCAACATATTTTTCAATCATTGAATCTAATTTATCAACTGTATCAAATACTATACAACTAAATAACTCTTTAGCTTTAGGGTTCATTAATTGTGATTTTACTGTATTTAATTCTCCCATATTTCTAACTCTTATTGCTTTGATTCCTGGAATATGTTGATATCGATCTTCTAACATTATGAATAATGGTTTCTTATCTCCATCTGCTAATTGAGTTAATATATTATTCATTGTTGTTGTTTTACCATCACCAGTTTCACTCATTAATATAATTCCATATTGATTTAAATTTGTAGTTACCTTGTTTTCTTGAATATCAAAAATATTTAATCCCATCATATTAATAATCTCTCCTTCAATCTAATAAATTTAATTTATATTTCATAAGGGTGTTTATTAAACACCCTTATTTTGTTAATTTATATGTATTGCTATCTAGCAAAAGGGTTACTGCTAAATGGATTAACTTGTGGTTGAGCTGCTTGTCCAAAAGGATTGTTCATATTATTTACATTGTTTGTATTTGAATTATTTGTACCATTTTTAATTTCATCTAATTTTAATCTTCTCTTAGATTGTGCCGCTGAATATTCTTCTTGAGTTATTTTTAATGATTCGAATCCACCTAATGGAGATCCACCTCTAACTTCATATCTTTTTACAGTTTTTGTTGTTTCATAAACCTTATCTTCTCCAAACGCTTGTTTTTCTACAACTGTTTCTATTGTTTTTGTATTTATAATGTTACCTGTAAACTTCCCTGTACCACCTTCATAGAAACCTGCTTTTCCGAATCCATCTACTAAGTTTGATGGAATTGTTAATTTGACAGGAATTATAGTACCATTATAACCAATTACATCTAACATTACTATTCCATTTCCAGTTGCTTCATCTTTAATCATTTCAGGTTGAATTTTTGTTATCACTCCTGATACTTCAAATGTTGCCGCTTTTGGCGTTATTTCTCTTTCTTGATCTGACAATCTATTTGCAAAATTTGCTCTAATCTTATTAGTTGATATTAAATTTCCTTCTTTATTCTTAAAATCATTTGCTGTTAACTCAGTGCTTCCTGTTTTAATAACATCTGCATTATCTTTATCCATTTCTAAAGATATGTAATCTGAAATAATTGTTTCATAACCAGTATACATTTTACTAATTTCACTTGTGAAATTTCCATTCTCATCCTTCTTATATTTATTTGCAAAATAATTAACTTCGTGTTCACTACCATCATCAGTTCTTAAAACTAAACTTCCAGATATGCATTCTTTGTCTTCTCCTACATTTCTGATTTCTAAACCTTTCTTAACTAAAACTCCTACGATTGATAATTTGTTTGCTGTTCTTTCCATAATTCATTTCTCCTTTTTATTTCAATTTATTTAACCATCTTCTCACAGGTTTTATTCTTATCTCTGTATTTTAATTTTTATTATTTATTAACTTGTCCTCCTTACATAATTTATTATATATCATATAAAAGAACTTGTCAACCAATTTTGTTAATTTATATTATGTTTTTTTTGTAAAATTATATTTTTACTTAAATTATAAATCCTAACATATATAACATTAAATACATTGTCATTATGTTTATACTAGCTCGTACTAAATTCTTAACTTTATCTTTAGTATTACCTTCTATAATTACACCTGTTAAACATATTGCTGCACTTAACCAGCTTAACGTTAACACTGTCCATGCTATTACGTTCATATATGTATTAACTCCTTTTTAAAATACTCCACAAACTTTTAATATCCATCCTACAATTGCTACTGGTATTGAAATAGATCCTGTTATTAATCCTAAAATTATATCAAATGCAAATGGTATATTCTTGCCGAACCAGGATAGTATTTCATTTACTGACCATCCTCCGACTGCAATGTTTAATAGTAAAATTGTTACAGCTATTGTTAATTTGTTTTTCATAAATAAACACTCCTTTTATTATATTAATTTATATAAATCGTAAATTTTATTCACATATTTCATATTTTAAAACTGGCATACACGCATATTCTGATTCTTCTATAGACTTTTCAGACAATTCTTTAATAAATTCTAACTTGTTATCATCAACTTCAACCTCAAAACGTGTAATATCATCACAACCATGTAATGCTATTTTTGCTTTCATTGTATATTCCTCCTCTATTCTACTTCCTCTAATTCGCATTTAACCTTAACTATTTTAAATGGCTTGTCTTTTCTAAGATCATTAAAATATTCTCTACAATCTTCTTCATATGTAAATTTAACTGCCTCTGTTATCAATTCATTTTCTTTTCTAAATAAATTCGAATTTAAGAACTTATCACCAATCATAATTGTATAAAATTCTGTGTTCATATCTAATTAACCTCCTATTATTTTATTGATGCATACATTCATCACATCTAAAAGTCAAATAAAAACAGCTTTTCTTACATAAATGAGTTTGTCTATCCATACATTTACTACAACACTTACCGCACTCATTTTTATATTTATTGTCATCTAAGCAAAACATATAACTATTCCTTTCTTTAAAATATTGTTTTTATTAATTTTAATATTCTATTTCTTTAACTAAATCTGTATCACATAATTCATCATAAATATCAACTACAATATCGTTATCTTCTATATGTTCTCTAAATAACTTAGTGAATTCATTTATAAATTCTGTTTTCTTATTTCCTTTTATTTTATAGTCTTCAACACTGTTTTCAAAGTCTTCAAGTATAAATTTCTTTGGTATTCTAATAACTATATCCTTGTTTGTTATATTTGTTTGTATAACTTTATTATCATTTTTCATATTCTTGCCTCCATATACTTATTCATAATCTTCAATAGTTTCTTTAATTCTTTCTAACAGCTTGTCAAATTCTTGACTTGATAAATTACTACATGCATCATCTAATATATCAATAACCTTTAATTCAAAATCTAATCTACTCATATTTATTTCTCCTAATACCACACTCTATGTTTTTCTTCTACCCATTCCCTAAATCCACAATCTGATTCTGCAACGTCATATTCAACGTCATCAGGTATCTCTATGATTTTAACTAAGTTTTCATTATTTATTTCTTTTACAATATCTATTAATGTCTTATCTTCTCTATCTTTAAACATATCGTATTCATTAACTACTTTCTGAGCTATTTCATCGGTAATTTCTTCAATAATATCACCAAAATTATCAAGTAAATATAACGGACAATATATACAAGTGTTATCATCTAACTCGTTTGGATCTTTCAATTCATATATATAATCATCTTCTATTAATTCAGGAATATAAACAAATAACTCAATTCCTTTTCTTCTGTAATATTCAACTACCCACTTTGGAGTTAATAAACCTCCATGAGTTTCTCCACCATTTACAACTATTTGCTTCATACTATTTCAACCTCCTAATTTTATCTACACAGGCTGTGCAAAAGAAACCTATACCCATTATCATACTCATAACATATATTGCTGGATGCACCATCTTTACACCAAACGCCCAAGCATACAATCCTATTGATGATATTACAGCTAATATTGTTCCAGCAGTCATCATTTTTCTTTCCAGATTTTCTATTTCTTCTGTTAATTTCTTTTTCATATTATCACCTACTTTAATAAATTTGTAATTTTATCAATTCACTTTATTTTTAATTATTGTTTAATTAATACCCTAATTTACTTTCGTACTCTAGACATCCGTCATCGCCAATATTTGAATACTCTTCATAATTATCTATGTATTTTTCTTCACTTTTTGAATTGCGAATTACTTTTTTAGTTTTTCATCCAACTCATATGATACAATCTCAAAATCCTCACATTTATCCCATCCCATTTGTTTTAAGTAAAGTATTGCATTCTCTTCAGATGAATACATTCCCCAACTATAATGTTCGTCACAATTTCTATATTCCATTATTTGATAAACCATCATTTATATTATTCCTTTCAGTTATTCGTTAATTTTTTTAATGAATTACTTGCTACTCCTTTATTTTGTATGTTTGTAATCTTCTAGTATCTTAAATAATGTTGGTATTACTACAAAAATTAACCATAACCCTATTATAATTTTTAAAATAACCATATCCATTTACCTCGTAATAATTTCAAAGTCCTATTTTTAAATTGCGAATTAATCACATAATTCTTCGTCACTTTCAATTTCATCTATTTTCTCTTCACAAATAACTTCAACTGCACCCTGTAATTGACATGCTAACCACTGTGCTTCTCTTACATTCCTACACTTCATAAACATATCACCTAACATTATTTCAAAATCTAAACTTTGAAAAACTAATTTATCTTTATCATTTCTTACTACCATTTTAAAATCCTCTCTTTCGCAATAATTTCAAATTATTCATTATCATCCTTGTGTTGGCATCTTTCTATATAATCTATAATTTCTATAGCTACACCTAGTAAACCATAATAGTTTAAATCTTCAACATCACTACCAACATAGTTAAACCATTCATTTACTATAATACCTACCAACATATCTGGTTTTAAAGGCATATTACTACATAATATACTTTCTATCGAAACTGCTATTTCTTCACTATGATTTTCCCATTCTGAACTATAAATATCACTACATTTAATTGTCTCATCTTCGTCAACAGTTACCTCTCCTAGAGTAAATTGCATTATTCCATCTTCATGAATTCTTAAAGCTTTCAATATTATTTCTCTATCCATTTTTATTCAACTCCTTTTAAAATCCGCATTTTATTTGCTACCACCACATAGCATGAATGCATTCTTTCCATATATCTAAAATTTCATTTTTTAAGTTGTAAGTATAATTATCATCTATTCCTCGATATGCTATATAATCTTTGCATTTAGCTATCATAGTATCTATGCATTCTTGTTGAGTAAGTTTCTTACCGTTTATATCGAATGTATGAAAATCAGTATTTATACAATTTACTTCATTAAACATTCTCAATCGTTCATATAGCCAATAGATAAATGTTGCATCTAAACTCCAAGTTTCTCTTTCATCAAACCCATATATTCTTCTTTGATCTTCCCACATTTCATCTCTACCCGTATTTTTTGACCAACCATAAGGCGATTCTTCTATATCCATAATTTCTTCTATGTATTTATGATTCATAATTTCCCTCCTATAACACTACATTTATTCTTTCTAAAGTGTGCTTAATTTCTAATTGTCTGCTTAATTTTGAATCGATCGCCTTGTCCATCCAGGCTACATCTTTCTTATTTTTCTTGTTTACCAATTCTAAAATCTCATTATCTAGATCATAGAATTCTTTCATTAATTCATATGCATTCATTTTCCCAACTCCTTTGTAATTTTAATTTATAAGTCATTTCTTAATTAGTTAATCTCAAGATACTTTTCAATATCCTCAGATTGACCAATTAAGGTCAACCGTTAATAATGTGTGAATAGGTTTATTTTTTATTTAAATTGGTTTGATCTTGATTTGTTTTATGTATTTATCCTAAATTTGATAATCACCGCCCTTCATATTATTTATGACAATACTTATGCTAAAGGTTTATGCCTTAATCTTACATTATTTATTATATATTACTTATTTAAATTTGTCAATCTATTTTATTAATTTATATTTTAAATTTTTAATTTAAGTTCATTCAAACTCCATACCTAAATCATATGTATATTTATATTTCGATACAACCAAATCATCGCATATATAAAACATGTCACTATTGTATTTCATTCTATTAGAATTAATATTTAACTTTAGTGATTGAGCTTTTAAATATTCTCTATCATTTATCAGCTTTTGATATTCTTCCAATAGACACTCAGGAATTACCGATACTGTATCACCTTGAATCATCTCTTTTATGCTATTTTTATTATAGTTTCCAACTCTAAGATTATTTATTACTTTTTCTAAAGAATTTGAATATTTATTGTAGCTAATTATATCTATATATGTATAAACTTTATCCAAATAATGCTCAACTTTTTCTTCAAGTATTATTCTATTATCATTATGTATTATTTCATCTATAACTAAATCTGTATTATTAATTAGTTCATCATCATAAATACATTTATTATAGTTATTATATATGTAAATATCTCTAATTCCCTTTTCTCCACGTCTATTAACTCTTCCGAAACGCTGCAGTAAAGCATCATATGGCGCTATTTCAGTATACATTGTATCATAACTAATATCTAAAGATACTTCTATCGCTTGAGTTCCTACAAGTAATTGATTTACCTTTAGCCCTTGTTCAGCAATTTCTCTATCTCTAGTATTAAATCTACCATGTATCAACTTGCACTTATATTTATCTTTAAATATTTTATAAATAATCTGAGAAGTAGTCACATTATTAACACACACTATAACTTGCTTTCCTTCTCTTAGATCATTTTCTATTTTTTCTATGTCATCCAAAATTGTTTTATTTACTCTATGTATTCTATGTCTTATTTTTAGATCACGCTTATCAGCATATATAACCTTGTTTATATCTAGTCTATCCTTTATTAATTTCTGTAATACAGTTGGAATACTGGCACTCATTATGCAGATTCTACATCCTAATTTATATTTTAAAAATCTTAATAATTCTAAAATATAACTCAACGTTTTTAAATCAAAGCAATGTATTTCATCTACCATTATTATACTGTTCTTCATTTGAGCTATTATCATTTCAAAGTTCTTACAACTAAAAATTGCCTTAGCTAATTGAAATATTGTGCAAATGTTTAGTTGCTTAGTGGAATACTTCATTAATTTATAATTATATTCATCATGCAGCTTGTCCATAAAATATTCAGCTTTGTTATGTAGCATTGTGGTAGATATATTTCTATTTAAGAAATCTTTATATAACGAATTTATACTAGCTGTAAAAGGCAATATGTAATATATTCTTTTAGACTTGTCCTCATTCTGAACATTATTACTCCACAATAAAGATGCCGCTGTTTTACCTAATCCTGTCATAGCTTGAATTAAAACGTCTTCACGTGTATTCATAGCCTTATTCTGAATAGAATTATAATTATTAAACTTAAACCTATCTAAAGAATTAAATCCTTTATCTATAGTTATATTACCTGCACTGCATAAATGGTCACAATAATTTAAATAACCCTTTAATAATATATTATCTAAATCTTTTGTAATACTACACCTCGGTTTGTTTACTTTCTTAACAAAATCATCAATATTATTTAATTTTATATTCAATTTATTTTTAATTTCTTCTAATTCAGATATATACTTATCATTATCAATTAATTCTAATGACTTACTAATATCTTTATGATGCGTTAATATAGCCAATCTTTCACCATCTGTCAGATCTTCTACACTTGCACCGACCCATTCATGTCTTATAAAATTAACGTCTTTTCCCTTTAATCTATTCTGCATTGAATCAGAACATTTTCCTATGTCATGATATTCAATACATCTATTCAATGATTCTTTTATATTTTCTATATCATATATATCAATTATTTGTTTCAGTATATTTGTCAATTCTTTATTATGATCTTCTAATGATGTTTTATCTGTTTTTGCTATATACTCTTTTAACATTTTATTTTACTCCTTTCAATTTTATAAAATAATTTATATTATAATTAATACACTTCTTTAGATGTAATGTATCTAGGAAGACCTTTTAGTTTATAAATAACTATATTAATATTTAAACGCAGTTTTATTTTCGATGTCGTATACCACTACACCATTTATAAATAATTATATTACTATTTAAACACACCAGCTGTCAATGTTCCTAAAACTGTTACTACCTTTATAAATATATATTATTAATATTAAAACTAGTTATGGTGATATATTGACAATAGAATTACCACTGTTTATAAATAACCATATTATAATTAATACAAGTGAATAGTATGAATATTAAAATGGCAGTAGATCTATTTATAAATAACCATATTATAATTAATACTTTGACACTATTTAGAGTTAAAAACACCTATTTATAGTTTATAAATAACCATATTATAATTAATACAGAAGAAACTGAAGAAACACATAAAATTTATATATATTTATAAATAACCATATTATAATTAATACGTATCGAAGATAATCTTATATAGGAGTCCACATTCATTTATAAATAACCATATTATAATTAATACATATTGGAATACTCATAATGACTTTAAAAGGTTGTTGTTTATAAATAACCATATTATAATTAATACCCGTATCTATATTGGCTCTAACACTAAGTTTGCAACCTCTGACCGTCTTTTATTTTCTGTCTAATTAACTTAGTGTTAAAATCCCACTACATCGACAATTAAATATTCTCTCTTAACTCTTTTATGTAATTCTTAAATGTATTATGAACATTATCAACTTTTATGAAATCATATTCCCTTAATTCTTCTCTTATTGTATCTAAATCTAAATTGTTATTTTTATCAAAGAATTTATTAACTCCTATATAAATATTACTTAATCTATATTCTTCATTTTGATCTATTGATTCTTTTAGCATTTCTATATCTAACCCATCTTTATTTATCACTCCTTGGAATACATTATTACCCCAACCATAATCAGCCATTATAATAAATTTAGGTTTTGTATCTGTTAAGTGGTTTGTCTGATTTCCTTTGATTGACATATACTCTAAAGCATTTAATGTCTTTTCTATTCTAGATAATTTATCTTCTCTTGATAGGTTTTCAACCCCTAGAACTTCTGCTTCTTTAACAGTATAATCTCTATATTCTGACGCAATATCTGATATAGTAAATTCACCTATCTTACCTATATTTAAGTTTGCTATTCCTGACATAATTCCTGAATATGTTTCAATTTTATAAGGCATATTGTCTCCACTTGTAGCACAAACATTAAATTCCGTTTCAACCCTTCTATTACTCACATTGATTAATGAACTCATTTGTAAGTTAGAAGTTCTCTTTTTAGTTGCATTATTAGTATATTTTTTACCTTTCTTTTCAAATGTTTTTTGCACATCTTCTGGTAATTCCTTATATTCTCCCTCAGTCAACTCAATCTTTGTCGCCAACATAAATCCAAATACATCATCAAATAAATTAGCATATGGGTTAGGCGTGCTTAAAACTTGCTTACCTTCTTTAGTCTTTTCTCCAATAGTTTCTTTTAATACTTCACACATATAATTCTTCATGTTCGCCTTTTGACAAACTGCCGATACCTTAGCTCTACCACCGATTTTCTTTGTAAAAGTTGTATTATTAAATCCATCCTTATTGCTTTCGACTTCCACTGCACTTCCGTTTAATCTTCCATCTAAAACTTCAATAACATAATTCATATTTAACATTCTTTTCATTTTAATCATTCTCCTTTTACTCTCTAATTTTATTAATTTATTATTGCATCAAGCTTACTATCATTAAATTTTTAATTTGGTTATATTTTAATTTATTATCTAATAGCATATACTCGTCAACTGTATACAAATTGTCATCATATTTATCTTTATAATCTTCAGCTAGGTTAACAATAAACCCTTCAAAGTCTTTAAATGTTTTTATTAATTTTAATGTTTTTCTTATCTTAACTATATCTTCATTCTTTAACCTATCGGCTATTTTTATTATAACTTCCTTTAATTCACTACTCAAAATATTTACCTCTCTATTTAACATCTCAAATAATTCTTTGCTGCATATCATTTCATCATCTTTTGTTATTTTACTAAGATATACGTTTCTTAAATTGCCTATGATTAGATTGTACATTAAGCCAAATTGTTTAAATTCATTTAACATACCTGATTTAACTATATTGGATAATAGCTTAACACTTTCAGAATTAATATCTTGTATTTCTATGTCTTGGTTTTGTCCTGAATTGTTGAATTTATATATTTGTATATATCCATCATATAGCTTAGTATTATTCATCAACTGCTCAACTGTATTTAAACTATTGATCTTTTCTTTACTTTTCTTTGCTTCTGATAATATATCTCTTTCATTCTCTTCTTGACGTTCATATGTATAGTCATACATAAAGTCATCATTATCGCTATTATATAAGTAAGCCAATCCATATACTCTAGCATTTAATATACTAAACATTGTAAGTATAGAACATATTCCACATACATTTACACCCTGTAGATTGTTAGAGAAATTATAAAATGTATGTGCTACTTTATTTGGTAGATAACTTCTATTTAAATCTCCATTAATTATATTTGCTGTTTTATTTCCACAAGTACAACAAGTTTCTTCGCCTTTAGAATTATAAAAGTCATTTAAAAAGTCATTTACTTTCTTTGATGAATTAGGTTGTGTCAAAGCTGAATTTGCAAACATCATAGATTTTAAATTTGAATACTTTTCACAACCAGTAAATTCATTTATCTTTTCACACATCATATCTATACTATCAAATATATCTTGTTCTGTTATATTCTCTATTTCCTTATCTAGATAGTATGCTAACACAAATAACCCATTATCTACGAATACATCATATGTCCTGTTCATTGTTCCACCCTTTTATATAAGATATAGCTCCCATTCCTAAGCTACTATTTTGCCCTAATCCTAAATTATAAGCTATTTTTTGCATCTTAGGAGTAGCTTGTACAAATATTTCAAAATCTGTATATCCTATTAAAAATCCTTTCTTGATTTTATTTATCATTTTCTTTTTAACATTTAATATATCTTCTATGTCAAAGAATAACTCACCTTCATATTCTTCATTGTACACCGCTTTATATTTCCTCTTTAAGTTATTTGCCAAAGCTGAATACCAATTCTCTTGACAAGGATTTAAATACTCTATTCTTTCGCCATTAAATATTGTTTCAACTATTGGTGATCTTACTTTATATAGCATTATATTTTTGAAGTTAAATTTTTTATCGTCTTCCATATTTGTTATTTTTAATTCAACACCATTCAAGGTTATTACTTGTTTAGTTATAAGTCCTTTAATTATTGGATTTAATATATCTGTATCACCTGATAGAATTAATCTAATACTATTATCCTTATTAAAACTTATACCATCATTTAAATATTTTACTTCCTTATCGAAACATAATGTATAATTAAATAATTTAAACCTCTTTTTATCTACACTTATTCCTTTATCGTGTAGATTCAATGCCTTCTTATCATCCGTTAATGTTAATGCTTCGTATAATCTCTTCATTAATTCATAATGATAATTATAATCTAACTTGCCCTCACCTTTCATAATTATTATTTTTTTAACTAACAACTCCATCACTCCATTTCCACACATAAATATTCATATCTTCTGTTTCATCATAGTTATTATCTAACTCAAACTCCTCCAAGTTTTCTCTTACAAGTTCTGTTTCATATTCATAATAACCTTTTAATTCATTGTATTTTGTTACTGTATTAATTCTTGTCAACATACCATATCCTATATCTTTAGGGGTATATTGATTATATCCTAAACCTAATTTATTAGTTAGATCTATCTCCTCAAATTTTACATTTGCAAGATAATTAGCTTTCCCTAATGTCAATGGTTCTTTGAATTCAATTTCTTTTTCTATATTGTGGTAGATAACTAGCCTAACTTTATATAAATTTTCAACATATATAATATCTTTCGTAAATCTATCTGAACAAGTCAATGTCTTCTGCCTACTATTTACTTCTTTATATATATTTATTATTTCTTTTCCAACACCCTCATACTCTATGAAATATCCTAATTCAAAGTCATTTATATCTTTACCGTATATATTTTGCAGCATTCCTACAACTGTTGATATAGGAGGTATTTTATAAGTATTTTGAAATTTGCTTCTCATAGGTATTTTAAAGTGTGCTTCATTGCCAGTTATAATTAATTTATGAAACCTCATTTCTTCACCTCACATCTATTTAATAGCCCAACTCCGGGCTTTATCCTCTATGTTTTGTTAATTTATATTAAAATCTATATACTTAAATATTTATTTATTAATTCTGTATTTGAATCTATCAATTCTTGCGTTCCTACACTCATTTCGTTAAGCAATCTTTCCAGAGTTGCCTCATCAATAAACTTTATTTCTTTTGATTTTTGTTCTTTTAAACTTTCAACTATCTGTCTGTGTCTATATTCTTCAATTAATTCCTTTGTATTCTCACCAGAAACGCTAAACATATATATCATATCATTTTTATCCTTTTCAGTGTTATAATACTCTCTAACTTCATATGTATTAATATATATTCGCTTAGTAGTTATTTCTGTATGCTCTAGATTTTGATCTAACGGATGGTATTCTAATTCAAGAATTGATTCTTTTGATTCTTCAAAAAACTTTTCTAATTCATCTCTAATGTCAAAGTCATTTTTAATTAAAACGCTATCACCTATTCTAATTACAGCTTGCTGAGTTATAATTTTAAACCTCTCTCCTCTTTCATTTATGAGTATTAAATCTGGTATTAAATTTAATTTCATTTTCTATCTCTCCTTTTATTTATTGATTTTTATTTCTTTTTCTTTAATAATTTTACTTGTGCTAACTTGTACAATTTTTAATGTCAACGTTTATCTTATGTATTGATCTATGTTTTCTAAATCTATTTCATTTCCTTCTTCATCTGTAATTATTGTTTTTAATTTTACTGTTACTGTCTTCACACTCTCATCTCCTTTATTAATTTATATTAAAATCAATTTCAGCTTCTTCAATAGTTTTTCTTAATTCGTCACATGAACTTAAAATTGATTTAATTGCAAAATATTTACCTTTAGTATTTTTTATATCTTTAACTCTAGTCTTGTAATTATAATCTTTTGTATCTACCACATATCCATCTTCATTATATATTTTGATACCGTATCTATTAAATCTTATGGTGTCTCCAATATCTAAGCCATAACCCCTGTCTTCTATCCACAAGATATCTCCTACATTATCTTCAATAGCGACTCTATTATTATGTATTGATTTAACCGTATAATTTTCAAGATCATTGATCAGTTTATATTCAAACTTCTTTGATATGCTGCATTGATAAACTTTTAGTAATGTATTCATACTTTCACCTCCTTATTTTCATTTTCAATTTTTATTTCAAAATCTTTAATTACTCGTTCTCCTTTCAATATTAATGTTTCTCCTACACTTTGAATTGTTTTATCACATTCTATTTGAATTCCTTTTTCATCCGTTATAATTTCCTTAAAATTTGCTATTATTGTTGATGACATATCTTCTTGTCTCCTTTTTATTTATTATTTTATATTAAAATTCATTCTTTGGTGTTGTTATGTATCCAAAGTTGCCTTTACTATCTCTTTTTACTTCTAATTTGATAAACATCTTATCATCTTCTTTATATAGCTCCACATTGTCAATATCAACATTTTTAAATTCAATTTTATTTCCTTCAGCCATTCCTACAATATTGGCAAATCCACTCATAGAATCTTTTGTCACAACATATCTTTTCCCCATTTCCAAAGTTTCAATTTTCATGCTTTCACCTCCTTTTATATATATTATAGTCTTTTGTTTTTTTGTATCTCTTTGGTATGATTTAATTATAATGCCAATCTTTTCTTTTGTCAACATATTTTATTAATTTATATTTAATTATTTTTAAGCAGTTTTACATCATACTTAGGATATAATCAATAATTTATCTTATCTACTCTTCTTTCAAATATGATTCATATAATAATACTTATACAACCTGATTTGATATTAATAAATATATTCATTACATTCGTCACTATTTATATCATCTTCTAATTCTATCATATCTTGTGTATTAACATCGTCTAATGGAAAGCTAATATAAATATCTTTTTTATTATCGTAGTATATATCTAAGGTGTTTTCATTTAAATTTATTACATAGTTATAGTCCCAATAATTATAATTACTTCTATTTTCTTCATTATCAAAATCTATCATATATCTAAAATTTTTATAAATACTTAGATCAAAATCTTTCGGAGTCCTTATAATATATTCCCAAGCATCTCCAAACTCTTGATTAGAATAAAAACCATTCGATACACAATCAGAAAATTGATTTCTTGTAGGGAAGTCATCCATATTTACCAACACTATATTATCATATATGCTATTAATTTCTTGAATTGTAGAATTATTTATAAATTTAACAATCTCAATTCCTAAGCATGATGGATACGCATCATAGAAAGTATAACACCTTTTATATAAATTACCTTTCTTAATTCCAAAAAAACCTATTGTTCCCATAAATACATCTCCTTTAAACTAAACATCATTTATTATACTTTCCATTTTATTCAATAATATTCGTAAATTTAATATATTTATTGTATTATTTTAATTTATATTTTTCCTGATAAAATGTTAGTTTTATTAATATTTTAATTTTGTTATTTTTTATTATATGTATTCTTTTAAACCCTTTAATATATGTGCTATTACAGGTATAGTCCATCCATCACCACAAGCACAATATCTTTTTGAATTAGCTATACCCTCAGTATAATTATCTTTCATACCCTGCAACCTTTCATATTCTAATGGAGTTAATTTTCTACACCTTCCATTATCATAAACCTTCTTTTCTTGATATCCACCTGTTACAGCAGTTAAAGTAGCACATTTCATATTTGGATTATAAACTCTTTTACCTATGTCATGGCATTTTAAATTTAAAGTTGCTATCTGTTTTTTATCCCAGCCATGAAATTCAAAATCTTGCTTATAAAACAATTTCTCTTCTGGATTATGTATCATTATATCTTTTAATACCGATGAGCTTTCTTCTGGTAATGGTAATATAGGTATATTAGTCCAATAATATCTTTTTCTATCCTGCGCAGTAAATAAACTGCTATTAATCATAATTGGTTCAACACCTAGTGCCTCTGTAATTATATCTCTATCACTGTCTTTCATACTTTCTACATTTTCAAATAAGAAATATTTAGGTTTTATATAATCTTTTATTCTTACAAAATCCCAAAATAATTTAGAAGATCCATCTAAGCCTTCATTATAATTACCTATGTGAGTACGGCTTAACGATTTACATGGTGTGCCTGAAAGTAAAATATCAATTTCACCCAAACTGTCAAAAAAATCATTTGTCAATGCTGTCATATCTCCAAGTTGTATGGTTGTAGGATAATTTTTCTGTGTAACTTTTATACTATATTCGGCTATTTCACTCGCATAGTACGTATTTTCTACTCCATTAAATTTTATTCCAAGCATATCAAATGCTTGTTGTCCTCCCGAAACTCCATCACATAAACTTAAAACTCTCATTTATTCTTCTTCCTCCCCTTCATAAAAATCACAACTAGCACCGCAATTCGAACAACTTAAACTAACAATAAGCCCTGTTCCTTCCATGCCATAATCTTCTTTTGTGTAATCAATATTCCACATCATTTCTTCTCCGCAAAAATAACATTTTGTCATTTACCTTCTCCTTTATTTTGTTAATTTTTATAATTCAACTATTATGTATTTATTTTTTTAATCCAACTCTTTAATTCTTCATTTGAAATAAACCCTTGTTGGTAATGTCTATAAATCTGTTTCTCGCTCATTTTTATTTTCCACCTCCTTAACTTTTAACTTGCTTTTAAATTCCTTAACTTCAATAGTCTCCTCATCAAATATACAACTCATTCTTTGTTTAAATCTATCATCGATTATTTCTTTAGTTAATAAGTCTTCTTCCTGGATTGGATCAGATTCAATTTTTAACTTTAACGTCACATAATATTCCTGCTGCTTCATTTTATACCTCCTTGCTTTCAATAAAACCTATCTTTTATTTTGTTAATTTATATTATATTTCAAGTTATTTTCTATGGCATAATTTCTAAATTTCTTTATTATACTATTTGCCAACTGATTAGAAATACCTATAATATTACTAGCCTCCATTACTGTGTAGCCTTTTACAATCAACTCTATTAATCTTATATCTCTATCTTTATTAACTTTAAATCTTTTCATTTTAGGATTTATATTTTCATAAAAACTATTGAATATTGTATGTATATAATCTTTTACCTCTATATATGTATAATCTACTCTTTTATCTCCAATGAGATCTTCTAATGTATTGTCGGTGTTGTTTAAGCTCTTTTCTGTTTTAATAACCTCATTCAAACTATAATCTGCAACTATTTTAGGTTCAAATTCTCTTTTATTTTGATTATATTTTTTATCTATTGTATTAATCATCATTGCTAAATCTTGTTCACAGCATATATAAATTAATCTAATAAACGATGCTTTCCTGCTATCATAATATTTAATAGCCCTTGATAACCCATAATATGCCGTACTTAAATATTCTTCGTATGTATATCTATCATTCTTTTCATAATATTCTCTAGCCAACCTTTTGCACACATTAGTTGCACTTTTAAATTCTTTCTCAGTTATTTTATGTTTATATCTCCCTAATTCCATACTGTTCTACCTCTTTAATTTTTTTTACAACTCACTCCTTATCTGTTAATTACTACTATTCATGATAACATTTCGGAAATGAGTTGTCAATTTATTTTATTAATTTATATATAATTATTTTAAGATTTATTCTCTATTACTCTTTTACATTTTGAACAAATCACATTTTGGTTATATAAAAATTTATCACTTGAAGTGTTTATATTACCATCTTCATCTTGTAATACAAAAATTTTAATAATATTAGTTTCTTCGAAATATTTCTCATTTCCACAATTATTACATTTATACATTTAAAATTCTCCTTATATAACTTTAATTGTTTGTTTATCTGAACCTTTATCCCAAACAAACCAACTATAAGATGTTGCATCAGTACCTTTCCCTGTGAAACTTGGTCTCTTACTTAATGTATACAATCCACTCAAAGGATTCTTTTGCCAAAATTCATACCTAGATTTACTTTCCAAGAAAGCTGTTCTTAAAAGAAATATCAATACGCCATCATCTTTTAAGCTGTTTAAAGATTTTTCTACAAACTCCCTTGCCAAACTATAAGGTGGATTACCTATTATAACATCATATTTCTTATCAATGTCTAATTCTAAGAAATTCCCTATAATTACTTCATCTGAAATCTCTTTTAATCCCAATTCTTCTTCCTGCCTAATTTCGCAAGCCTCTATTTTTCTATCTTTATAATATGTATTCAATGCTTTTATTATATTTCCATTCCCTGCAGATGGTTCAAGAATTACCCCCCCCACCTTGATTTAATTTTGATATATTTTGTTTTTCCAAAAAGTTTAAAACAACATCTATTGGTGTAGCATAAAAATCATACGCCTTTCTTTCTGCTCCTCGGTTAGTTGCACTCATTATAATTCCTCCATTTTTAATTTATTTTTTATAAAAGGTTGATTTTATTTAGTTATTTTATATGTATATAATCTTTCAGTTCTATTTCTATCACTCTCTTTATTAACACCACTACCCAAAGAAGTTTTAAGATCTTTCTCCCATATGCATTCAAAATCATCGGGCATATTATATTCACTAATTAAAACTGTATTATGTATTGACATTTCTTTGCACCATTCATAAAATTCTTCATATGGAAATTCTTCTGTCTTATACTTGGTTGTCCCTTTATATGGTGGATCGCAATAAATAACATATCCTTTTATATCTTCTTTTGGCAAATCAAGAAAATCACAACATTTAAACTCTATATTTTTTAAATTAGGTGATTGTTTCTTTAAATTATTTATCATCTCTAATTGTCTGTTTCTCTTATCATTAGCTTTTGCATATCCACCAAAATACTTAGCGCCAAAACTAGAACAGAAACCGACTAATCCTACATACCAATCTTCGTAACTCTCCTTATTATTTTTAACGTCCTCATATTCTTCTTTTGTTATATTCGTTGGCAAAGATTCACTATCATCTTTTGCTTTGTTCAATAATGCTATTAATGGTTTATGTATATCGCAACCTATTTTATTGTTGCATTGTATCTTATCAATCATATTTGCACCACCTACAAATGGTTCTAAATATCCTCTTGTATCTTCTGTTATATAATTTTGTATTATTGGCACTAAACATTTTGCTAATCTATTCTTACTTCCCATATAAACCATTCTTATTTCCTCCTTTTAGTTTATTATTTTCTATAAAAGATTAATTTTATCAATTTATTTTGTTAGCTCTCTCTAATATTTTTTATTTTAATTTATTTATGTATTCCAATAATTCTTTAACTATTGCTTCAATAACATTTAGACTCATAGCATTTCCCATTAATTTATAAGCCCTTGTGTCACTAACTACTATTTTATATGTATCATCCAAACCTTGTAGTCTAGCACATTCCCTAGGTGTTAATTTTCTTAAATTTGTTTTATTATTTGGCTTATAGTTAGTATGATAATAATTATCCGTTCCAGCTCTGTGCATTTTATGCATAGTAGCTGTAAGAGGTCTAGCAATTTCAAGATCAGTCTCAGGCTTTTGCTTAAAGTTCCCAGTACCTTCTTTCATAACATAGTCATACATTTTATCACTTAAATAATATTTATCATCAACATTTCTTTCTAATAGATCAAATACTGTTTTGTTTAATTTCAATGGTTTAGGAAATTCATAATTAAATTCTCCCAAATCTTTTCTTTGTCCAAGTATGTATATTCTTCTTCTAGTTTGAGGTATATTATAATTTTTAGTATCTAATATTTTATACTTTATAAAATAATTTCTCTCTAAAGCGGTTTTGACTATATCCCAGTCTTCCCCGTTATTACATGTAGTTAAATTCTGAACATTCTCAAATATAAACCATTTTGGTAATTTATAGTTTAATATTCTCGCATAATCAAAGAATAATTTACTTTCATTCCCCTGCAACCCTTCTGTATTACCTTCCGTCCAAGTTTTTCGCATTATACTTATATCTTGACATGGTGAGCCACCTATTAATAGATCAAAATTAGGTAATTCTTTTTCATTAATTTTTGTTATATCTCCATAGTTAACTCTTCCTGGAAAATTAGCTTCATAATTCTTAATGGCATACGTATCATATTCGGAATATCCTACATTTTTAAATCCATTTCTATCTAATGCTAGTCCTCCTATACCTGTCCCTGCAAATAATTCAAAATATTTCATCCGTCTATCTCCTTTTTATTTTAATTTATTTTTAATAAATCACTTATTTTATTATTTTATTAATTTATATTTAATTCAATATTTTCTATTTTATTATCTTCTATATATGTATCAATTCTGTTTTTTGCTATATCAAAATAATCGTCCTCTAATTCAATGCCTATAAAGTTTCTTTTTGTATTTACACAAGCTACGCCTGTAGATCCTGAACCCATTGTGTTATCCAGTACAGTTTCATTTTTGTTGGTATAAGTCTTAATTAGATACTCTAATAACTCTACTGGTTTTTTGAGTGGGGTGTAAAGCCTCTTTTTGTTTATCAGTTTTAAAAACTTGTACACTTCTTGGATATCTTTCTGTGCTATCATATGTAGTCAAATCATGAACTCCATAATTAGTTGTTTTAACACAATTAATTTTATGTTCTGCTTTACTCACTTTTCTTTTGTGTCCAGTAGTCTTTTGTGGATTATATGTAGGTAATTTTTTATAAAATACCAATATGTTCTCATGGGCTTTCATCGGCATCTTTTTGGCGTTTAAATAACCAGTGGCCGAAGTCTTTTCCCATATCCATTCATATTTTAACATTTTTAAATTGCTATATCCTAAAACTTTATCAAATGGAGTTTGTGCAAACAATATTATCGCTCCATTATCTTTAACAACTCTATTATATTGTTCCCACAGCTTATCTAAAGGAATGATTGAGTCCCATTTATTTTTAGTTGTCCCATATGGTAAATCGCATAAAATCATATCTATACTCTTATCAGATATATCTTTCATCTTTTCTAAACAATCACCTTTAATCAAATTTATTTGCATACTATCTCTCCTTTGTTAATTTTAGATTCTTTTAAAATATTTCTTTTAATTACTTATATTTACTGATAATGTAAAATCGTGTTCTTTAACTTTATATGTTGTATCTTTTAACCTTATAGTTTGAATACATTTACTGTTTTCTATTATTTTTATAGCTTCTGCAATATTATTAACAATCTCTATATCATAAATTATTTTATCTAAGTCTCCTTGAAACAATTCTCTAGCCTCTTTATGAGCTTTTGCCTCATCTTCTTTATCAAACAATTTATAATCTAAATAACCTCTAAACTCATCTACGGTTTTTTCTACTAAACCATCTTTATCAATAATTAACTCTCTCCAATAAAATGTATTAAAATGTTTTGAATAGTAATTATTTAGATTTACAGTGTAAAGAATTTTCATTTTAATCTCCTCCATTCTCACTCATACTTCTATTTACTCCGTTTTTCACAGATATTTTTCTAATAAAATTCGTCTTTTATGTAATTCAATTTATTAACATATCTTCTTTAATCTCATATTGTTATTACCAACAATTTTCAAGTGATAACTAATCCACTCGCCACCTTCGTCATCTTCGGGTAATGCATAACATAAATAATCTACAACCTCAAAATCTACTCCATTACACTCTTCCCAATGCACATCTATCCAATTTTCATAATATCCTCTTTCTTCCATTCTTTTTCTGATTATATTTACACAGTACATCACATCTGAATCTTTTATAGGAAATTCTTCTATTTTATCATTACCTTCAACTATTACCTTAAAATTATTCTCTATGAAATATGGTAACGCTTTATTATTAAAATCACTTTCCCATTTTATTCTTTCTTTTTCAACTATTTTATCAGTACATTCTCCACACTGAAAATCATCAAAATATTCTCCATTTTCCTCTCTTACACAACATCTAAAATCTTCTGTTTCGCAATTACATATTATACATTTTCCCATAATAATCTCCCTTATAAATTTATTTCATTTCCATTAAAAACATGATTTTATTAATCTATAACTTCTTTTATCCTGATGCCTTTCCAAAATTCTATGTATTCAATGCTATTTAACTCTCTATGTAACACAGTATTGATTTTTGTAAAATTCATTGGAATTTTTCTTCTGATCTTATCAATTCTAAATTTATTTTTCTTATCTTTAGCTGCAACTCTTTCTGCATTTATGCCCTCTAAAATCACAACCCTATTAGGCTTTGCCATAGCTTGACCAAAACTTATATACATATCTCCACCATCACTCTATTGTTGTAATTTTCTTTCAGCTTCAAATATTTCATCATCTAACTTATGTATTTTTCTAACTAATATATTAAATTCTAATTCAACATCTTGTTCTTTCCTTATATTAAGCAACACCTCCAAATCTCTAGCTCTCTTCAAAGCTCTTTCCCTCATTCCATATAATTTTAACAATTCAATCATATCATTTTCTCCTTTATTATTTTAATTTTTATAACTTTCTGCATTTAATATCTCTAAGAATTGTAATAACATATCTTCTGAATAACCATCATTATTAATTACATAATCCACTTTTGTTTCTATTCCTGCGAAGTCCTTTAAATCTCTCTTATATCTTTCGTACGCATCATCCAATATTAAATCAAACCTTTTTTCTTCTCTATTTAGATAACTTATAAATCTATCTTTATCATTTCTATGTATATAAATACTAACAACATTCTCTTTTCCTAATTGTTCTTCTACTTGTTGGAGACCTATTGGATTCAATATTACTCCGTAGCTGCTTTTACTCAAAACAACATCTTTCTTTGCTAATCCGTATTTGACTATTCCCTCTGAAGGAATTAGATAACTCGTAGTCTCTAGGAATTCATCTTTTGCTTCCATCAACATAAATTCTTCTTTAGTTATAAAATGATATTCACGCTCTTGTTCTTCATTACTTCTCATTCTTCTTGTTGTTGTAGAAATAACAGGTTTTAAAAATTCATTTTTTACTATCATATTTAATAATGTATCTTTGCCACCAGATGACTCACTTAACAAAACAAATAATTTATTTTTCATATTCTCAACTCCTTTTGATCTATCTTGCAAATTTATATTACCATAACTTTCTAATTGTTGTCAATCATTTTTGTTAATTTATATTATAAAATAGTTAATTTATTAATTTCACTCTTATTTTTGTTCTTTCTGGATCTTCCAGGTTCAATGTGTCATATAGATCACTAAAATAATAATCTCTCTTATTGAAATTCTTATCAATTGGAACTACATTTAATTTATACTTCGCTGAAATTGGTGAGAAACTTGCATAGTCTTCGAATTTACATTCAACCCATTTCTCCTTTCCTTCATAAAAAGTTACTCCTAAATTAAAGTAAGGGAATTTTTGTGTAATACCCTCCTTTAATTTCATTTCCACCTTTAACTTATTATTTAATATCATTTTCAGTAATTCATCTGAGTTTTTAAATTTCATAATTATTGCCTCCTTAAAAATCATAATTTTACTTTATTTTAAATCTCAAAATCTTTTTAAAGTCATTTCTACCCTGTCTGTACCACACATCATTTTTATCGTCACCTACATAGTAGTAGCACAATATAGTCCCTTTTTCTTCTTTCATACCGACTAATAAGATTTGATAATGATCGCTATGTTCATTAAATGCTGCTGTGTATATCATCGCATCATCTTCTGGTGAATCATTATATAATATTCTAAATTCCTCAAACTCTTCTTTGATACTATTAAATTTATTTAAATTAAAATCTGATTCGCTTTCTAAAAATATTTTATATAAATCTTCTGTTAAGTTAACCTTAAAATCATATTTCATAATAAAACTCCTCATCTTTTGTTATTATATTATTATATACTATTTTTATATAAATAGTCTTAAAATAATCTTTTTATCTTATTCTTCTTCATATTCATACTTCGATGTAATCTCCATACGCTCGAATCCATATTTACTTATAAGAATATCATATACATTATCATTTCCGTGTTCTTTACCTATTTCCTCACATAATCTCCAAAACTCATCTTGACTATACTCTCTATCACTTTGAAGATATAAAAATCCATAATGATTATCCATAATTTCTTCATCATACCAATAGTTCGATATTTCATAAATATGTTTATTCATTATATTAAAATTTCCATCTCTTAATTTTTTCAATTCTTTAATTTCATCTTTAGCCCATCCTTCTAATAAATCTGTAGTTAAAATATTGTCCGCCAAATATTTTATTAATTCTATTTTATCCATATAACTTTTATTCCTCCTAAAATACATATTTTATGCCAAATACATATTGAATATTTTATTATATGCATTTTTAAATACATCATCATCTATTAATGATCCAATTCTTGTTTTCTTAAAGTCTATAACAGCACTATCTAAAAACAACCTCAAATCTAAAGCATCTTCCTTTTTAAAAATAGACTCATTTTCGACTAAATCTATACATTCCAATAATCTTTTCTTATTCGTACAATACTTTTGGTCATCATATTTATTATTTTGATATAAGTAAATTAAAAATCTTTTTATTTTACTTCTTTCTTGCATTGTTAGTTTATCCCCCATAGTATCCACCTCTTTTAAATAAATTTAACTTTTTATATTGAATCATCTTCTTCATAATATATGTGTGTTATATGGCCACATTCACAACTAAAAGCTTCGTATTCTCCATACTCATCTTCTCCACTACCTTCACGATCTAAATAATCATAACTATCACATTCTTCACATTGAAATCTCTTTAACATTGCTACAATTCTCCTTTATTTTCTAATAGAATTCAAATTTATTTATATTTAGCTTATGTCATTATAATATCATAGTTTGAAATAAAAGTAAACACTTTTCTCTCAAATTTTATTAATTTATATTTATATAATAAAAGAACAGGTTTTACCCCTGCTCTGAATATCTAAATGTTAATCCTCTCATGCCTTCTCTTTCACCTTTGCATGTTTTCCCAACAACACTCTTATCTATATAGAATCCGAAAGTTTCTTTGCTATCTTTTACCACATTTCTAATAGATTCATAAGTCTTTATTATTTCACCTGTATTAATATCTATAACATCAATAGCTCTTTTGTTTTTTGTTTTAACTTCTAAACCAAAGATATTTTCTAATTCTTTTCTAAATGTAGTTAAACTAGAATTTCCACTTGATAAACCTAATATATCTAATATTTCTTTTAGATCGTTTGATTCTATTTGTCCTTCATCTTCATAAATTTCTAATGCGAGATCATATCTTCTATTTTTAAATAACATTCCCATATCTGGTCTTGCAACTTCGCTAGCTTTACTAACCCTATCAATTATTCCATATATTCTACTTACAGAAGAAAGTCTTCCATCTACTGTTTTTATCATATAGCCACCATCTTCATACTCTGAACATGCCCTACACAACCTTGCTTTTCTTATAAAATCTTCATCTATAGGTAATGACACTGCTTTTTTCTTAACAATAGTTGTTAATACCATTTCTTCTTCATTCAAATCTTCCCATTTGACATTAGGTACATCACTTACTGGTACACCGTATCTAATTAGTACATATACCATTTTTTCAACATTATCAGCAGATAATTCATCTACATATGCATAGAACTCATCTAACGGCATGTATTGTTCTTTTAATGCTTTATTATTTACTTCAAATAAATCAGTTGTTGGTATTGAGTCACATGGATTGTAGCTTATAAATCCTCTTTCAACGTTATATATCATATAATTATTTATAGCTGCAAATATAGCACGTTTAGTTGTACTACTATTAGTTATTGCTCCTTTAACTAGGTTTTCTATTTCTACACTTGTAAATTTTCTTAAATCTTTGTTATTAGCTATTTCCGAACTATGCACATGCACATCTAACAATCTATAATAAGTTATCTTTGTTTTTTCTGCTATATATCCGTTATTCTCATCATCGTTTAACCAGTTTATCTTATTGTTCTCGTACTCATCAAATTTTAAATTTTTATTTTCCAATTTATTTCTTTCGCTCTTTATTAATTCCTCAAAAGTCTTCATTATTTAATCACCTCGCTCAGAATTAAATCTATACTACTATCTGCTATATACTTTTCATTAAATGTGTTTGTAATTTTTTCGCAATTATTTTCTATATACTGAATCAGGTTATAAATATCCATTCCATATTTTTTATCTCTAACTTCTGCTGCAAACTTTATATACATTTTAAATATATTTCTATTCAAATAAATAGTATTAATCATTTTTTCTAAATTGTTATCATATAATTCTTTTAATACATAATCTAATGTTTCATCGATTACTTTTGCCACTTTTTCTCGACTTATTGTGTTCTTTAGATCATCATTCATCTCTATATTAGTTTTCTTAAATGAATCTATTAATATTCTTTTTTCAGTATAATTATTTTCTAATTTCATTTCTTGCTTAGTTAATGCTGTATGTCCATTTAACCATTTGCATTCTTTTATAAATTCATCTATAAATATATTGTCATCATTAGGAGTAATTGCATTTAAATAATCTAGATTAGTCGTACAGCGTTTAAATGTACTAACTATAAAGTGTCTAATAGCTGCTTCATTATCAAAAATATGAACAAAACATCCTAATTCAGCCTTTATTGTTTTTCCTTCTGCTTCAGCTTTTTCAACTGCATTGCACATAGCTGTTAATCTATGCCACCCATCAACACACATTAATGGTAAATAAGTTTCAGATTCAAAATCAAAGTTCGGCTTAATCCACATATCACCTATATTTTCATACATTTTTTTAAATTTAAAGTTTTCGCTTATTCCTGCCGTATTATTAACTAATATAGCAAAATGAATAGATGTTGGTGTCATTTTTTCTTCTGAAAACTCTTTTTCCATATCTAATATATTTTCTTTATTCGCATCAATTTTCTTTATAGTTCTTCCAGAAGATGTTCTGACCACCTTAGGCGCACGTTGAAATAACTTATTATAGGAATATAGTGAATTTTTTCTCATTTCAACTGCTTGCTTACCATCAATAACACCTAAAAAGTTCTTGCCATCTATCTGTCTGATTCCTTTAAACAATACATAATCTATTTTTTCTTTAACTTCTATCTCATTGTTGTAGCTAAATATTTCACCTTCACTAAAGTAATTAGATAGTTTAAATTTTTCAGAGTCTAATTCATTCTTAAATACTTTTGTTATAGCAATCAATACATTTTTATCTAAGTGATCTTCATCTATAGACTCACTAAACAATTGGTTTGGTATGGCTGAAGGTAATTTTTTCTTTATAAATTCCTCTCTCAACTCTTTTAATAATTTTTTATTGTTAATATTATCTTCTACAGATTCTAATATTCTCTCTTTTAATTTTTCTAAACTTTCCATGATAAAAACACTCCTTCTATAAATATAATTATATATAAAAACAACAGTTTAATCAATCTTTTTTATTATTTTATATATGTATTATACCCTAAAAGGAGTGATTTATGTTTATATTTCGTTAATTTTACTTACATGTTAGCACTTAACTGTGCTTATTCTACAACAATAATATTAATTCATTGCTTTGTAACTTTATGTATACTATACTTTCATCTCCGAAAAACTCGGCTTTTATAATTTTTTCTTTATGTATTTCTTCCCATAATTCATCTGAGCCAACATCAAACATTTTTTCTCCATTTCTCTCAATATCGAATACCTCCTTTTCTATTAATAATACCTTTAAGTCTAATAAACTTAATTCTCCCATCCTAATTTCCCCTTTCTAAAGAACACATGTTCTCTCTTTTCTTATTGCTATTATATCAAATGAGGCAACCATTTGTCTACAATAACATTATATAACATTTTTCTCACATTTTTATTCCGTATAGTAATATTTGTCGTTTATTTCTTCCATATTTCTTCATTTTTTGTATTTGTATTGCTTTGTTTTTCTTTCATTTTTTAATATTATTAAATATAATAAAAATATTAAGAAAGGAATAAGAATGATAAAATTAAATTTAAAAGAACATAGGACGAAAAATAAACTTACACAAGATGAACTAGCTATTAAATCAAAAGTATCTCAAACTTACATAAGTAGATTAGAAACAAATAATTTCAGATATCGTGGATCTAATGAACGTGACAGATTTATTGAAGTTTGTAAAAACTTAAAAACCTGTCCTAGTGAAATAATTCAATACAATTGTAATAATTGTGTTATTATGCCCACGAAGGAGTTACGAAAGACTTGCCGTAAAAATCATATTAATAAAGGTTGTTCTCACATGTTTTTATTAGAAGAGTAGGAAAACCCTACTCTAATATTTTATTGCAATACTTCGCCATTATCTTATCTTTTTTTTCTGTATCATGCGAATATATACTATTCCCCATATCACCATTGCAACTCCACCCTAATATTTTTTTTCTTATTGAATCTGGTGTTTCAAGTTCTTCCAGTGATGTATTAGCGTAATGTCTAAAACAATGGTTTGTCACATCTTCTATCTCTAATTCTTTACAATATTTTTTTATCATCACATTACTAGATTTTGAACACAATTGTCCTCCTGATCTTCCAGCAACAATTAAATATTTTTCATCACTTATCTTAAATTTTTTCTTATATTCTTCTATATATAAATCATAGTATGGCAATATTTTTTCACAAATAGGAACTCTTTTGTTAAGTTTAGTTTTTCCTTTATGTATGTCGATATTAACCATTTTATATCCATCGTAGTGTTCTATATTTCCGAACTTAATATTAAGTGCTTCTCCTATTCTCAGTCCAGTTGTTGCAAGTAAAGCTATTAAAAATCTATTTCTTTGTGCATTAAATAACATATAAGGTTCACCATATCTTTTTATCTGTGTTTGGTTTATTATTTTAATTACTTGTTCTTTTGATAATACAGTTCTACGTCTACTATTCACATTCTTATATCCTTTAAGTCCAATAGCAGGATTAAATCCGCTATGCTTAGAATAGTATTTATAAAATGCTTTTAGTGATGCGACCATTCTGTTAATTGTTGCTCTTGAATATTCTCTATCTTCAAGCCAATAAATAAAATCTTCTAAAACCTCATAGGTAATAGCACAAAGAGATTCATCGAAACTGCTATCGCTGTAAAAAACATTTTCTCTTATATATTCATGAAATTTTTTCAAATCACTTTTATATGCTGCTATTGTATCAACAGAAGCTTCGGATCTTATTAATTCTCTTTCAAATCTATCAATTATAATACTCATTTTTTTGACCTCTCATTTTTCTTAATTTCTATATTTATATATTACCATACTTTTCAAATTCAGTCAATGAGTTTTGTTAATTTATATTTGAAGGTGGTTTTATAGATTAGCCACCTAAAACTATTTATATGTATTATGCTACCGGTTTTATGTTTCTACCTTTCAATACTTCGTGTATAAATAATCTACCTTGTTGAGTCCATTTAGAGTTTATCTTGGTTCCAACTTCACCATTATGTTTATCATATCTAAATGTATCAGATTTCATATATCCTTTATCTGCATATTTAGAATATAGTAGCCATTGAGAATTTTGTTTGTATTGAATTTTTTCTTCTTTTAATATATCGTTCAATTGTCTTGCAGATAATCCATAATCTTTTGCTATTTGAGTTGTTGTAACTGCATCCGTACTTGATAGTATTTTATCAACATATTCTACTTTTGGTTTCATCTCTGCATTTTCTCTTGATAGCCTATCAATTTTATTCTGCATTATTGTCATAGCTTTTAAAATAAATTCTTCCTCGCTTAATTCTCCATGAGAAACTTTTTCCTCATCCTGAATATAAGCTCCATCTTTTCTTATAGCAGGTATAACTATTCCTGTGATCCATCTTTTAAACTCTCTTGATTTTTCGTATCTCTCCTTATCCTTTTTAGTAATACTTAATACCGCTTGATATAAGCCTGATTCGTTTATGCAAATCATATTTTGTTTTCCTCCAAGGGTTACCCAAGTTCGGTAATCTTTATCTTCATCATCAACTTTATCGGTAATCTTTTGTGTTGAGCTATAATTTAATACTTTTGCTATATCACTAGCGCAAAACCATAATTTTAAGTTATCTTTTTCTACTCTAACTTCTCCAAATACTTCACTTAAAAATTTTTCTACATTATTGTTCATATTTTCTCATTCTCCTTTATTATATTAATCTATACAATTTTAAGTGGACACCAATTAAGATGCCCACTCTTCCAATTATCCCCAAGGATTCAATATTGCTAATTCAATCCCGTCTTTATCATTTGTACCTCCCCATGGATTTAATATTCTAGGTTTCATCATTGTTGCACCTCCTATTACACCTATTGCTATTGTTATAGCTGCTCCTAGAATAATTCCTTTTCCAATTGTTTTTTTCATAAATGTACCTCCAAAAATTATATATATATATTCAACCCCTCTAAAGAGGAAATTGTCTAGTAAGCATAGTTATAATCTTCTTGTACATAATTAGGATATTTTTCCTTTAACTCTTTGTATATTTCTATTTTTAAATTGCAAAGATCATTTAAAACCTCTGCGCTAATTAGCTTATTTTCATCTATTAGTTTAGATTTTTCATAATTATGTATGTCCATAAGGACATTTTCTATTTCTTCTATATCATCTCTTAGAAATGCTATATTTGCTTTAGCTGTATATATCCTTGCTGTATCGTTATTATTTATAGCATTATCTAAATTTATATTGTTTATCTTATTTTTTTCATCTATATCAATACTATCTTTAAATATCTCAGCATATAAATTTATATAATTACAATAACCATCCTTATATGTTTCTGCATATTCATTATCATGCTGCAGAATATCTATGAATCTATTTATATAATATTTTGCATTATCAATATCACCAGTAATATACTTTATTCTGCTAAGAGAACATAAAACTATTCTATGGTCTTCTGTGCAATTCTTATCCGTCAAAGTTAACATTAATCTTCTTAGTTTCTTTTCTGCTTCATCTATTTTCCCTTCGCCTAACATAGGGAATATTTCTTCTTTTACAATTTTTTGTATATCCATTTTACATCCGCCCCCATAAATTCTTTTTATCTTGTTGCTACCATACTCATCTCATTTGAAAATGTATTTATATTTGCTATATAATAATTATTTATACTCTTCCTATTTGAATTACATATATTATCTAATTTATTTAACTCTATTTTATATCTTAGTTTTATTTGTTCTAAAGCAGTCTTTGGAACTATATCTTTTAGATCATTTATATTGTTTTCCCATCTCTTAACTTCTTCAACTTGTTTTTCTATTTCTTTTTCTCTTATATCTGTTAATGCTAACGCTGCATCTATTGTTTTATCAATTTCCTCCATTGTACTTTTTCTTAATCTACCTATGTAACTAACTAATTTGTCCTTTGATATTGTTGTAATTTGTTCTGCCATTGGCATACTTTCTCTATTTAAACCAATTTCATTAATTAATAATGTTTGTGTCATTAAACGTTTCTTCGCTATCTTTGAAGTTATTGGAATTACTGTTATAATCGGCCCGAATTTGCATTGTAAGCCATTTCCCACGATAATTACCGGCCTAAGCCCAGCTTGAACACTATCTTCGCTAATTCCTAGATCTGCATAAAATATCATTCCTCTTTTTATAATAAATTCATTATTCATTTCTCAAATCTCCTTAAATTTTTTATTACTTACTATACCTATATATTACCATATTCTTCTTATCGTTGTCAACACATTTCGTTAATTTTTATTAAATTATTTTTTATATTAAACCTATTTCTTTGAAATTTTTTACAACATAACTAATAGGATACACTCTCTTAATAATATCATAAGTTTCTAACAATGTTAATCGGTTAGGTATAAGCAATATTTTATTCTCTTGCTCTATTATTTGTTTATCGTATACAATTATATAGTCGAGTTTAGCCAATCTTTTTATAAATCTCATTTCTTTTGCTGGATCTGCTTCATATACTTTTGTGTTATTTACTATATATCTTTTCATACAACCACTTCCTATATTATATTATTACCTTCAATCTGTCTCTATATGCTATTAAACACTGTTTAACATCATAATCTTCTGTAGAACATAACAACTCATCTATAACACTCAAAAGCTCCTGAATAGTTTCAGATTCTCTCCTATTGAATTTTTCTTGTATAATATTAAATCTATTATCTATATTATTTCTAACTAATACATCAAGCGTATTGCATATTACTCTATATTTTGTTAATTTACCTATTCGTTTCATATTTTCACCTCTTAATATATTCTCATATCAATATATAATTTTTATATACTCATATAAGAAGCCGATAAACTCGGCAAACTTATTTTAATTATTTATATAACCTTTATTACCTAAATAGTTATAAACTAAATTTTTATACTTCTCTGATCCACCTGCAAGTAATACGCAACTTGTATCTAAATCACTGTTGATTTTTCTCCAAACTTCTTTGCCTAAATTTTTAATTATTGCTTTATTAAAATCAGTTAAATTTAATTCTAACATTGATTTATTTAATTCCATAATTCTACCTCATATTTTTATTAATTTTTATATATAAATAAAACAATTCATTTATATAATTCTTCTATAATCGTTATATTCTGATATACCTAAAATTTTTTCTATTGAGCGCCTTTGTTCTTCTGTAATTACTCCTTGATATTCTGAACGTCCATATTCTCCATTTGGATTAACTCTTAATAACCTTATCATACAGCCTTTATCTTTTCCTTGTTTTGTATTACTACAATTTAATATTATTTTTTGTTCTATAATCATTTTCAAACTCTCCATTCACATATAAAAGTATTATTTTATACTTATTCTTTTATCTGTTTTCTAATATATTTATAAAAAATGTTTCTATATCCAACATATGTGCATTATCAAAATCTATTTCATTTCTCCAACGTTTAAGCTCTGCTATTAATTCTTCTTTCTCTCCTGAAATATCTAAGTAATTTTCGCTTATTCCTGTTATGAAATAAAAGTTATCTTCTTTACATAAATTAAACCCTTTATAACTAGTTATCATTTCTAAATTTTTCATTTTTCAATCCTCCAATTTTTAATAAAACTAATATTCTATTTATTTTCTAAGCTACTTCATCTAGCTCTATATTAATCATTTCAAGTCTTTTCTTTTTCTTTTTATGTATTGGTCTTCCGAACAATAATTCCCTTAACCATGTTTTAGATCCTGTAATAGCTGTTATAGTTGCTAATATCAAAAATAAAACTATTCCACATGTTCCCCATATAAACGCCATTTTCGCTAATACCTTTAAAGTTAAAATTAAATTATCCATTTTTCCACCTCTATTTTGTTAATTTATATAATTAGTTTTTGATGAGATACTAACAAACTCTTTTATTAATATAAATAACATTCTGCTTTGTTATCATATACAAAGTTATAAATAACTTTTCTTTCCTTCTCTCCTGGTAGTAAATTATCATTTGTATTAAATTCTATTTCCTTTACTTGTTCTGATAAATCACTGCTTAGAAAATTACTATCATTATAATGATTTATTACATCTTCTTCGCTTCCATTTATCTTAGTATAGAAATAATCTCCATTAACTTTAGTCACTTTTATTTCTCTACTTTCAACTAATTCATAAACTGAAAGATCATATTTATTTATATCTTTGTACCAATGAGTATTTACTTCAAACACCTTCGTTCTTTCCTCATTTGCATAAGTTGCAATTTCTGTTGTTCCATTATGCTTTTCTTTGTAACTGATCTCTTTTAATCCACTTATGTATTTATCTAGCTCCTTATCAGCTATTGAAAAATCTACCTTATTTAATTTACATACTAAAACCATTTGTTTACACATTTTAATCACCTCATAAATTATTTATTTCTCATCTACAATTATTATTATATTACTTTATAAATCGTTTGTCAATATATTTTGTTAATTTATATTAAAATATTTTTCAAGGGCATATTTCAGCCCTTAATTAAAATATTGGCTTGAATGTATTTATTATTGGCAATATATTTTTTTCTTGTAAATAACTCATAATATCACTTATTGCTCTTTCGTCATAACTTCCGTATTTTGTAGCCATTCCGTTAAAGTTTCCATTGCTTGTATCTTCATATAATACGCTAGTAGGTATATCAATCCAACCTTTATATATTACAATATCTTTATCATGCACATTAGTTAAATATAAACCTTTTTTACCCTTAACATTCATAGTTATTTTTACATTGTCTTTATATTGTGCATATTCTTCCATTGTAAAACCTTCTAATATAATATGTGATATAGAAGCCCCGCCAATCATTGAACCCCTTACAATGGTTAATTTATCGCCCTTGCTTAATCCTGATTCATTAAACTGATCTTGAATCGTATCGACTTCCTTTAGCACTTTATATAAATCAATTTTAATTTTTTCATCTTTGATTTGTTGTACCACTGTATTATCAAAAGTCAATAACGGATTTTTTCTTATAGCTGCTGCTATTGCTTTTCTAGTATCATACCAATTATCAAAAGTATTATTAATTACATTATTATAAACCTCTTGAATTTCTTCAGCTTCAATTTTTCTTTCTTCTACCTCTTCAACTGCTACAACTTGTTTACAAGTATATTCCTTTGTAGTAACTGTATTTTCTCCAATTAATCCAACATATCTAGCATAACAATAACCCTGAGCATCTATAACAAACATTAACTCATTATCAATATATACTGCTACGCCCTTTAAAAGCCATTCAATAGTTTTTTGTTCTTCGCTAGTCATATTATAATAGTCTGTCATTGAATTAATTCTTAAATCATCTGTATAACTTCCACCAGTACCGTCAATAAAATCAAAATCATGTAATAACATATTTATGTATAGATTATATGATTTTAAATCTTTGAAGTGAACTTCTCTAGTTACTTTTAAAGTATTTAAATAGTAGTCACCTTTAGAAACTTCTTCTTGATATCTTTCTAATGTGTTATTTTTATTTAAATTTGCAAAATAAGCATTTTTAACAAAATATTGATTTCCTTCTTCTAGATCAACAACTTCAATATTATTATTAATATATTCTTTATCGGCTTTTATTTGTTTTTGTCTTTTTTCTGCTTCTTTATTCGCTTGTTCTTGTTCTTTTAAATATTCTTGATATTGTCTTTCTTCTTCAACTCTTTTTAATTCTTCGGCTTCGGCTACTTTAATATCAAACTGTTTCATAGCTTCAATTATTTCTTGTGTTGCTTCAACTTGAATATAATCATAATCAACTCTACAACCAAAGAAATAAAAATTATAACTTGAACCATAGTCACCATATGGATCATAACAAGTACAAAAATTGTATGATTCTACTAATTTATCAACGTATTCTTGAATAGCCTTTAAATAAATAGTATCTTTTTCAAATGGTGCTGATTTTATTTCTACTCTTATTCTATCTTTAGAAGTAACTGAAAATTTAACAAATTTAAATCTAGCTTTTAAGTGTGTTCTTATTTTCTTTGCTATTTCCTTTGTATTATAATTCTTTTCTCTTTCTACTTCTGTATAAGTAGTTAATTCAAATAAATCTATTTTGTTAATTTTCTTTAATGAAGCTGTTGCAACTTCTTTTGATCCTTCACTGTATGTATTAGCAACCTTTAAAGTTTCTTCTGATTGTTTAGCATACCAACAAACCTTTTTACCATTCCATCTAAAACCATTAGCTTTTAAATCTGTTAATACTGTTCCTGCTGGTTTCTCCTCAAAATATAATTCTACACCATTTAATTTTTCATTTAATAATATTTTACACATTCTCAACAACTCCTTAAATCAATTTCAATCTTTAATTATATTATAATGACTTATTTAATATTTGTCAACCTATTTTATTAATTTATATTTTAAATTTTTTATAGCTTGTAAATCTCATTAAAACAGTATAATTTTAGTTTTTGTTTTTAATAATATAATTTATCCTCTAAATGCTAAACGCTTTAAATTCAGGCTTAAAACAGCTTAAAATCCTTATTTTATAGTAATATACTTGTATTTCTTCAATTCATTCAATACATATTCAACCAAATCCTTGTTGGTACTATTGTGAGAAAATTTATAATTCTTTCTATTCTCTAATTGCTGCACTCTTAATTTACCTTTTAACTTTTCTATACCTTCAAGATCCAACACAGTAATGTTATAAGCCTTAATTGTTTTAATGCCCGTTATAAACCCGTTAAACTCTCTATATTCTTCTATTACTATTTTTCCATTGTTTTTATTTATAACCATTCAAAACACCTCCTAATGGATATTATATCAAATATTAGACAAAATAAAAAGAAGTCGTTAAACTTCTTCTTTGTTTTATTAATTTATATAAATAAAATATAGTTTTTACTTGCAATTAGGTAGCGAAGCTATATACTACTGGTTGAGCTTGGACACATTTTTGGGTATAGTTTACCCCTGTTTTTCGAGGCAAACAAAAATACTACTGTATATCGCTATTGTATCTTAGTAATATTACTTACTTTGTTATCTTATAACTTTAACATTCTACTCTTAGCCCATAGAATACGCTTTAAAGCTTATTATAAGTCCGTTATTTCTAACCTAAGCTAACCAAACCCATATAATTTATTTAACGGTCATATGTACCCGTTTGACGGTTATAAGCATATAGTAAGTAATACTTATATCCGAGCCTTCTTTTTAGTCGGTGGCCAACCACAGTTTATTTATACTGTTTTTCTGTGTTCCAGTTGCCTTATAGGACTTCCTATATTTTTATTAATTTATATAAAATAATATTTTTAAATTTTAATTATATTAAAACATTTACTTATTCTTTTGTCAATTTGTTTTGTTAATTTATATTAGATTGTGTTAATTTTTATTAGAATAAGGAAAGCACTAACTTTATTTCGTTTCTTGTTAGTGCTTCCTTTTATGAATATTATAGACTTATATTTATATTGCATACTTAATTTTGTTAATTTATTCATTGTTATTTAGAATATTTTCAATTTTATTTATGTATGAGTTAAATTCTGCTCCTATTGGCTTTATTAAGTCAAAATAAACTGATTTAGTCCAACTATTATTATAATAACCTTTATTATATATTTTGTATTTCATAGACTTTAACATTTTTACATCTAAAGATATATTGTACTTTGTAATTGATCTTAATTTATTAATTAAAAATTCGACCGCTTTTACTTCATCTTTTGTTATGTTTATATTTTTATATTTACAAATAGTTATTGTTCTCTTTTTCAAAGAATCTATTAAACAATCCATAATAATACACTCGTCTTTATAACCCAATAATTCAAATTCCTTTTTTATACCTACACATTTATTTATATTAACCGCACATTCTGAAAAATCAATTTTTAAAAATCTTGTAAAAATGCTTGCAATATCATTGATTTTATTTTTAAATTCAATATTTATTTTGTTAATTTGTTCACTATGTAGTAATACTAAACACTCGTTTATATTTGTTAAATCTCTTTTTAGCTCCATAAAATTTAAATAAAAAATTGTATAATTTAAATTACTATTTTCAACTTGTTTACTATCTTCAAACAATATCACTATATTATCATCATTAGATGACTTTATGTAAATATCTGCTGTTAAATCACTATTAACCTTATGATCAATTTCTTTAGCAATACAAGTTATCTCGTTTAAAAATGGTAATGTCATAATTTCACCAACTGAAATAAATTTATCTTTCCAATATCTTTTATAGGCTTGTTCACAGTTGCAACTTTCTAAGTTATTATTTTGTAAATGGTAAAAATGTCTTTCGACTAATTCAGACTCTAAAGCTCTGCCATGTAAAATTTCACCGCATGATGGACAATAGTAATCTGTATGTATATCTGTCACTTGATCTATTGTAACATATTCTCCTTCTTTTGTTAGCCCTAACCAATTATTCACTTTAAATTCTCTCATGTCTTTTATTCCTTTCTTTACTTTTAGATTTTATTATTTTGCTTGAAAACTTTATTTTATTAATTTCTTATATTTTGAAGTTTTAGTCTATTATCTGTTATAAATGGCTTGTTTACTAGGTTTTAATAATATATTTATTTTTATAATTCCCTCAAAAGTGGCTATTTTACTAGGTTTACAGACTAAAACTTCATTTTATTAATTTCTTATACTCATCAACTCAAATTGTAGAAATTTTTAATACTTCAAAATTCAAATTGTAGAAGAAATTAATAACACAGTATAGTGTAACAATATTACTAATTATCAACATAAATAAATAACAACATCACTAATTTATAAATATGAATCATTGAAAACCTAGCGATTTTCAAGTTTGCTATACTCTTCTTTTAGTAGTTTTATCTTTTCTCTTTCTATCTCATCAGCTGTATTATTTTCTATCTTTTTATTTATGTAATTTATTTCTTGTGTTATTCTTCTCTTTAGATTACTTTTATCTTTTTGTAATTTATTTTGTTTTATAAATCCTTTTGTACTTCTTTCTCTTTCTAACTGCTCAAGTAATATTTTACTATCTTCATATCTACAATAAAACATATTTCCATTTTTTATTTTTCCGTCTCTCATTTCCTTAAATCCTGCATAGTCAAAATTTAATATTTTCAACTCTTTTAAGGCGTTGACATGTTTTAATACTGTTTTTTCTGTTACGTCTACATTTTCAGCTATTGTGGTCATTTTAGGAAAAGCTAGTTTATAATATTCATCTTGTTCATTTTCATTTATAAAGCTAAGAATATATAAACATATTTTTAACATTATACTTGTATCTAGTTTGTTTTCTTTAGAATGGTCTAATATGTATTTAATTTCTTGATCTAATATGTAAGTAAATCCTTCAGAATCTAAGTCAATGATATGTGCATAAATTAAATTGTTTTTATCATAGTTTAATATGTTATCTATTTCTTCAGTGCAAAATATATCGGTGAAATACTGTAGTATATTTTCATCCTTAAATAACTGCAATATATCCTTTACTTCTTTTTTAGTTTTTGTATTATTACTTTTTATTCCTAACGTACTATAAATAGATTGTAAATTAAATATACATATATTTTTATTTCCTGCTCTAGTAGTTAATATAATAGTTAATATTAATAATTCTTTAGTAGTTAATTCATTTTCTAATTTAATAACCTCATTTGGTATCATTGTAAAGTTTTCCGTTATATCTTCTAATTTCATGCTTTTTAATTCTCCTTTTAGTTTTTAGTTTTGACTTTTAGCTTAATTGATTAATTAATTATTTTTAAATTCCCTCATTGCTGCATGAAGCTCTGGAGTATTCTCGTATTTCCATACAACAAATTTAGGTATGTAAATGTTCGGTTCTATCTCAATTGGATATATACCCTTGTTACATAGATGCTTGTACATTGTTATTGTTTTAATTACATATAATTTATTCATTCTCTTATTTCTCCTATCTATATATTTATTTTGTTAATTTTTATAACACATTCAACTTAATCATCTCCTTTTTATTAGAATATCTATATAAACAACAAAAAGACCTTTTAGGCCTAATTGCTTAAACTATAATAATCTGATCCAATCCATACAGTAGGTTTCCAGGCTTCCTTAAATGGATCTGTATTTTCTATTGTTAATGTGAGATTATCTTTAATGAAATAGTGTTCGCCGTCTGCTGTAAATGTATTATCCCATTTAGTAGACTCTATTACCTTTTTAAATCTATTATAGTTTTTAGTTGTTGATTCGTAAGCATCTTTTAATAATTCATATAATTGTAAATCTTTCATAATTATTTACTCCTTTATTTTGTTAATTTTTATAATTCTATTATACTACTTTTACAGAATAAGTCAATAATTTATTGGTTATTTATTCTATATTTATGCCATAATTGTTTATACTTAGTGTAGAAATATCTATATCATTTTTATTATTATAATATCCTCTATTTGTTTCTGTATTGATTATTGTATAATCATTATTGCTTAGTATTAATGCAATTTCATTCGGTTCTAAATAGAAATCATTAGTTGATTCATATAATACATTAGTCACTTCAAAAGTTGTTTGTATTTCTTCTTTGTTAGCTGTTTCTATGTAGTACCCAGATCCATCATTAAAGTTTATTGATATTCCTGTTTCAGTTCTATCTATTGAGTTAATTGTTGATATTGCTGCTGTAGTTATTAAAGCTCCTAATATAATTGATATTGTTAATAAGATTTTAATTAATCTTTCCATTTTAATTACCTCGCTTTATTATTTTAATAGTTTATTATGAAGTTCATGAATTGTATTTGTAATTGTGTAGCTAATGCCTTATATTTATTACTTAGTGCATTTGTAACTACTGTTAACGTATTATATAAATAATTTATACCTTCTAAGCTATAAGCTTTATATTGGGCTGTTGTCGCTATTACAGTAGCCATTATCTTATCTATAATACTATTGTCTTGCGTCTTGATGTATTTAGTTAGTAGCTTGTTGATATTGTGATAATCTCTTTTAGATCTTATTGTTAATAATAATTTATTCATTGTTCTATCCTCTTTTACTTTGTTAATTTATAGAATGGATTATAACGTCATAATCTTCGGTTAATGTGTATTTAAAATTTATTTCTATTTCTTCCCAACCATTTGATAAATAAATATTTTTATCGTTGTACCCTATATCATCAGCAGAATTTATTAAGTAGTCCTCTAATTGTGAATAGCTGTAATATGTGTTCGTTAATTCTTGCACTTTTAATTCAATTTGATTATTTGTCATTGTTAACTCCTCCAATTGATTTATTAATTACTATACTATTATTATATATTATAAGTAGTTATTTGTCAAACTTTTTTGTTAATTTTTATAATATTTTTTATATTATTTTCTTAGTTTCAGTCGGCAACTGCCTTTATAAAATATGTGTTAGTTGGTTGATGATCTTATTATTTATTTTTCTATTGGTATTTTTATTGGTTGGTATGGTGTGATTGATATAGTGTGATTGGATATTGATAGATAATAAGATAAGTAATGATTAAGTGGTGTATGATGTATAGATTGGATTGGTTGTGATTGGATTGTTATTTGATTAGATTGAGTTTGTATTGATTAGTTGTACTTGAGTTGTACGTATAAGTGTTTGCTTACTTCTCAAAGCTTTAAAACGAACCAAAGCCAAGAAATCACAGCTATTCAACATAATATTTTAGTTCTTTATATGGTTTTAATTACTACATTATATGATATTTTACCATTGTCTTAACTACCTATAATATATAATTATAATGACTTACCGCTAAAATAAAGGGTTTGGAGGGGTACATTTTCATTTTTTGGATTGATCGGTTGTGGGGAATGTGAGCTAACTATTCAATTTTTACACCACTTTTTAAATATCAACTTCGACTAAAAATCCAAAATGTTATCGTAAATGCTATCGTAAAAACCCTTATTTTAAGCCACTTATCCCCTATTTCACAAACTTAAAACCCATCAATAATCTTAAAATATGCACTATTTATATCCTCAAAACCCTTATAAACACTAGGTTTCTATCGAGTAACACTTCCTGCAATCAAATATCGTCAATTATGATCTTTAATAAATCTCATTAAAATATAGATAAATAGCTAGTTTTGACAAATTTAATAACATTTTACCGATACACGTTAGTCGTTGTTTTGATATTCGAAAAGAAAAGCCATAATACGTCCTAGAATCAATTTAAATTTATTATAGATATAATTTATCGTCTAAAAATAAAATCCTTTAGAAAGGCAAATAAAGGCTTATAAGCAAAGTCCCTTAGTAGGGCGTATCTGAAAGATTTGCGCTAGGGGTATGATTTTCATTATTGCAGCATGTCCAATTGTACAAGTCCTAATATAAGAAATATAAGAAATTTATATATCATTACTACTTCTCTACTATTCCCTACTGATTTCTTATTGAGAAAATAGTGCTTTATATTTACATGTTTTATTTAATATAGTTGTATACTGTATATATGCAATTAAGTATGCAACTTAAATATACAATAAGAATTAGATCTTTTGAAAATTATAGAAATGAATTGGGTGAGGTATTGAGTGCTAGAGGTATTTGTGTTACTATTACTTTAAACCTAATACTAAACTCTAAATACAAATGTAATAAAATACTAAGTAACTATAAACGTGTAACAAGGATGCTGGAAATTAGTTATATAAATTGATACAGAAGATTCTTTAGAAGTGAATACCACTGTGGATAATTTCAATACCACTAGCATTATCATTGAATACCACAGTCTTTTGATTTCAATACCACAAGGATTAGAAGTCAATACCACTAGCATTTGAACTGAGTACCACAAGTAATTGTTAACTGTTGATAAAGGGGTGTGAATAATGTGGAAAACATTGTAGAAACAAGTAAAAATGAGGATTTATCATGTGGAAAAGTTATTAATATGAAGAAAAGTCAAAGCTTTAATGAATCAAATTTAATGACGTTGCCATTTATATCTTTAAAAAGAAAGAGAGTTCCTGAAATAAAAAGATTTTGGATTAGGGATGGTCAAGAAGTTGCATTGAAGGTTGTAGGTGGAGCTAAATATCTATGTCCAACAATATATGAACTAGATGTATTGATGGCATTATTTAAAATTCATTCTAAAAATATGGATGATAAGATTGAGGTATTGACTTCTAAAACCGTAGATGAAAATGGTGAGGTATTGACTTCTAAGCATTCCATAACTAATATGCCACAGAAAATAAACTTCACATATAGAGGATTAGCGAAAGAAATGGGGTTGAGCGGATTTGGGAAGGCCACAAAAGAAAGGTTAGAAAAATCTATATTATGCTTAAATGAATGCACCATATACTCTACTCTAGCAATAAGAGATCAGGAGGTAGGAGAATATGTAATAGATTTTGATGGGTGTGAAAGTTCAAGAATATTAAAGAATTATAAGTCTTATAGTGTTTCAAAACGTAAAATGGCAAATAAGAAATTATTAGATCCTGCTAAGATAGAAGAACATCAAAGTGTTGAAATTGATGACTTTTTCTATAAAAATCTATGCAATAATTTTTTAAAGATATATGATTACGATATTTATAAAAGTTTAAAAAGTAGTGTTGCAAAGAAACTGCAGCTAATACTCACTCAATGGTCTAGGGGATATGAAAAATATATTAAATTTCAAACCTTATGTGACTATATAGGTCTAGATTGTATCACAAAAGATGAGATATATTATTCTAATAAGCAATTAAAAATAGCTCTAGAAGAATTAAAATCAATTAAATTTATTCAAGAATATAGCTTTATAAATGAAGGTGTGAATTTAGTATTCAATACCACTAGCAGAGAAAAAGCTAGAGGGCTAGATAAATATACTACTGATGAAGAAATAGTTAGTAGATTAAGAGAACTTGGAATAGATTATGATGACATAATAAAATATTGTAGATTAGAAAGTATGGACTACATAGCAGCTCTACTTAGATACATTGATGACAGAATAAAGATGGGATTTGTAGATGACATAAAAAAATATACCCAAAAGGGATTGCCTTATGGAAAATATGATGTGAATAAGTATATGATTGAGTTATAATTAAATAATATTCCATTAGTCAATAAAATAGAAAAAAATCCTCACTATGGTAGTGGGGATTTTATTTTAAAATAATATATTATACAGGCTTTGGTAATTTAGTAATAAAACTAGAAAAGCCTTCACTATATTGAATTAAATTTAAACTACTATATTGCTCCATGCTATCTAAATCTTCATAAGTGAAATTCTCTCCAATTTCTTCTTTAAAATAATTGAAATCTTCTTTTAAGCTTCCTTTTAATAACATAAAACTAGAACCAGCACTTTTTAAATCTTCAACAAATTCCTTACTTAATTGGAATAATCTTTGTCCTGTTAAAACTAATTTGAAACCATATTTTCTAGTTTCTGTTATCAAGCTATCTAAATACATTTCAGCAGTATGAATTTGACTAAGCTCATCAATAATAATGTGGCTTCGGGTTGGCTTCTTATACATCTCTCCTCTTATTTCTGCACTTGTCCATAATTTAGTTATTAAAAAAGTGCAAATAACATTCTTAACATACTTTTTAAACTTGCTTTGTGGTAATCTTATCAATACTACTTTCCCTTGCTCCATTAGATCAACAAAGTCAACATTCTTATCAGGAGATTTATTAAACATCATTTTTAGGTAAAAATCTCTTTTTAATAAGGTCATTCTGTCTAAAATACCTTCAATTTTACTCTCTCTAGTCCCTATCTTTTCTGATGGACTATCTTTTGTTGGTTTTGACCATTCATCTAACTCCTCTAATGTTGAAATATCTTCTTCAAAATATTTTCTATAATCATCTTGAATTGACTCAATGATATGTTCTCTATATTTAAAGTCTGTTAAACATCTTATAATATCTTTAAATGTGGCATTTTCTTTAATAGTGAAAACTATATCACATGCACTCATTAGAAATCTCTCCATCTTCGGACTAAAAGGATCACCATTTAAATTAATGGAATTGACAAGTTCTAAAGTTAATTGACTTTTCTTATTAGCTATTTCATATCTACTTTCAAAAGTATCTTCTTTGAATTTTAATTCATTATAGGCAAAACTTTGTAAATTATCAGCTTTTGAGAAATCTAAGATTACTAATTTATCTTTTGGTACTACTTTTTCTATATCTTTACTCATTTCGCAATTTTTAATATAGTCTAATACAAATATGCTTTCATTTCTGCTCATTGCATATTTACAGTAGTTAGCTAAATAAGTAGACTTTCCTCCACCTTGCCGACCTAATAACATCAAAGGTAAAGATCCTATATCATAATCATCTTCCAAATAAACTGAACATATTGTGCCCTTATTTTTATTTTTACCTAAACATATATAACCCTCTTTTAATCTTTCGGGGACTCTCGTTTCCTCTATTGATATGTGATTTATTTTGTGTTGTGTTAGTAACGTTCTTGCTGGTATTTGTATAAAGTTAGCTCCTTCATCGGTAGAAATTGTACTAAGTTTAGTGTTAAAATTAGTTTGTTCTAAATAAAAAGGTTTCTTAACCTTATCAGCAATTAATTCATTATCACCATCAATTGCTCTAAATGATTGAGTGATAACATTGATGTTGTTACTCTTCCTAGTATAATCTACACTATCACTTATAACCCCTATTTGAGTATTTATTACAGTAGAATCCTTTTTCTTTTTTGTGGCAATACTTAATTTATCTTGCTTTTCTAAAATGCCCAAAACTGCATTATATATACTTTCGTTAGAGCTTTCATGATTCCCACCAGTAAAATCATTTATAACTCCTATGATTGCATTTATTGTATCTAGCATGTAAATAAGCCCATTTCTCATAATTGCGTTAAAGTTAAATATATTTTTATCTATAGATTTCTTTGCTTTTATTTTATCCATAGTGTTGTTGTATCTATCTATCCAATTGAATTGAGGATTAGATACAAAGTTATATATAATAGTTACTCTGTCATCATCTTTCATAATATCCATAACATTTAGCAGAGAATTTAAAGGTTCATTACTTCTAAAATCAGTATTTAGACTTAGAGCATCTTCTTTTTTATAGCTCAGTTCAAAGTATTCAGCATTAGGTGAAAATCCTTGTATTCCGCTATCTAGTATCTTTACAGTAGCTTTACTCCATATTTCATATATTTTTTCAACTATTAAATTTGTAAAAGGTTTAGGTACTATAAAATAAAAGTTAGCATTATCCTTGTTTACATCTATTACATAGGATATTTTAAAGTTTGTCCTAAAAAATAGTTTTTTCTGTTCTATTTTAATTAACTTATCAGCCCTTTTGAATGTATGAGCTATAGCTTTAGCTATATTCCCACTATTATAGTTTCTTATGCTTTTGTGAGGAATAACTTGAATATATTCATATTCTGGCTTTACCAATTCAAAATACTTACTTAGTTTAATACTCTTCATAAAAAAGCACTTCCTAAAGCTTCTATAACTATATAAATCACAAATGAAACTGTGCAATACTTACCCGCCTTTTTCAATCCAGAGATATACAATATTAAGCAGATCATTGAAATAATCAAGCATATCCAAAAAGAATTAGCTAATACTCCACCAAATATCCATTTAAAAAAATCAGTTATCATATGTTTAAATCCTAGTCCAATGCTATCTGTAACATCTTCAATCATAGAAATTCCCTCCTATGCAAATAAATCTCTTATTAATTCAAAACATGCTGGTAAAAAATAGAATGTAGCAAATATTCCCAACCATTTCAATACTATTGGCAATATAGCATTTTTACCACGACCTTCTTTGAATACTGCTAATAGGATTTCTAATAAACATCCTAAAAGACAAATCCAAAAGCCTATCCGTTGTATAATTCCTAAAAACATAAAGCCTGCAGCATCTACTTTAGACATAGTTTGATTAATATCAGCCATTGCATCGGTAGTATAATTTAAACCAGCTATTAAAAATACGGCACATTTAGTTAACCTTTTGTCCTTTAAAATATATCTAGCAAGTTCTTCTTTGGCTTTTAATTCATCTTTTTTTGAAAAATTTTTATTATAAATTAATTTATTATTTAAAGTGATTCCAATTTCCATTTGATCCTCCATGTATAATATTTAAAAATTTGTTAATACTATAAAGTATAAATTTATCGGAGGTGCTTTTATGATAACTGGGTTTGCATTAGGATATTTAGCTTGTTTTGCTGTAGCTTGTGCTGTAGTAATTTTATAGAAATTTAGATAAATAGTCATCTTTTAAAGTTGTTTTGCATAAACTACTTGTAAAAACAAGTTTTGAAAGTAGTTATTTAGCCATAGTCTACGTATTTTTAGATTATGGTTGTTTTTTGTCTTCAGATAGTATAGATGGGCTTAAATTACCCTTCAATATGTCTTTTATTATTGAAGCTGGATTGGTAAATGATTTTAATTTTAGATACATAGATATTTCATCCTCCTTATTAGCACTAAATTCAATTGGGATTATTAATCTTTTTGGCATATACTTTCTCCTTTTTACAACTTAATCAATGATGCACATTGTTTATCAATGCTTATATGATAGTATATGAAGAATAATCAGAAATGTTTACTATTATTTACAAAAAATGTTTATGAAAATATAAAAGACGGGATATACCCGTCTAATTAAATTAATCCCAGAAAGAATCATCTTCGTACATAGCATCTAGGTCTTCAGAAGTTACTCTTGATGAAGTTTCTTTCTCTTTTTTCACAGTTTCCTTTTTATTTCTTTTGATTACAATGTCTTCTTCACGTTGTCTTCTATTTCTTCTATTTTTTAAATCTTCTAAGCTCTCTTGAACTAACTCTATTGCTTCAGTAGGCATTATACATCCACCTATAAGTAATAAAGAATCTCCTTCTGTTTTTGTGTTGAATTTAGAGAAGTCATAGCATTCAATTTTCTCTCTAATGTCAGCCAAAGAATGTGATTTACTATTTATATTCCCTATTAAAACATCACATTCTAAATTTTCAGGAATATAGTACACACTTTTAGATAATGCCATATCAATAACTCTTTTAATTGAAGATACATCAGAATCTAATCTAAGAACTACATTATAACCATTGCTTACATGATATCTAGTAACATCAGAACTATCTAATTTTCCTTCCATTATGTTAAAACTATCATCTAACTCTTTCATAGCAAGCTTATTTATTTCATCTTCACTATATGGTTTATTATTATCTATAAATCTAACGTTGTCTATGAATTTTCTTTTTCTACAAGTTTTAACTTCTTCCCAGAAATCTAAACTATTTTCAAAATCTATATCAGATTCATCTATATTTGGATAAGTTGCTATTAAAGATATTGTTTTATCAGGACAAGCTGCTTTTATCAATCTTGGAAGCATAACAGAAGCTTTTGATCCAGTACCCCCATTTGCACTTGTTAAGAATATTATATGATTTTGATTAGTAAATTTTTTAATCATCTCAACAAACTTAGCAGCTTCATCTTTTATATATTGTTCTGCTAATTTTCTATCCTTACCTGTACCATCTGCATTTGGTATATAAAAACATCTTCTTTCTCTATCAAAATGTTTCAAATCTTCCATTTCCGCCATATTAGTATTCATAAAAATACCCGTATATCTTCTATCTAACTCTAAAAATTCATTAAGAAGTCTATTACCTGCTCCTCCACAACCTATAGCTAGTACGCTTGATTTTTTCATTTATTACTCCACCTTTCCGAATATATTCATTCTTAAACTATTTAATTCTATTAAACCTTCTTCAGTCATCATATATGTTTTTGTTCTCCCTTGCTTAATTCCTTCACACACAAAACCATGTTGGATAAATGAATTTAAAGTGTTTCTTATTTTTGTAGATGATAAATTTGTTTTTCCCTGTATCTCCTCTATTGTAGTAGCTTTATTTCTACGTAATCCTTTTTGCTTATCGTTTTTATCTAAGATAGCTTTCATTATTTTATAATCATTTTCTGTGAAATTTCCACCCAACTCAACCACCTCAACTAAATATTACCATAATAAAAAGGTAAATACAAGTTTAAATTATTAAAACACACTATAATATGATCGTAAAAAACTATAATATTACTAATAAAAAGTAAAAATAACTAAAACACTTTATAAAAAACTTAAACAAACTATAAAAAAATTTAAAAAAGCAAAACAAACTTAAAAGAACTAAAAAATATTTTGTAAGACTAAAGTAAAGGTAGATATATATTATAATAAAGTTAAGTAAATATAAAGTTTTATATATGTAAAGTAAGGTTAATATGAAGTTGTTTATATATTAAGTGAAGTAAAAGTAAAGTTGAATGTATTTAAATTAAAGAAGAGTATTTACTTTTATATCTATTATGGTAAACTTTAGATATAGTTTACTTTAGTTTTATGAGGTGATGTTGATGAGTGATAATATAATAAAAGGTGAGGATAATATTAGATATTCTGCTACCCAGGTAGCTGAAATGTTTGATTTGCCAGTTTCTACAGTGAGACATTATATGACTGCTTTTAGTGAAATATTAGATTTAGAATATAGTAATAAAATGAGAAAATTTACAAAGCCTTCGCTAAAGAAGTTTGAGTTTATATTAAAGTTAAGAGAAGATGGTTTGACTATCCAGCAGATACAAAAATATTGCGAGAGAGAAGATATATTTACTGAAGAAGGTTTAATTCCAAATGATAAACCTTTAGCTGTAGAAGTATTTTCAGAAGCAATCAAATTAGAAATGCAAAATCAATTAGAGATGTTCAGATCTCAAATCCAGGTTGATATAAGAAATGAGTTAAAGTTAATGTTGGAAGCTCAATATAAAGTTAATGATGATTTAAAACAAGAATTATGCACAACTTTAGATGAGATGATAGATGAAAAACTTGATTCTTATTTAGATAAAGTTTCAGAAAACAATAAAATTATTGAAAATAAAATAGAACAACAAAATAAAGTTTTGGAAGAAATAAAACAAATGAGTTGTGTGACAAAAGAAGAAATAGAAAAAGCTTCTTATAAAGAAGGATTTGGAAGAAAGTTGCATAAATTACTGTTTGGAAATAGATAAATGGGGCAAATAAGCCCCTTGAAAATATTTTAATATAAATTAACAAAATAGATTGACAAGGAGATTTATATGTTATATAATGGATATAGAAAGGAGGTTAAGTTGATAATTAAATAAACGATAAGAGATACATTGATATACTCGAAGAAAAAGTGAATTACAGGCTGTAAGAATAGAGTTTAGTAGTTATAGGTATAATTTATCGTCTAAAAATAAAAACGCTTAGAAATTATTATAATGCGATTTAAATGCATAAATATAAATTAACAAAAATAAAGAGGTGGAAAAATGGATAAATATTATAAAACTTATAGAATATGTTGTGAATGGGATAGGAGCAGTTTAGAACCAATAAAGGAAGATACATATATACAATGTGCAAAGGACGGACAGATATATAGAGTTGGTGATGATTTGTTAGCTTATTATAAACCAAGACGTGGTAATTCTGAACAATTTAGCAAGAAGCTGATAGAGTTAGGTGTAAATAAGGTAAGAAATCTAAGTACAGATGGCGATGTTTTAATACAATTTTCAGAAGAAAGTTTAGATATAGTTGCAAAAGAAGTAGGAGCTTCGACAAATGGTGTAAATATAAAACCTTGGAGTATTAAAAATTTAAGAAAGCAGCAATGGTTTAAGAAAGACAAACAGAAATATATTGATTTAGGACTATACGTTGAAATGTCTGAAGAAGAAAAAGTAATTTTAAGAGAAAGATTTAATAAAAATATTAATAATAAATAATATAGATATGTTTTCTCGAAGAAAAGGTTGAAAATATTGGGATATTTTAAGTTTTACATATTAAAATGAATAAGTTATTGAATACATAATTAAACACGAAAAATACTGTTATTTTTGATTTTTAATTCGAGAGTTTATAAAAATTAAAAATTAAGGAGAGAATTAAAATGGGTGAAGATATTATTAGAGGAATCGTTGAGGAATTAGGAGTTAAGTTTGATTTAATGGCAGAAATAGAAGGGCAATACATAAAAATAAATGAATTTGATGGCTATGTTAAAGATAATGATACATATACGAAGATGGAAGAATTAGCAATAAGAATTTGTGAAAGTATTAGAGAGTCCTGGGGAGATCAAATTTTTGATATTGATTATGAAATAATAGGACAAACAGGTGAATATGATTTAAGATTTTTAATAATATTATAGAAATTAACAAAATAAAAGGAGGAAAAGTATGCTAAGTTGTATAATAGGAAGTAAATCAATTAATTCTTTTGATTATGATGAAGCTAAATTAAGAGAATGGTCTAATAAAGAAATATTAAAATGTCCAGAATGTAACGAAAGGGTTATATATTGCAAGGGTGATTACAAGATACCATATTTCAAACATGAGATTGGCTCTGAATGTAGTGGAAATAAGTATTATGAGCCTATGACAGAGGAACATATAAATGGAATTAAGATGCTTTACAATAGGTTGAAGGAGATAAAAGGTGTTGGAAATTTAGAAGTTGAAAAATACATAAAAAATACAAAACAAAGACCAGATATATACTTTGAATATGAAGGTGAGAGATATTGTATAGAATATCAATGCAGTCCAATATCAACGCAATATAATAAAAGACATGAATTATATCAATTAGAGGGGATAAACGATATATGGATATTAGGTTTTGATAATTTCCATATAGAAGAAATAGATGCTTTAATAAACAAAGAAAAGAGACTCTTGGAATCTAAAAAAGATAGAGTTTTGACATATATGATTCAGGAGAAAATAGATAAATACATAAATATGAAAAACAATAAAAAGGTAACATTTGAAAGAAAAAGAGTTAAATCTATAGAAGATGAAATAAATTACTCTGAGTCTCCATTGATATACTATAATCCAAAAGCAGGATATTTGTATAAGGCGACAGATGTAGCTACAATAAGTGATAGAAATAAGATAATGACACAAACAAGTAAGATGGTACTGAAAATGATAGAAATAAAAGAAGTTCAATTAAAAGATATTCTTTTAAAAACAAATTCACCACTAAATACAGATGCAAACAAGTTAAAGTATGTATTAAAATATAGAAATAACGATATAAAGATACTCTCAAAAAAGTATAGAGGGTTTGACATAACGTATTACATGTGGCGGGGAACAATAGAAAAAATAAGATGTGAATACTCAAAATATTATGGATTTAATAAAGATATTGATATTTCTTTTAAGGATAATAATCTGAAGGATATTTTATCAACTATAGATGATTTTATATATAATGCAAATAAATTGTATGATAAAAACAAGCAAGTTATAGAAGATATAATCAATATTAAAGAGTATTATAAAGATATCCTAAAAATAATTACAAGATATAATTGCAAAATAAAAAAGATAAAAGATAAAAAGGTATATATTAAATCTGAATTATGTATACCATCAAAGTCAATAGAATTATTAGAAGGGGGCAATTTATTTGATAATATAAAAATTTATTCTAATTATATAGAGTTTAAAGGTAATAAATATAACATAAGTAAGTCCACAATGGAGGATACATTAACGACTATAATAAGTGATGAAATCAGGAGGATTAGATATGGTCAAGTATAAAAAAATTTATAGCAAAAGAGTATTTTTAGAGTTAGTTATAAAAGGACATGAACTATTATGGACAGAACCAAATAGGAATAATAAATGGTTGAGCGTATTCGTGTTTAAATTAGATGATACATTGTTAAGAGATTTAACTGAGATAACTAATAAATAAACTGATTGATTCAAATAATTATATCGAAGGTGAGGGAAATTAATGAAATTAGAAAATAAAGAGATGGATATTATTAAAAAACAAGAGAATACATACATATACAATATAGATGCTTGCTATTTATATAGAGCTATGACAGAAGATATAGCAAATAAAGATGGCTTAATAATTAATAAAAAAGGATGTTATTCAACAAAAGACATTTCTTATGATAGGCTGTTTACAGCAACAATACCGTATAGCTTAGAAATGATAAGGCTGGATGAATATTATCCAAAAGAAATTTACGTAAAAAATAAAAAACAATATACAAAAGCAATAGTTAATGTTACTTTTGATGAAAATTATAATCAGTGGAGAGATAAAGTAGATTCTGAAACAGGAGAAATAAAATTAAATGAAGAAGGTAAGCCCATAAGAGAAAGATATTTAGTAAAGAGCAGAAAGGGTATGAGAAAATACCTTTATACTAATGGATTTACTATTGATGGTCAAAAATACATATTCTATAAAAGAGGTGCATCAAAAGCTAGGACAGGATCTTGTTTATTTATAAAAGAGGGAATGTATAAAAAAATGATGAATAGAAGCAGGTTACTCCATAATAAGACTAAAGAGGAAATCAAAAATAAGAAAGGTTTATTTATAGATGAAGGAGAACAGTGTGATATAACATCATTAAATGCTTATCAATCTCTTGTATTAAGTGGAATCGAGGATATTATACATATAGAACCCAAGTCAATATTGCTCATTGATGACATAGATAGTTTACCGTTTGAAGTTGAATCAAGCGTCACAAGAGAAGTAAATGGAAAACTACAGACTAAGAATGAAAAGGTAACTAGAGTTAATAATATGACAGATGGACAGGGGTTGTTGGACGAGTCTGTATTCAAAATTGCAAATAGATCTAAAAAAGGTATGATGTTATTAAGAAGCGATATGTTTAAATGTTGTGCATTTAATACAAAACTACAAAAATTCTTTGCATATATGGATAGTCAAGGAAAAATAAAAGACGGGAAGATAAAAGATAAGTATAGAGGTTGGATAGATTATAAAGATATATTATTGGTAACTACGCCATCTAGTATTAAATTTTTGAAATTTAAGTATAAATTCAAAGACGATAAAGAGTGTTATGAAGAATGGTTCAACAATATAGATAATGTATTCGGAATTGTAAAAAGTGACAAAGAAGGTAATTATGGAACTTGGAATAGGACAACATATCAGATAATTAACAGTATGCCATTTACAAAAGAACAGATAAAAGAATTGATGTGGCACGAATTAGAATATGTTAGATTATTAAAGACTGATTTGGCTTATTTTAAAAATCATATAGCAATAAAAGAAGCAGTAGCAGAACAGTTGGAGAAGGATATAGAAGAAATTGATTGGGGTAATGAAGAAGTTTTTAAATCAGATAATGATAATTATTCTACTGGCGAAATGATAAATAACATTTTAGCTATAAATAGTGATTTCCAATATACAAAAATATTTAAGAAGTTTAGGTTAAATCAAATACAGTGCTATATAAATGAACTTAGAAAAGGGAAAATTAGATTAGAAAACACTATATACTCAACCATAGTAGCAAATCCTTATGAAATGTTATTACATAGTATAGGGGAATATGATAACATATGTTTAGCTAAAGGGACAGAAATATATTGTAAATTCTATGAAGATAATCAAAAATTGGCCACATTTAGAAATCCACATATAAATTCAGGTAATGTAATGGTGGCAACAAACAAATGGCATGATGAATATAAATGGTTTAATTTTAGTAACAACATAACTATTGTAAATGTTAGCGACAACGATTTTCCCGATAGAGGGCAGGGGTTTGATTATGATTCTGATACGTTGTTACATATTCCCCACAAGACATTTGTAGATGTTGCAGAGAAATGCCAAATGTATAAAACTCCATTAAACTTGGTTAAAGGCGATAGTAAAATAAGACATAATACACTTGATGAATTGGCCGAATTAGATGATGTTTTAAGCAATAATTTTATAGGAAAGATAATAAATAAGTCTCAAATAATAAATAGTTATATGTGGAACTGTAAATCAAAAGGAATGGACGAGGAATTGATTCAGAAGCTATATGATATATCATCAATGTTATCTAGTTTATCTCAAATAGAACTAGATAAGGCTAAAAAATCTTTTGATAATATATCTATGACAAAGGAATTAAAAAATATAAATGACATGAAATATAAAGGTAAAACAATTATAGATTTTGATATTGAATATTTGTTTGAGGAGAAAGTTGATTCTGAAACTGGCGAAATCATAAAAGTTCCGAAATTAAATGTGAAAGGAGAGCAAAAGAAAATTAAAAAAATGATAGTTCCTAAATTCTTTGAATATGTTGCTCAAGATAATACATATAGAAATACAATTAAATTTAATACTCCTATGGATTATTTAGAAGAAATATTAGATGAATGTAGGACAAGAAACCCTAGGGGAACTAAATCTATTGGGGGCATAATGGTAAAAGCTAAGAGCTTAGATGGAGATAGAAGTAAGATAGAACCCCAAGAAGTTGTCTATAAAATATGCAAATCATACTCAAGCACGATAAATGGACTTAGAAGTAATAAAAACATGAAATCTAAGAGCAAGGAAACAATATTAAGAAGAAAAAGAGAATCTTCTATTAATGATATTTCCAATATTAAAATAAATGCGAAAACAATATATTCTATGCTTCAAAAAGCATTTGGTGAAACAAAAAGAGAATCGGATTGGTCAAAGATTGGAATGTTTCTTATGATATTATTATACAATAGTATTCATAAGGTTAAATTATTATCAGTGTTTAAAAATTCAAATAATAAGAATGAAATTATATTAACAAAAGATAATTTTGGTGATATAAACATATTTGGAGATAAATATATTATGGTTAAGAGATGTGATATAAATCATGTAAAATAGTGTTTTTTGTTTTTTAACACCTCGCAAACCTAGTAATATCAATGGATTGCGAGATTGCTCTTATTCTATATAATGATAAGAGTATAATATATCAATAATATCTTATCAAATAGACTTTGTAAAGTCAAGTATTTTTTAGGGGACGAGTCGACACTAATATCTAAGTCCCCTGTTACAAGATATTTATAGTAGAAATACTTTAATATACCAAGCCCTTCGGGGCATATCTCATAAATTCTCATCTCCCTTTTATATTTTGGACTGTTCGTACGGTTGAGCAGTCCTTTCTTATAGGGAAGTGAGATAAACAAAAATTAATAAAATAAAAGAGAGTCAAAGGAGTAGAGAATAATGAATTTAACAGAAATGAGAAAAGAGTTTGCAACAAAGGTAGGAGTATCACAAGAAAGAGCAAAGGAATTAATTGCAACTTTAGAAGAAGTTGTAGTTGAAGGATTATTAGAAGATGGGAAAGTAGTTTTTGGTACAATCGGAACATTATCAGTAAAAGAAACAAAAGAAAGAGAAGGACATAATCCTGCTACTGGTGAGAAACTTATTATAAAAGCAGGTAAAAAAGTTGCATATAAGCAATCAAGTAAGATCAAAGAAATAGTTAATGAGTAGGTGATATTATGAAGAAAGCAACTAATTATAAATTTACGAATGCGTGTATAACATGTGAAGATGGTGTTTTTACCATAGAAGAAACTTCTAAAGACGAAGTTAAAGTTTATAATTTAACTGAAAAACTGGAAGAATTTATAGGTGTTGAAGGAATTTCATTACAAATTTCTAAAACAGAAGAATTACCAAGCGAAGAATAAAAATTAATATAATAGCGGGTACATATGACTCGACTAAACATAAATACGGCGATTAGCCATAGTTCACTTCGAAGTTAGTTGATGAGTAGCAGTTGCTAATGGAGTGAATGCAGAATTGATATTATCTTGTATCTGAAGGTAAGTCTATGCTACTAGCACTCAGCAAGATAATATTTCAAAACACTTTGAAACTATTCGTGGTCGAAATAGTGGAGTGTAGGGACTGAGATTTACGTGATTTAATTGCACGTCGTTGGTAGGCAACAGAAAAACCTATTTTATATAGTTGTCTCTTTTATGGTTATGAGACGTTAATAAAAGCGAGTTGTTGAACGACTGACATAAAAACCACCTAGTTATTCTTTATGAGTAGTCCATAAGTTAGACACCTCGGACACAAGGTGCAACTCAGCGTAAGTAGAGCTGTTTTTGAAAATCTACGACTACAATAATTCCTATAAAGGTCATATAGGGGTTTGCCAATAATTATATTTCTCTTGCTACTAGGGGGAATATATAGGTGCAAAAAGGTTTGTATGTTAAGCCTGTTAGTAGCTATGTCTTTAAGGCACAAAAACATATAGGTCATATTAGTTGTGTTGAGTAATCTGATATGGTCTTGAGAACACTCTAGTTCCTAAATAACTCAACCCTAGTTATCAGGTGGAGTGGTGACAATAAAAAAGCAAGATAATATTTCGCAGTGGCGTGGGGAATACCATGGATACTTCCTGATTGGTGGGTTAATCAGGTCTTGCAAGATTTTTACATGAATAAACGCTTACTTTTGATCGGGTTGGGCGAAAAAAATGACACTAACTTTTAGCGGGGTTGAGTGTGTAATAAATATATTAATACCTTATCTATTTGATAGGGTATTTTGTATTTAATCTAAAGTTACTCATGTTGGGATAATATTGGTAGCTTTATAATGAATACAAAAATAAATGATTGTGGAGAGATAAAAGTATGGGTAAGAAAAGAGTTCAAAAGGTAAAATGTCCTAATAGATGTGGAGAAATAAATGTAGATGAAGAAATTGAATTAGGGAATTTTGAGAAAGTAGGAGATATAAAATTTATATATTGCCCTATTTGTGGAATTGAAATAATAGTAAATTAACAAAGTGGAGAGATGAGAATGAGAGATTATTTAAGAAGAGAAAATGAAAATTTCCAAGAATATAAAATAAGATTATGTAATGCAAAATTAAATAAGGAAATAGATAAATCATGGGAAGAAATAGTTGAATTATTAGGGTTAGACTGTTCAGCAGATCATCTTAGAAAGGTTTCTTATGGCCTAAAAGAGTTCTTAGATTATGATAATGAAAGAAAATTGCGAAACAATGATAAGATTAAAGTTTTGGTAATGAATGATATACATTTACCTTATCAAAGAGATGATGTTTTAGATGAAATAAGAAAACATAAAAATATTGATTATCTAATATTGGCTGGAGATATCATTGATTGTGAATCGTGTAGTAGTTTTGATGTTATGGATAGACCTACAGTAGACCAGGAAATAGTTATAGCTCATCAATTTATAAAGAAAATAAATACTATAATTAATCCAGAGAAGACAAAGATAATTTGTATCAGAGGAAATCATGAGGAAAGATATACGAGAGATATTATAAAAATGCAACAGAAAGAACTTCAGAAGATGTTAAACCCCAACTTATTAGAGATGATACAAGATGGTTTTACTTACTATGATAAAGGTAAAAAGTTTAAGTATGAACCAATACCTAACTTTGAATACATAAACGACTGGAAAGTTAAGCTTTTTGATAATTTAATAGTATGTCATCCAAAAGATTTTAGTGGAGTTGATGGAAGAATGTGTGAAAAAGTATCAGAACATTTCTTAAATAGACATATGGCTGAGGTAGATGATGTTATTATATTTGGACATACACATAAACATAGCAGGATGAATGTAAATAGAAGACAAGGTATTTATGTTGTAGAAAATAGTTGCATGTGTTTACCTCATGATTATGCTGATTGCGGAAAGTTAGGTTACAATCCTCAAAACTATGGTTATACATATTTAGAATTTGAAGAAGGTAAGAAAATAGATATTAATGATATTAAGTGTATAGTTTTAAAATAATAAATTATTTTCTTAATAGAAATACTCGTAAATAAAGATAAATACATAAAAAAATAAATTAAGGTTTGTTGATAAAAGGAGAATATGTTATGAATAATAGATTAGAAGAATTATTAAGAATAAAAGAGGATATTGAAGCTGAAATTGAGATGTTAGAGAATAAAGAAATTGTAGACTCTACTTTAGAAGATCTTGCAGTGGATTTACTTGAAGAATTAGCTGAAGCTGATGAGGATACTTGCATTCATTGTTTAATAAAGGAATTTTTAAGAATGGCTTATGATATAGGATATGAAGATGCAATGCTAAGTGTTGAATAGTAGTTAAAAGTGAAATTTTATACAGAAAATTAACATAGTCGAGGTGAAATATCCTCGGCTTTTTATATTATTCGATTAAGCATATTCGAGAGTGTGTTTATAGAGTAATACAAAAAAACAATAAAAGAGGTGAGATAGATGGCTAGAACTAAGAAAACGGATGAGCAAAATAAAGAAAAAGTGATTAAGGAACAGCTATGTACTTGTTGCGGGAATATAAAAAAGATTAATTCAGCTAATTTTTATAAATCTTACAGTGTTATATATAAAAATAATATAGATAATAGAATGACTGTTTGCAAAAATTGTGTTATTACACTTGCAGATCAATTTAAAAACATATTCAATAGTGAAGTTCGAGGAGTTTATGAGTTATGCAAATTGTTAGATGTGTATTATGAGAAGGGGTTATATGAAAGTGCCAAAACGCAGGCGGAAACACAAAAGAGTAATCCTTATCAAATATACTTTCAAAAAGCATTAAGTTTACCCCAATATAAAAACAAAACCTTCATTGATAGTGAACCTTTTGATAAGAAGAAGGATGATGAAGATGTTGCGGAAGAAATAGGTAGAGATTTAGTTGATTTTTGGGGAAGTGGATATAGTGAATCAGACTATAATTTTCTCGAAAGAGAATTTGGAAACATGTTGGCTAGATATGAGTGCGATAGTTACGCACAAGAAGTTCTTTTCCAGGAGATATGCTTTCAAAGATTAGATATAAAAAAGAAGAGGGCAAATGGTGCAAGTGTAGATAAAGAAATTAAAACTTTACAGGATTTGTTGGGTAGTGCAAATATAAAACCAGCACAAGAAAATGCTAGTATGGCAAGTGAGCAAGTAACATTTGGTACGCTTATTAAAAAATTTGAAAATGAAAAACCTATACCAGAGCCGCTTGAAGAGTGGACGAAAGAAGATTGGATAAAGAAATATGTTGTTGTTTGGTTCTTTGGGAATTTATGCAAAATGATGGGAAAGGTTAACCCTTTCTTAGAAGAATGCGAAGAAGAAGTTAATAAATATACTGTTAAGTTAGATGAAGATGAGGAAGATCAATAATGGCTGGTCAAACTTATTTTAATAAAGATAAACAACAAAGCAAAACAGATATATTCAAACAAAGACGTGTTCTTAATAAAAACATGGACAACATGACAAAATCAGAGAAGCTGATGAATGGAATAGGATTATGGGCTTCATGGTATAGATTGTTTCCACATTTATTTGTGCGTGATTATTTCGGAGTTAATTTAAAAACATTTCAAAAGATATTAATATACTTTATGATGCATTATAACTATTTTATGTATCTTGCTTCGAGAGGTCAGGGGAAATCGTTCTTAACGTCAATATTTTGTTGTACCAGAGCAATATTATTCCCACAAAGTAAGATAATTCTTGCGGCAGGTAATAAATCTCAAAGTATTGAAATAATAGAGAAGATTTTGGATTTAAAAAATAGTTCACCTAATTTAGCAAGAGAAATAGATGAAATTAAAACAGGTAGTAATGATGCGAGAGTTACTTTCAGAAATGGTAGTTGGATTAGGTGTGTAGCTGCAAATCAGGGAGCAAGATCTAAAAGAGCGAATATAATTGTAGTAGATGAATTTAGAATGGTTGATAAAGATATCATAGATAGTGTACTTAGAAAATTTATGACAGCACCAAGACAACCTAAATATCTTGAGAAACCAGAATATAAGCATCTGCAAGAAAGAAATAAAGAGTTATATTTAAGTTCTTGCTGGTACAAGCACCATTGGTCATGGGATAAGGTTAATGCTTATTTCGATTCAATGATGGAAGGCAAATCTTATTTTTTATGTTCTCTACCTTATCAATTAGCCATTAAAGAAGGACTTCTGATGAGAAAACAAGTAGAAGATGAAATGTCAGAAAGTGATTTCAATGAAATATCCTGGATGATGGAAATGGAATCTTTGTTCTTTGGAGAGTCTGAGAAGGCATTCTTTAAATTTGCAGAGTTAGAAAAGAATAGGGTTTTACCCAAAGCAATATATCCTAAATCTTTCTATGCTAATATAAAGTCAAAAGATTTTAAATATCCAGAAAAAGAAATAGGGGAAATAAGACTTGTATCATGTGATATATCAGGTATGAGCTCAGCAAAAAATAACAATGATGCATCTGTATTCACAGTAATAAGGTTAATACCTAGTAGGAATGGATTAAGTTACGATAAACAAGTATGTTATATGGAAAGTTATGAAGGTGGACATTCACAAATTCAAGCTTTAAAAATTAGAAGGTTATATGAGGAATTTGATTGTGACTATATTGTTATAGATACTCAATCTTTTGGTCTATCTATATTTGACAATTTGGCTACTAATTTATATGACAAGGACTTAGATAGAAATTATGAAGCATTAAATTGTATTAATGATGAAATCATGGCAAAAAGATGTATGGTGGATAATGCTCCAAAAGTTATTTACAGTATAAAAGCAAATGCACAACTTAATAATGATATGCACGTTTATGTAAGGGATGATTTAAAAAGAGGAAAACTAAGGATGCTTATAAATGAGAACGAGTGTAGTGAATACTTGAGCAAAATAAAAGGCTACAACGATTTGTCATTAGAAGAACAGTTGCAATTCAAAATACCTTATATGCAAACAACATTACTAATAAATGAAATGGTTAATTTAGAAAGAGTAGATACGGATAATAATTTAATAAAATTGAAAGAACCATCTACTAAACGTAAAGATAGATATTCTAGTTTGGGATATGGTATTTATGTAGCAAAATTATTAGAAGCGAATTTGAAACCAAAGAGTAGAACAAATGATTGGTCTTCAATACCAATATTTGTAAATTCAATAAATTTATAAAGGAGGTGAAATTTTGTCGAAAACAATTGAAGCAAATATTCCAGTTTTAGAATCAGGTCAAAAAATAGTTATAAGTAATATTGATGGAAATTACATTGCATCTGAATTTGAAGTGCATCAGGGACAGTTTGATGATTATTTACAATTAGCTGAATATGATGTTGAAAAGTTAAGTCATTTATACGATAGATTACTTATAAAAGACAATAATGAGTACGTTACTACTCCTGAGCAAATATCTAGCCTGGCTAAAAATACTCAAACAAACTTAGAAAAGATTATAAAAATTAATGGAATAATTCAATATTATTTAAACAAATCTGATTTAATTGGAAAAACATATGAAATATTAGAAAATAATATTAATACAAATTTCACAATTAATTATCCTTTAGTGGGAGGAATCAACAAGTCAGCTAAGAAAAAAGAATCAAAAATGAAAGATGAGATAAGATCGCTCATTAATAAGTTTAATTCAAATATAGATATAAAAAAACTTATAGTTGATAATGTAATGTCTGTATATACTGAAGGAAACTTTATAATGTATTTAAAAGGTGATAGTGATAATGGTTATGGGGTAGTAAAATATCCTTTAGATATAATTGAAATCACAGATAGAACTATAGATGGTGAACCTTTAGTCGTATTCAATGTAAATGAATTAAAATCTAGATTACAAGGAAGTATCAATAAATACGGAAAAATGAAAACAAAGCAAAAGGTGGATATAAAAACTATTATCCAGGAAGAAGTAAAAAGAGATTATCCAGAGGAAGTATATGAAGCATATAAAAATAACGATAATTATGTATATTTGAATCCTGAAAGAATAGGTGTAAATAGAATCAATAACATGGGGAAGAAATATGGAGTTACACCATTATTTAAAGCACTTACACCACTTCTTACATTGGAAACTATTGATAATGTAGATAGAAAGAATTTACAAGCAAAGGCTAAGAAGGTATTCTATCAAAAGATGAGAAAAGAATGTATAGATGATAATGGGCAAATAGACATAAACGCTGTTGGTTATGCACAAGCATCATTACTTCAAGCTATGGATTCTGATGTGGTTATTTATACTTCTACTGGATTGGTTGAAAGTTTAGAAATACTAGAACCTAAAGCTGATCCTACAGATAATGATATAGTTTCATCTAACCGTAATAGAGTTTTAGGAGCTTGTGGAATTACATTCTCTAGTAATGAAAGTAAAAATGGGGCTAATGTAGTTAAGATTAACTATGAAGATTTATTAAAGACGATCAATAAAATAAATCGTGGTCTTGAAAGAATATTAAATAAGTTATACAAAGTTATATTAGATGAAAATGGTTTTCCAGCAGAATATGCACCTACTATAAATATTCAAAATACATTATTACTTGATTTGGATAGCTGCAGCAAACTTGTTGATCTTGTTTATTCTAAGATAGGTTTAAGTTACAAAACTGCAATAGAAGCATTAGGTTTAGATTATGACGAAGAAGTATCTAGAAGGAAGGCTGAGAATGATAATAAATTTGATGAAGAAATATTTATACCTCATGGTAATAGTTATACATCAAATAGTAATCAGCTAATAGATAATACTGATCCAGATAAAAACTCTAATGGTTCAAAGAAATCAGAAAACCAAGACAAGTCTTTAGAAGACAAGTCTAATAATGATGTTAAAGTTTAAAGGAGGTGAAATTAAATGGATAGTAATTTCATATTTTCTAGTAATAATATTGAAGTATCAGAAGATGTAAAAGGCAATTTAATATTAGATTTTATATTATGCGACTTCTCTACTAATGCTAATGGTAAAAAAATTAAAAGAGAAGGAGTAGAAGACAAAATATCTACTATGATAAACATGCCTTTAGTTGGAAGATTAAAGACTGTTAATGGCCAAACCGACTTTATGGGGCACAATAAAAAAACTAAGTATGAAGTAATTAATGGTGAAGTTATAAATAAAACTTATTTAGATACTGATGCATTAGGAGTTTATACAGATTGTGAGATACGAGAAATTGATAATGTCGAATATATCTGTGGAAAAGCTATTCTATGGAATAGATTTGAAAATGCAAAAAAAGTTATAATTGATAGGTTTGAAAAAGGTGATCCGATAAAGAGTAGTTGGGAAATGGTTATCACTCAAAGTCATAATGAAATAGAAAACGGAAAAACAATCGAAGTTATTGATGATTTCTATTTCATAGGAAACTGCTTATTAGGAAGTAGGGTAAGTCCTGCTTTTAAATGTGCAGGGGTGCAAGAATTAGAAGTTGCAGAAAAAGAAGATAATTTTGAAGATGAGTTATCAAGTGCTATAGCGCAAGATATAAATAATTTTAAAGAAGGAGGAGATAAGATGGATAAGGATAAAGAAATTGTAGAAACAGAAGTTTCGCAAGAAAATATAGAAGTTTCTGCCTTGACTTTAGGGGACATTAGAAGAAAAGTATGTAAATTAGCATGGGAATTAGAAAAAGAAGAAGATTATTGGTTATATGATAGTATTATATATCCTTTAGAAAATATAGCTTACTTTAAAAAAGAAGGAGCTAATGAATTAGAAGATGACTATTTAAAGGTTGTTTATTCAGTAGGAGAAGATAATGAGGTTTCAATAGTTTCTAAAGAAAATGTAAAAATGACATTTGTTCCTAAAGAAAGTGTTGTTGAAGTATCAGAATTAGAAGGTGTAAAAACTGAATTATCAGAAAAGGTTGATTCTATTGTTAAATTAGGCGAAACTTTAGCCGAAAAGGAAGCATTATTATCTGAAAAAGATAAGACAATAGCGGAGTTAGAAGTATTTAAAGAAACTGTTGCTGAAATCGAAAAAGAAAAAGCAGTAGCAGAGTTAGAAAAGAAGAGAAGAGAATGTAGCCAAGCTGCGTTATCTAGTGGATACATAAGCGAGGCAGACATTGAGGCTAGTGAAGAACTTAAACAAGCTATTGCAGAAGCAGATATGAGTAAGGTTAAAGTATTTATTGCTGAAGCAGTATTAAAAAATGTTTCAAAAACTGAAATTTCAGAAGAAAAAATAGAGAATACAAAAGAAATTGAGGTTAGTACAGATTTAAATTCATCTTCAAGTTATGAATATTCAGGTGAATCTGGTAATCCAATTTTAGATTTCATAAGAAAACCTGGTAAGAGAAGATAATTGGGATAAGAACCCAAAATAAAAATTAATATAATTTAGGAGGAAATAAGTATGATTAAAAATTTACAAACTATTTTAGGCGTTAATGTAGACGCACAATATCAAGCTGGTGAAGAGTTAAAGAGAGGAGATTTTGTTAAAGTTGCTGGAGGAAAATTAATGAAAGCTGCTTCTGTAGATGAAATGGTAGGGGTAGTTGTTAGGGACGTAAAAGTTACTAAAGATGTAGCAATGGGATATCCTGTATCAGACTGGGATGCTGAACAAGATACAATATTAAAAGATGAATATTGTGGATTAAGAGTTTTACATAAGGGAGAAAGATTTGCAACTGATTGTTTAGCATCTGCAGATATAGATGGTGAAGCTAACAAAGGAGCTGCAGGTGAATATGTAATTGTCGAAAACGGTAAGTTAAAAGGAACAGCAACTCAAGAGACTGATACTGGGCTTAAATCATTAGGAAAAATGAATGTAGCAGGACACGCTATGTTTGGTTTCGTTGTTACAAAATAATTAAAGGGAATAGAAGGAGGAATATAAATTATGGAAAGAATAGAACTATCACAAGAAAGAATTAATGATATTTTCGAGAATGGAGAAGCTTTAACATGGGCTAAAAATGTGTATTCAGGAGTTGCTTTATCAGAAGAAGAAAAGGCTTTTTCTGCGGCTATGAACGATGTTGTTAGTAGAGCATGGAAGTATGGTAGCACGCAAGCAAAGGAAGAAATCGCAGAGGTTGTATTAAAAATTATAGAACCTGAAATATTTGCAGCACCAACTGAATTATTAAATGAAATGTTTACTTTCAATTCTCATGGTGAATTTGATAAAGTTGAAGTTAGAGGATCTTATAAGAATACTTTAGTTGCACATGAAACAGCAGCTAGAACAGGTAATGCAGATAAATCATATATTGATTTTACTGTTGGTAATGTAGTTGAAAAGCACTTACAAATTGAAACTGAAATTCCTATGTCTAATTTAAGAAGAGATGGAGCTTTAGGAGTTGCAACATTAGCTGTATTTGCTTTACAAGAGTTCGAAGCTAAGAGATTTGCTTTAATAATGAATTACATAGATACTTTATTAGCAGGTGGAGATAACGTTGTTGAATATAGTGGTGCTATTACAAAATCTGCTGTAGATGAATTTACAGGTTATTTATGTGATAATTGCTTTGAGGGAATCCCATCAGCTATAGGTTTATCTACTACTATGAGAGCTGTATGTAAAGTTACAGGAATGGAAAATTGGTATTCTGAAGCAATGAAAGATAAAGTAAATGTTTCTACTATTTTAGATATTTATAATGGAACAAACTTAGCACAAGTAAAAGCTGGTAAGAAAATGGGTAATGGAGAAACATTATTGCCTGCTGATTTAGTTATTGGTTTTGCTGGAAAAATCGGAGAGATGTATACTAAGGGAGCTATGAGGACTCTAGTAAGTAGCGATAACAATTCAGAAACAATTTCTATTAAGTTTACTGGTGTTGAATTCGGTGTATGCATCGACAAACTTGAAAAGATAGCTAAATTAAAGAAGTCTGAATAATAAAAGTGGGCAAGTGAAATATCTTGCCCTTTGTAAATTAAAATAATAAAAGGAGAATGAGAGTATGTTAAAAAATGACGATATGATTAATGTTTATAACGATTATGATAATAAAATATTTGCACCTTCGGTTGATCCTAGGGGAAATGATTTGATATTTCCACCTAAAACTGAAGATGGAGAACCTTATTATGTTTATTTACCATTTGCGGAAATAAGAAATATGCATAGATTAGATAAAAATATATTTACAAAAAGAAAGCTTAGATTTGAACCGGAGATGGAAGAAGAAATATTTAGAATGTTAAATATAAATCTTGCAAGAGAAACTGAGTCTTTCACTAGAGAGGATATTGAGTATATGATACTTAATCCAAATGATGATGTAATAAGTACAATTTTGTCTATAACAAATAAATCAGTAATAGATATGTTCTTATCACAATTAATATATTTAAAGAATACGAATAAATACTTTATAGCTGATAAGGTAGAGAATTATATAAGAGCAAGGAAAGAAGAATTAGAACAAGGCCTAAGAAAGTCTGAATTAGAAGGACAACCAACAGAAAATGTACCAGTCGTTGAAGAAGAAGTAGAAACTGGTGTTGTTGATGAAGAAGTCAAAGAAGAAATTAAGGTTGAGAAACCTAAAAATACTAGAACTAGAAAGACAACTAAGAAATAATAAAGGAGGGTTATTATGACTCCTTACGAGAATGTAACTGATAGATTTATCAGAAAAATTAAACAAGATAAAGAGTATTTCTGTATCGGTGCTGTTGCAGAGGAAGAGTTCGAAGAAATATTATCTCAAAGAACTTTAGAGTTATTAGAGGATTCTTTAAATGAAATACAGCCTTTAATAGCAGTTCAACAAAATATAAATTTCTTAGATAAGAATGATTTTATGGAGCAGTTCAATTTTGATTTAACAGCAATAGAAGAAGATTTAATTAGTGATATGATGGTAGTTAAATATTTTGATGAGGAATTAGTTAAATTAAAGACAATGCAAAAATATTTAGGTGATGATATCAAAGTATTTTCACCTGCAGCAGAAAGAACGAGTTTTATAAATATGATTACTTACAAAAGAAATTTATTTTCAACTAAATTAGCAAATTACAATACTAAACATAGATTAACAGGTAAGTTTTTATTACCTTATTAATCGGAAAGGAGGGTTGTAATGAATTTAAGCTATATTAGAAAAATTAACGGTACATATGGTAAAAGTTGTAGACAAGCTATAATTGATGATATGTTGATTCAATACGAAGAAGCAAATAAAAATGTTGTAACTGAATTTGATGTACTTATTAATAGTAGTAAAGCAAAAAAAGTATTTATTGACAACACTCCTAGTAAAGTGTTGATGGAATATAAAAACAATAAAAATACAAGTGATTCTGATTTTATGTGGGAAGTTAAAAATTATCCTAATCTTGTTAAGATCGGAAGTTGCTTAATGCATACAAATGAGGTTACGGGGGTAGACGATTATTATCTATGTATGTCTAAACCTATGAATAAACGTGGTTATGATGTGAATTATTTTCAACATTGCAATCAAAAAATTAAGTTAAACGAAGATTTAGAAATTCCTTGTATAGCAGAAGGAGAAAGTTATGGTGTAAAAATATTTTCATCATCTAGCGAAATATTATCCGATGTTGATACAAAGATAAAAGTAACAGTTCAAAGAAACTCTATTACAGAAAACATACTGCTTAACACTAGGTTTATATTTGGGAATTCTAAAATGGGAATATATGTGGTTGGAGATATTTCTACATATAATAATAATTTACTTACTTTTACATGTAAGAAAGGCGATTATATGGAGGGCTATGATGATATTAAAAATGGTATTGCATACAATGGTGATTTACCTTCTGTAGATGAACCAATAGAATATACAATAAGCGGTGCTGACAAAATTAGAAAGGGACAAACTGAAACTTACACAATAAGCAATCCTGATGGTGAATGGGAAATAGAAGACTATTCTGATTCTGTTGAAATTATAAGTCAAGATAGTTCACAAATTCAAATTAAATGTAATGTTTATGGAGATTTTATAACGCTAAAATACTTGGTCAACGAAGAAATTAAAGTAGAAAAAGATATATCATTAGTTAGGTAGGTGAGCAAATGAATGATATTAATAATAAGTATTTAAATACTGTAAGTTCTAAATTAAAAAAAGTAAGTATGATATTACAATATACATATGAAAAAATAATTGAAAACCAAGAGATTAAAAGATTGGTATATTATAATAATCGCAATCCTCTGAGTAAAAAGGGATTAACTTACTCAAATCAAAAAGTAGATCAACCTGATTTAACCGAAGAAGATGTTAAAGATTTAATAACATTGTTACCATTTAATCCTGATATGGACATCACGTTGTCTAATGGTATTTTCTTGAATGTCCCTAAAGCTATCTTTGGTAGTAGCAACATTATGTATATAGATGTAAATGTTATTTCAGCTTCAGAGTATTTTGAAATATCAAATGGTCTAAGATTATATGAAATAGCTAATAGAATATCAAATATATTTGATGAATTATACATAACTGATGAAAGTTATATTGAAGAGTTAGGAAATCTAAAATTTTCATTAGAAGATGCCGAGTCAGGTAGACTTAGTAAAGACGGTAATATGTTATACACTTCTCTTAGGTTTTCAATTAATTTAGTTCCTTTAAGTAGGGTGGTTAAGTAATGAGCGATTTAAGAAATTATCTCATGAAACCTATTCAAATGAAAAATAATTTAGATTTATATCCAATAAAAATAATGGAGTATGAAAGGTTCAGAGATTTAGCAACAAAATACTTAATCTTAGATATACCCCAATTAAACAATAAGAGAAGACAAGAAGGAATTAGTTTATTAGAGTTTGACAATTTATTTGATTATCTGAAATCTTTTATTGATACTGATAGAACTTCATGTGAAATAGTAAAAAAAATAAAGGAAATAAATAAATTAACATATAAAGAAAAAAAGGATTTAATTAGCAGCAGCGAAGATATAAAAAATATGATTTTAAATGAGAAGGTATATAAAAATTTAAGCCTTCAACATTTTGAAAACGAAATTATAGAAATGATGACAATGGTTATAAAAAGAAAAGTTATATACAATGATAAGATTCAGTGTTTTGATATTTATGATGAAAATGATGAATTGATAGCATGTATTGATTCTTATAATTTTTATGAATTTAGAAAAATTGTCATGGAACAAAATCTATTATTTGAACCATTAGTTGCACCTACTAAAACAGCACAAAAATATATTGATGCAAAAATGAATTCTGGAAAAGGTGATATGGATATAGAGGCAATTTTAGCTTTTGTATCTACTAATGTAAGATGTGATAACATTTCAGATTTTACATATTACAGATTAATGGCAGACTTCTATAGCCTAATGAAACAATTAAATAGGGAAGACATGGTCTGTTTTAAAGCTAGTGGTATGACTAAAAAGAATGGTGAAGATTTAGATATTCCTAATATTGTATCAAAATTAAACGTAAATAATAATCCTTATGATAGCGTGTTTAAGAAAGCAGATAATTAGGGATTGTTAAATAAAAATTAAAATAATAAAGGAGGAAATTGAATGGGACAAGCAAATAAATATTTTGGCGAAGACCTTTTAGAAATTTCAGTAAGTGATTGGGTTATAACAAATAGTGACGGGGTGCAAATATTCTTAGATGCACTTGAAAGTGAAAACTTATCACAAACTGCTTCAGAAACTAAAGTTAGAGGAGGTATAAAGAATCAAGTTATTTATACTATTCCTGGAGAAGAAGAAGTTACTCTTGAATTAGTTTCTGTAAAAAATGATATCAATTTATCAAATGCAAAATGGGGGGCAATAGAAAAAACTGGTGTAATTAAAAAGTTTGTTCATCCAAAGAATTATGTTCTTGCTAGTGAAAAAACAATAACATTACCACAAACACCAAATGATGAAGATGAGATAGTTGTATATTTAAACAATAAGCCTTTAGAAAAAACTACAGGATATACAATTAGCGGAACAACTTTAACTATAGTTCAAGCAGAAGCAAAAGAAGGAGATAGTGTCTTTGTAAGTGCCTATAACTATATGGGAAAAACTCAGGATGTATATTATGAAGTAGGTGGAGATGGAAGTAGTGCGCTAGTATTCTCTATACTTCAAAAGAAACCTATATTTGATACAAATCTTAAAATTGTAAAATACAAGTATAGATATTTCCCTAAAGCTACCTTATCAAAGGAAACTTCAGAAGAAGGGCAAACTAGTAGAGAAAACCAAACACAAACTTATACTTTCTCTATTGAAAAGCATCCAAATCATTCATCTTTATTCTATACATATTATGTAGATGCTGAAGAAGAAGATAAATAATAATTAATACATAGGAGGATTAATTTCCTCCTGCTATTTATGAGTTTGCAAGAATTGTTAATTGATAAATGGCATAGAAAAATATTAGAAAGGAGTTTAAAAACATGCAAGATATATCGAAACACTATTCATTTTCTTTAGATACAAAGGCAACCAAATTATTAAAAAGCAATTTAGTATTTAATTATGGAGATGATATAACTCTTAAAATATCAGTGATAGAAGATGGTCAACTTAAAGATTTAACTAATTGTCAAATTGATTTAGTTGTGGCTAATCAAGAAAATAATACCCCTATAATTCACAAATTTGAAGAAGGTGGAATATCTATTTTTGAAAATGTAGTAACTATCGTGTGTAAAGATAGTTGTATAAATTCATTAGGTGTAAATATCGGACAGTTAATAATAAGAGATATAGATCAAAATATAACAACTCAAAGTTTCTTATATGTAACAAATTCAACTTTAATATCAGATGAAATGATAAATGCTGCAGAACAAATAGATACATTAATAAAATTAAATAAAATAATAGAAGAAACTGAGTTAAAACTAGAAGATTTTAATACTAGAATTTCAAATATAAATAATAGATTAGAACAGGGTGAAACTTTAATTGATAATTCCATAAAAGATTTGGATAACAAGGTAATAGTTAAAACAAATGAGGTAGATAATATTGTTACTGAATTTGAAAAATCTATACAAAACAGAATAGATGGAGTTGAAGAAACTGTTAACTACCAGCTTGTGAGGAATACAAAATTAAAACCAATAGAGATAAGTGGTTCTACTACTATAGGATTTGAAACTAATCCAATTGAAGTTGTAGCAAGTGAATTAGTAAGATCGGCTTATGACTTTCATGTTAGCGGATGTTCTTCATCACAGTTAATTGTTCAAAGTTGTACAGGGCATATAGTATTCTACCAAGAAGTAGTTGGTAGCAAACCAGTAATAAAAGCTAGAATGTCTACTATTATTGATATCTCGATACAAGGTAAACAGCTCACTTCAAGTATTGCATTTATAAAAGATGGTGCTATAGTAGACAGCTTAAATATTGATGATATAAATTATAAGATATTAATAAAAGCAAATATACATATAAACAACATTGAAACAGGTGAATGTTATATGACACCTTTATCAAGAAATATATTAAAGTAAAATGATAATTTTATTGATTCCTCCTTCTATGTTCATGGGAGGAAATTAACTAAATAAAGGAGGAATTTAAAAAAAATGAATACAGAAAAATTAGTTAAAAAAGTAAATAAGCACGATAATGATATAATAAAAGTTAACGAACAATTGGATAATATTGCAACGTTAAAACTTGTTAGTGATATAGACGGAACATCATATAAAGTTAATCAGTATATTGATATAGAAAAAATAAGAACATTACAAACATTAAATTATGCATCATTTTTTAGAAAGTTAAGAAAAAAAGAAGCATGTCAAATATGTTGTATGGGGAATAGTTTAACAAATGGTCAAGATACGATTTCGAGTAATAAAAGACCTGTTACAAGTGATACAACACATGTTAGCGGAGAACCTACTAGTTCACAAGAAATAGCAAGTAAAACTTATCCCGAAGCACTAAGAAACAATCTTAAATTTACCTTTGGACAACAGGTAAATGTTATAAATAGAGGTTATAGTGGGGACTGGGTTAAAGCAGGTTACGAAAGATACAATAAAAAACATAATTCTGATTTAACTATATTAATGTATGATACCAATGATAGTAGAGCTTCTTGGGTTCCTGCTGATATACGAGGAAATTTAAAAGAATTTATTCAATGGTATGAACAACTTATAATAAGGGAAATTTTGTGGGGTAAAGGAGTTATTATATTAAAAGCTCCAAAATTGGCAAGTGCTAGTGATTTAGATGTTGATACATTTAGAAACGCTTTAGATTTATTGGGAAAAAAGTATTGTGTACCTGTGATTGATAGCGAATTATTTATGCGAAACTATGATTCTTCAATCTACTGTGATACTACACATTTCAATGGTATAGGATATTCTATCTTTGGGGCTAAAGTATCGGCACTATTAGTTAGTGAAAACATAGAAAAACCTTTAAGAATTAATGATGGTTCAAAAGTATTAACAAGACCAACGATAGATAATATAGTATATTGTGGAACTTCCTATTTTGATAATGAAACAAGTGCAGGAACACCGAACGAAATTATAAACGGAAAGGGTATTGTGGCTAGAATACCACCCGAACAATGTGTTATATATTCTTTTTATTCTGAAATTGATGATTTAGTTATAATACCATACGCTTATATAACAACTCAAACTGGTAAATTTTACGTTGAACTTGATTACGGAAATCAACAACCTAAAAATAGTTTAGATGGAGCAGTATATACTGCTAATAAGTTAACAGAAAATAATGCAGTATATACAACATATAGTGGTAAAGGAAATTACTCTAAAGTTGATATACTAAACAAAAATCTACAAGTATTAAAAATAGCTAGTAAAGGTTGGCACACTATTAAAATAACGGCTCAAGGTGGCGAAGTTGTTCTAAATGGAATTGAGTTTATGTCATATGAAAACTACAAACAAATGTTAGATATAAAAAATTTAAATGAAAATAAAAATTTTTATTATGGTTTATCACACGAAACTTATTCAACAACCCCCACACAAATAACAAGTATAGATATTAATAAAAATACTCTATTAAAAAATTTAAAACTAGATGGGGTGTACCATAATACTGAACACTGGAGAAACACTCCACTTAAAATTACTTTATTTAATTACGGTCAAAGTATAATTGAATATATCTTACTACTTGGGTCACTAGGTGATGGTGCAAACTCATATTTAGCAGAGTATTCAAGAAAAAACTTAGTGGCTACCCCTACCGAAGCTACAATAACAGGAGTTTCTATTGATGCTACAACTATTACATTAAACATAGGTGGAGCAAATAGGGTATTTTCATATATAATACAATTAATGTAGATCGCCATTGATTAATATTGTTCGTAAAAAATAGACTCTGTTCCAAATTTCGTTCTAGGAATAGAGTCTAATCGTAATATGTGTATAAGCTATCATAACGAGTGTGCATATTACATTAATATCATATGTAAAAATATAAATAATATACAAATAAAAGTTGCTTTTTATTAGAAAATTAAAATAATTTAAGGAGGGAATATAATAGAGAATTGACATAAAGTTCTTAAATTATATTCCCTTTCTTTTTCTTTTTATTATGCAAAAAAAAACTCTGCCTAAACAGAGTTATCGTATTTTCTGGTTTATTTTTCATCTTTTTTAATTTCTATCATGTCACAAACATCTACATTAAACAATTTACAAAGTTTCTCTAATACCTCGAAACTAATGCTTTTTGTATCATTATTACTTAATTTATGCAACGTACTATATGATATTCCAGTTTTAGTTGCTACCCAATTTAAAGATCTTTCTTCTTTTTTAATTATATCTAAAAGTTTTATATTTATCAAAAATATCACCTCCTTATTAATTATAATATATGCAAAATAAAAAATAAAGTGTATAAAAAATAATAATTATAGTGTTGACAATATAAAAACTATATTGTACAATGAATACATAAAGTGAAACAAAATAATTTATGAGGTGGTTAGCAATGAGAAAATATAATAAGGTGAAAATTGATTTTTTAGATGTTCTTTGTGTAGCTGTAGGAGTGGACACGCTAGAGGGAAGAGATTTGGTTGTCATAAGGAATACAAAGTTAGATGATATTGAGAATGGAAATGTTGAGGAAATAAACTTTGAGTATTTAGAAGGATGTCAGACTAATAAGTTAGTTGAAGAATTATATGATAAAGAAGAGATGTTTAAGGAAGCATACCTGTATGGGAATAGGGTTATGTGTAAATTTAAGAATGGTGAAAGAATATTTTTAGATGTGATTTAACATACATAAATAGATGGGAGAATTGAATATGGATAAGAAGTTTGAGATATTAAATTATGATGAATTGCCTAAGAAGAATTTATCTAAAAATAAGGTAATTATTAGTTGGAATGAAATAAGGCAAGGTTTTATTTTTAAAACAACTCATATTAAATACGGTTATAATGAGTTTGAATTTATTCGAAAAGAACATGATGACATTTTATTTTTAAGATATAACGGAGAAATATTTAAAACATTAACATATACATTTACAAAAGGTAATATAGGTAAAATAATAGGAAGTGTAACAAAAGATTTCAAGATAAAAATTGGAGAAAATATAAAAGATAAAAATCGTAATATAATTATTGTAGATAAAGAGTATAGAAAACAGAAACAGAAACCAGATAAGCAAGGAAGAATTTATTTTAAAAATGAAAAATGGTACAAATACACATGTAATGTTTGTAGTTGGACTGAAGGTTGGATTCCAGAAAATAATCTTTTAAGAGGTGTTGGTTGTTCGTGTTGCGCCAATAAAACCGCTGTCCTAGGAATAAATACTACATGGGATACTCATAAATGGCTAGTGGATGATTTTGGATTAGACGAAGAGTTTGCTAAAACCAATACTCATGGGATTCAAAGAAAAGGAAATTTTTTATGCAGAGACTGTGGGACTATAAAAAATGTAGTATTGTAGATGTGGTAAGAAGAAAATCGATTGGATGTAACTGTGGAGATGGATTCTCTTATCCGTCAAAAATAATACACAATATATTAACTCAGTTAAATGTAAAATTCCAAATAGAATATTCTCCAAATTATCTAAAAAGAGAAGAATATGGTAGAAGGTCACAAAAAAGAAGTGATTTTTATATACCTAGTTTAAATTTAGTTATCGAAGCTGATGGTGGGTTAGGACATAAAGGTGGAGTTGTTCATGGAAAATCAAAGAAAACCTTAGAAGAGTGTATTGAAATAGACAGATGGAAAGATGAACAACATAAACTTCATGGTGTAGAAACCATTAGAATTGATTGTTGTAAGAGTGAATTAGAATATATTAAAAATAGTATATTAAATAGTAAATTGAGTGATATATTTGATTTAAGTAATATTAATTGGATACAGGCTGATTTATATGCTATAAAAAATAATAAAGCAAAAGAGATATGGGATTATTGGAATAACAGAGGAGAAACAGAGACTACAGAGGATTTAATAAAATTGTTCGGACTAAGTCGAAGTACAATATTACGATACCTAAAAAAAGGACATGATTTAAATTTATGTGTATATAATAAAGAAGAAGAAAGAAGAAGAAGTGGTGAAAAAATAAAATCATCGTTAGGTAGAAGGGTAGAAGTTTTTAAATATGGAATTTCATTAGGAGTGTTTAACTCTTTAACTGAAGTGGAGAGAGTGAGTTTAAAACTATTTAAAACCCAACTAAATCATAGTTCTATATCTGCAACAATAAAAAACAAACAAAGAACCCATAAAGGTTTTACATTTAAGTATGTAGAAAATAATTAACATAAACTCTTCAAATATGGTATAATATACACAATATCATATGAAGGGGAGAATATGTTATCTATGCAAAACAAAGTAGTAAATGGCGATTATTTAGGGTGTAAAATAAGCAATGTTCAGAACAAGATGTTGATAATAGAAAACGGACGTGTAAATGTTCCTATTAGTAAAAGAACTGTGGAAGACTATATAGTGGTAAGTTCTGATACTAATAAAAATACAGCAAACATGATAAAAAGAACTTTGGTTGGTGGTGTACTTGCTGGGAGTATAGGAGCTATTGCAGGTTCGGTTACTGCTAAAAATAATATTACACATAAAATTATGATTAAATTTAAAGATAAAAAGAGTTCTTTAATAGAAATAGATGATAATTACTATAGAATTTTAACTATGAGTTTATTTTAGAGTGGAACACACCACTCTTTTATTATGCATAAAATCAGGAGGTATGTATGGGAAAAAGAATATATGATGATGAATTTGAACTATTTTCAGATTTGGAAGAAGAATTAACTACTTCTATACTTACAAGTGTAGATAAAGTAGTTAAAAAAGTATATAAACGTAATGTTGAAAAAATGTATGATTCATATTCACCTACATATTATAAAAGAAGATATGATGACAAAGGTTTTGGTGATGAGAGCAACTTAGAAAGTAGAGTAGATGAAACAGGTGATTCCTTTGAATATATAATGACTAATGAAACATTGGCAAATGGTGATAATAGAGGAGATAGACTTGATACATATATTGAGGAGGCAAAATATAACTGGAGTAGAAAACCAGGAAAAAGACCAGTGTATGAATGGACTCAGGAAGAAATAGATTCTAGTAGTGAAGTAGAAAATGCAATATATAAAGATTTAAAAGATTGGTTGTAAAAATTAACAAATAAAAGGAGAGATATAATGAGTGAATTATTAAAAAAACATCAAAAAAAAGAAATTAGACATGAGAGTAAAGATTTTAAGTTGTACGAACCAACTGATTATCAAAGAGAAGAATTAATGAATATAATAACTGAAAATTCTAAGATAGAAAATGATAAATTGGTTGCGGAACTTGGATTAAAGTCTATAAGATATACTATTAAAGAATTAACTAATATAGGGAGTAGCATAGATGAACTTACAGACAAAGAATTAGAATCTTTATTAGATAATGGCGATAGAGAATTACAATTGCTAATGAGAGAAATTGAGTTGTTATTAAATGAAGTAGCTGAAGATGTTATATATCAAACTACAAGAAATATTAAATTTATGACTGATATAATTAACGCTCTAGATACTAATGGAGATGTAGATAAATTAAGAAATAAATGGGATAAGTTTAATAAGAAATACAAGATGAATATATCTTGGGAAGATCTTATAAACAATGCAAATAAGAGAGAAGAATTAGAAAATAAATTAAAGGAAGTTAAGTAGAGTGCTATTTTAAGCACTCTTTTTATATTTAAAGAAAGGATGTGTTTAAGTGGCTAAGCAAATACGAATATCAGCGAAACTTGATAAAAGTGGTTTTCAAAAAGAATTAAATCAATTATTAAAAAAAGGTCATGATTTAAATATAAATGGTGGAAATTTTAAAAGTGTAGTTAATGGCATAAGTAAAGAGTTAAATAAATTAAAATCTACATTAAATAATGTAAACGGAAGTACATTTGATAATACTGCTAGTGGAGTAAATAAAGCAAAAGATGCTGTCAAAGATTTAAATTCGGAGCTTACAAGAATGTCTAGTAAGAATTTATCTAGCACTAGCATAATAGCAGACAAGAACGGTTTAAGTGAAATTAATAAATACAAGGATGGAATAGCACAAACCACTAGCGAAGTTATTAGAAACGGGCAGGTAACAAAGCAGGTAGTTACTGAAAATATATCTCAATTTGAAAATTTAAAAGCGCAATTGCAAAATAAATTAAATGTAGCTAAAGGGAACAGTTTTATTGATGATTCTGTTTTAACAAATCTTCAAACAAAGCTAAACTCAATTGATACGAATACACCCGAGAAAGAGTTTAATGAACTTAGAAATGCTATCAATAATTTAAGTAGTTCTGATTCTGGTATTGTGAGACTTCAAAGTAGCATTACTAGACTACAAGAAAGAATAGCTAATATTAAAAAAAATAAAATAGATGTTATAGATGTAAATGAGATAAATGAAATAAAACAAGCTGAGAATGAAGTAAATAACTTGAAAAATATGTTATCACAGTTGCAAGGTGGAGATATTATAGATGGTAAGAAGATTACTTCTTCTATAAATCAGGCAACTAGCTCAGTTAGAACACTAGAAGGTGAATTTAGAAATGTAAATACTACTGCCAGTGGATTATCAACTACTATGAGAAGTATATTTAGTTATGCAATAGGTGGTTCGGCTGTATATGCCGTTATGAATAGTATGAGGGACGCTTTTAATACCGCATTAGAGTTAGATACAGCGATGCGTGATTTGAGAAGGGTTACAGAAGAAACTGAGGCAACTTATTCTAACTTTATGAAAACGGCAAATGAGACGGCAATAACATTAGGAACAACTACAAGCGGTGCTATTGAAGCAACCACGACATTCAGTCAACTTGGCTATACTTTTGAACAGGCAAGTGAGTATATGAGTCAAATGGCGTTGATATTAAGCAATGTTGGTGATATGAGTGCATCTGACGCGGCATCATCATTGGTATCTATTTTAAAAGGCTTTAGATTAGAGGCTGAAGAAACAACTAAAGTAGTAGATATTTTAAATGAAAGTGGTAATAGATTTGCGTTAACCACAGCTGATTTAACCGAAGGACTTAGAGTTGGCGGTGCGTCATTAGCAACAGCAAACAATGATTTAGAACAGGCCAGTTCGTTAATTATAGCAGGGACAGAAGTAATGAGAGACTCGAATACGGTAAATAGGATTGCCGTTGTAAAACCCATAAACCCTACCAAGGGGTGTGTTACTTTAATAGTAATGCTAACGGTCAACTAAGCCAAAAGGCTAAGGTGGTAAGAGAGCCTAAGTCCTATATGGATATGGTAATACCGTGTCTTGTCAAAAACAAGATTTAGAGGACATCGAAAGGGTAAATATAAATTAAAGCTAGTTTATATTGAGTAACCGAGTAGAGTAGACTATGAGATAGGTACATAGTCGAAACTG